TGCGGGTCTGGTACGTGTGCGCTGCTCATCCCGTGTATCGGACAGCCGCTATCGGTGATCCTGGTCAGCGCAAGGTACTCGCCGTCGTCTAGCGTGATCGTGCTGCCTTCCGGCGTGCAGGTGCAGCACGGCCCTTGCGTGAGGGCGTTCCATGCGTGGCGTACACAGTATGCGCCGTTGTGGTTCATCGCTGGTGGTGGACACAAGTTCTGACCTTCGGGTTTCGCGTGGACACAATCTTCAAGAGATGGAAGCAAAACTGCGTTGTATCATAGTCATCAATCTTCCACGTTTCCATCCTGGAAACTCTTCTAGATTAGACACCAATTTGTTTCTTTCTCCATTATTTATCCAAATCTTACCATAAGTTGAATGAGTAGTCTTGCGATATCTAATTCTTCCAAGTAGCCATCCAGCATCTAGATACGATTGTACTTCATCTAGAAGAACGGCCTTAAATCCCAATTCAGGATGATGTACCCATTTCTTGTCATGCATGTTATTGTGTGGTCCACTACTCACTTCTGAGATTCTATGACAAACTTCAGTTGTATGCTTACCTCCCTTCCACTGCTTGCTTCTAGTTAGATTAGCTATTCGAGCATTCTCTTTGATTTCATTAGGATGTTCTTTCCTCCAGTTTAACAGCTTAGCAGTACACCTAGATTTAGTCTCGTCTGACATAGTCAGTAATCCATTTTTGTTGATATAATCAAATCCTCCAGAACCTCCTTTCCGTATGTTTGTACAAAGAGGATTATTCCGATTCAACTCAATGAGTTCATCCTCCTTGTCCCATCCTTCTTCTTGAGTTTCGTACTCAAAGAGGATTTCTTTCGTGAAACCAGATTGACCATACTTTGCAACGGCTCGCTTGATGTAAGTACCAGAACCTAAGTACTCATCCATCGGATTTGAAGTCTTATGAACTCCAAGGTAGAACTTACCGTTTGCTTTGTTCACGGTTTTATAGACCGTGTATACCAGACGCTTGTTCAAATCTCGCCACCTCTCTAAAGATACTACTGATGTACCTGGAATTCAAATATAGCCAGTAGACTATCTATATGGTTGTATGCTCTTCGGAGCTGAAGTCAAAGTGATGTGCCATTTGGACCGGGTTAGCATAGACCCGCGCCTCCACCATAAGCACTCTCCACTTCGCCTAGAATTTCATACGGTCGCTGGAGAAGAGACTGTTCAGAAGTTGGGAACCAGAGTGCTTATGATGGGGGCGAACAGATTCGACAATTGGAACTGACCAGAGATAACAACTCGGTACGCTGTGGCCCTCCGTAATCGGACACAGAAACAATAACTGCTACCGACAATGGTATCAGCGCCCGTCGTAGCAACGTCCTGGCCTTCCCGGTCCGTTCGTTCGCTCCGCTGGCAATGGCAGCTTAATCGCTGTCGGGGGTCGGTTACGATCCTAGCAACAGAAGGTCCTGGATAAACCGGGATCACGTGGCAAAGAGAGGGCCTCTTCGGAGGCCTTTTCTTTTGACATTTGTTAGCTGGAACTCGCACGAACTCCGTAGAGAGAGGTGGAGGGAAACAATGAAATCTATCCGGTTCGACAAAAACGAAGATCAAGCAGGATGCCTTCGAGTACGAAGTCGAATTGACCGGATTTTAACTTCTCTATTCTAGGTAGAGATTACCCGTTTCATGGGAAATCTCCGTAGAATAGAACAGGGGGGAAAGCCATGAAGAAGCAGATCAATAAGGAAGCCGAGATCAAGAAGACCGCAGCCCAACTTGAGCAGCTTCTGGCTCAGACTCCCGCCGACCAGCAGTCACAGGTGCTTGCTGAGTTCGTGTTCGGAAAGGGTGTGCAGCTAACCTAGATGCCGCCTCCGTCAGATCACACAATTCTAAAACCAGGACCCTGGGTTCCCATCCAGTTTAAGCATGTTCCTGCAGAGGCGATGGAACACACCCTTCTGCGTCTTAAGGAACGTGTCTATCGCATGTCCGATGTTGTTCGGATGAAGGCATGGGTGGATGACGACTCTGAAGATCATCTCGCTCCCCAGCAGTTCTGGCATGTCCCATTCAACTCTCTGTATCTGGTGGGATTCTCTAGCGAAGTAAGGTCAGTCCTTGACAGCGACATGAATCCCTGGGGCATCCGTCTCACAGGGGATTCTCCCTTCCAGTACAATCTCAGAGCCAGGTATCCCAATGGACTTCCGGTCTATCATGAGACCTTTGCCAAGTACATGGACAGCATCAAGAGGCAAGGTCTGAACGGCGGTGAAGAGGGCCAGAGCACCTTCGGTACAATTGATCAGCCGTCAGGTTTCGTGTTTGATTCCACCAAGGTGGAAGTCAAGTTTGTCGTACCTCCGGAATATTACAGATACATAGTTCCGGACATGAGATATGAGGACGACAACGCTCTGCTTGCCCAGCATCCGATGTTGAAAGGTGCTGACATCTCTATCGCTGTGACGATACCTCCGTCGTGGATTAAGAAAATTGAGAAGAAGGGTTCAGTCAGGATTGTCTCTCGTTTGATGCTCAAAAGAAGAACTAGAAACGAGGGTACTCCTTTTCAAGATATCGAATAGCTGACAAAAGAACACTGGGATCTTCTTTGAGCAATCCTAGTCCTGTATTACAGTCCCTACAAAGAATTCCTCTAGCTCTATTGGTCTTATGGTCATGATCAAATACTGGATTTAGATCACTTCCACAGATCTCACACTTGCCTTCTACTGACTTCATCTTTTTCATAAACTGTTCATAGGTAATTCCAGTGCTTCTGATGTAAATGCCTCGCCAACTCCAGTTTTCACTTTGTATTCTGCAGGCCCATCTCTTCTGACCTTTTAGAAACTTGAGTTTGACTGGTCCACAATTTAAGCACAGGCCTGTCTTGGTACTTTCATCAATATTGGAAATTCGATGTACCCATTTTCCACCCATGGTCTGGAAATGAGAAGACAAAAAGACCCTTGGATTATCAAAAATCCAAGGGCCTTCTCGCGCACGAATGAGTTACTGCAGCTTCGCAGCGGCCAACGCGGGATTCGCCTTGACAGCAGCATTCCACTGAGCCTTGATTGCACCGGCCTGATTCTGGAATGTTCCGGGCTTCTTCAACTGGACGCGGCCATGATGGTTGAACGGTCCGAACGGAGCAATTGCCTTGACAGTGACAGTCGGATTGTCCACCTGAATGGTATTCAGTACCAGGTCAATCGCAGCTACGAGGATGTCAATCAACGGACCGTAAGCTGACGCGATAGGAATCACTGAGGCCACGGCGGCAACGGTGTTCAACGCAGACTCCACAATAGCGATTGAACTGCCACCCTTCCAGGAGGCTTCTGCCTGTTGCAAGGCTGTAATGGCTGCCGTCAGTTGGGGCACCCAAGGTGCATTGGGTTCAGCAACCTTGAGAACTGCCTGAGCAGCACTCAACACCGCATTGACGTTATTCTGGATCTGGTTGGTTGTGCATCCGGTTGTCTGCACGATGCCGACGGAAACGAACATCCCCAGCATCAGAGTCATAATCATAGACCACGCTCCCAGCTTCTGGGATGTGGGATACTTCAGTGCCATTTCCATCGGAATCTCCTTTTGATTTGGTGGAACTCAGGGATCTAATACTCGTTCTCGTGATTTGTCCTCAAATTTCAGAACTCCGGTATCTCTCTAACATGGATGTCAAAGTCGTTGTCCTTCCGGAAAACCTGCACACATACCTGCTTCATGTATTCCAAACATACACGAGATCTGGTATGGATCCTGGAGAGTGTGAAATCGCCGCCGCGACCTGGCAGCGGATAAACAACCCTCAGACAATTGATTACTCCCAGTTGGGACCAGTGGATGCCAAGGTGACTCCGGAAGGAGTGACGGTAGACATCAACCCTACGCTTCCGCCGAACCAGGACCCGAAATAAACTCAATGGCAGCAGTGTCCTTAGAGAAATCGATAGTGATAACTAGATTGGTCTGAAGAACAAGTCCGGGATCTGGTGTGAACAGGAGGCTGATAACTCCCTGTGCATAGCTCACTTCACTGGGTGTGAACCCATGTAATCCATCAAAGTTGTTCGTAAGCAGAAGATTGTCCGCAAGTACGAACCTCATCCATAGAGGAAGATGTCTATCGGATTCATCGTAGATGGTGAGATCCGTCTTGGACAACAGAGCCAGCCCGGTACTGGGGAAAGCAGGATTTCCACGTGTGGAACTTAATCCTTCAGAGAACCAGGAAGCAACCACAGGCTGTGGAACTCCTGTATTGTACATCGTTCCATTGGCAGCAAACCCAGTATGTCCCATTAAAACTGGGTTGAAGAATGAATCATTGTCTCTGGGACTGATGAGACATGACGAAACTCCAGGCCTTGGGATGATCAGAATCGACGATGTTGGCACGGATCTACCTCCGGACTATTGCACCCTAACTGGATTCTGAAAATTTGAATCCGGGAAAAGCACTACATGATCACTTTATAGGGTGAGCAGTTCACAAGGAAAACATGAAGACATATCCGAAATCCGTCGTCTCCAGATCCCTGGATCCTAGCCAGAAGGCTCTTACCACTGTCGTTGGTATGTTTGAGCATCACCTGTCCGACGCAGACATCAATCTGATTCAGGATCTGCAGGACTACAAACGCCAGCGCATACTGGACAACGAGACGGTCTCGGGGGCAGTATCCTGGTCTCCATTTGTTCTCACGCCGACTGTTGCCAACACCTTCCAGGTTCCGGCCTTCAATGTCCTCTTCAAAGGGGAGATCGTGACTATCGCTGGCAACCTTTCCAGCGACATGACTGTAAACAACGTGGTGCTTCCTCCTCCAGTTGGCCAGACAGCGGCGGCGGATATGGCAGCCACCGTCTACATCGCGTTTGTAGAGTTCCGCTACACTTCTTTGCAGAACGACCTAACAGCATACTATGTTGACAACACTCTGTCATATCCTAGAAACTTCTTCTTTCCGAACGGCTGCCGGACTGCTAACATGGCGTCGATCATTGCCGCGCCTGATCCGACTCTGGCAAATTCTCTGCTCATGGATGTCGTTGACCCGTTTGAATCTGACAACACTACAACTCGTGCCATGATTCAGTGGGCCATTCGAATTCAGCCGGTGACTCTGGCCTATAATTTCACACAATCGAACGGCTTGACGCCAACCTTCCTGTCAGGAAACAGCGGACCCACGGATCCTGCCAACACCGTCTATGCTTCCGACACAAACGGAAATCCCATTGTTGCCGACCCTTTCTCCTACACACCCATGTCTACGATTAATGGAGACAGCGGTTTGTGGAGGGCCGGAGATGGCACGACCACCAATGGGATCGGAGCCTTGGATGGATATTCCTACGCCTATCCTCTGGCGGTCATCTTCCAGAAGAACAGCAGCAATTTCTCAATTCAGTCAAATCCGTTCGGCGCTGGCTTGCTGACTTCTGGAGTATCAGGACGTCTTGATGGCAAGTTTGCAGACGGCATCACCTCGGATGAGGTGGTAGACACTCGCCTCACGGTCTCTCTCAAGGATTATGAATACGACAACGTCCTCAGGAAAGGATTTGTTGATCTCATCACAGGAGAGTCTCGGCAGGCAGTCGGCAGAGGAACCATTCTGATTCCGCCAGTCAATTCTTTGGGATCTCAGGTGACCTATGACATCTCAGTGGCTCAGACAGGAATTGCAAACACTCTGCGTCTGGGCACCTTTGATGGCTACATGAACGGTTTCTGCGCTGACAATCGGTTGTACTATCTAACTCAACAGGTCTCCATCAACAGCAAGAATGTTGCTGGAATCATTGGAGGACCTTGGGTTCAGGGCGATGCATTCTCACTCACTGTCGCTCCCTCAGTTGGCACTATTGAGTTTGTGCAGGTCATGGCTCTGGTCAACGACAATATCAACAACATCAAGAATCCAGTCTTTCTCATGCAGGGCCAGGTCAGCATTGCAGGGTTGAACCTAACAAATCCGCAAACTGTCACAATCACGATTGTTCAGAATGTCGCAGGGACTTCTTTTGATCCCGGTGCCAATCCTCTGTATGTGACTCTCGGAATCAGCTATGCAAAGGGATCTGGATTTGACTTGGGACAAATTCCCACACAGGTCTATGGTGGAACCCTTCTTGACACAGCGAGCGGCAAGAGCTTGCCTGTGTTTGGAGTTTCGGAGTATGAAAACTCCTCATCTGCAGATGGTAACCTGACTGTAATCAACAACGAGTACAGCAACAAGGTATTTGGAGTCAGAGCTACTCTCAATCTCATTCCTGGAGTTGTTGTTGCTTCCAATTCAGGACCAACCACCACAGTAAGCATTCCCAATCCGGTCCCAACAACAACTTGGCTGGCTTCCCAGATCACAGCCTGGAATGCTATCTCTGGTCAGTTGTACCCTGTGGTGTCAGTTTCTACCAGCGGAACTCTTCTCACTTTCGTCATCAATAACACTGTGACTGTGCCTACATCCACAATTTTCGGAGTTACTCTGGGAGGCAGCTACACAACTCTGGCCATTCCCAGCAGTCAGGCTAACACAAATCTAGAGGGATTGCACATCGTCAGCGTGAATGATGCTGGAAGCATGATAGCTCCATTCTCAGTTGCCCTCGCGACTACAGCCTCTGCTCCAGTGAACATGATGGCAGTCACTATCCTCGGAAACATGATTGATCCATTACAGATCACAGTTCTTTGTGCCAACACTGCCCAACTCGTGTACAATGCAGCGGTCAGAGGGATTGTGGCGATTGAAGAGACCGTTCTCTTTGGCACCTATGCTGACACCACTGGCACCTATCTGATGGACACCCGCGTTCAGGTGGTGTCTAAGAAGTTCTACTCAGGCGTCAACAACATAATCGTGGCAGCAGCTACGAACTGCGTGTTGAAGGGAATCTCGGGAAATGACGTCCTCAGATATGTCTGGGTAGACGGCGGCTCGGGCACTCTCACAGCGGTTCCGATTACTTCAGTGCAGTTCACCAACAATGGCTTGCTGACTATCACCATTCCGGCCACGGTGAATCTCGAAGTACAGGGATTCTTCATGACTGGAGCAATTCTTCCGGCTTTCAGAGCAGATGCTCAGTTGATGTTGTCAACACTGATTGTTCCCTATCAGGGAGAGGGAGTTGCCAACCGGAATTACGATGTGATCTACACCCAGGACTGTGCTCTGGTCACCACTAATGGAACAGGCGCGGCTCCTTTGGTGGGAATCAAGGATGTATATCCCTACAACAGAGAGCTCCCCATCGTTACCTCACTTCCCACTGGCAGTTCTTGGAACGATACCGACTTGATCAATCAGCCGGTTTCATCTTACTTTGATTCGAACTATGAATCAAAGCTGTACAACAACGTAGAAAATGTCTTCGAAGTCCCGGTGTATACCAACGACTTCATTCAGTCCCTTGCCGACGACAAGCGCATGACGATTCAACTGAGTCTTCCATCAACAAGAGGATTCACACAGATTCTTCCTCATGTTGGATTCGCGGTTCATGGCCCAACTGTCACGTCGGGATCGGTATATGCCACCACGACATCTTCTCCAGTGAATCTGTATGTGAACGGAGTAGTTGGCAAGGACTCTAACGATGGTTTGTCACTCACTACTCCGATGATGACCATCCAGGCCGCGCTGGCAACTCTTCCTCCAATCTTGCTGCATAAAGTGATCTTGAATGTTGCGGCTCCCGTGACAACTACCGGAGCACCAATTCCGTACCTTCTGTCCAGCTATTCCTCATTGGAAATTGCGAATTTGGGTGGTGATTCTTCCATCCGTGCTAACAAATACTACGCTCTGGGAATCATAGGATACTCAATACAAGAAGAGGGATCTCTCACTATCCTGGGTCCTGGTGCGGTAATTGATGGTACAGGTGTCAGCTATGGAGATGGAGAAGTCTCTGCTTTCTATGTGAATGACTCACGTGTGGTGTTCAGTGGTTTCACATTCCAGGGATTCATCAACGGGGCAGTGCAGGGTGTCGATTCAGATATTGAGTTCGTAGACTGCAACTTCGTGAATAATGTTACAGCTGGCTCTTTTGATCAGAGCAGTGTTGAGATGCATCAAGGTTTGATCAACCTGAGCGAAGGAACGCAAGGAATCATCCTTTCTGGATCTCAGATGACTTCTTCAGCAGTAGATCTAGCTTGCACTGGAGTAGCAGGTCCATTTTACGCGATGCAGTATGGCAGTTCACTGGTTTTGGAAACTCACTCACCTTTGAGAGAAACAGGTATTACGAGTTCTATCCTTGTGGCGACTGCGGGTATTAGTTCTTCAATCGTTTGCAGTCCTGATTTCTCATCAGGAGGTCAGGCATCCCTGAACACGATGTCGGTGCTGCAGTATCCCACATCAGGGACTGATTCATTTGCTGGAGGCATCATCATCACAGATTCTTCTTCAGCGGCAGTTCCAAGTCTAGGTTAGCGGAGCAGGCATGTCAACTTTGGTTTTCTCTACGACTTCTCTTCCAAGTGGTACAGCAGGCATCGCTTACAGCAATGCCGTGGTGGCTACTGGAGGCATCACTCCGTACACATACAGTGCAGCAGGTCTCCCGAATGGACTGGTGCTCAATACTGCTACCGGAGCGATCACTGGAACTCCATCGTTGTCGGCCATTGGACCGTACTCAGTGGCATTTTCAGTCGTAGATTCCACTACTCCGACCGCAGAGACAGCCACAACAACCATCAGCCTCGCCATTAATCCAACTCCTCTTCAGGATGCCATCACTTTGGGCTATATTGAAGAGGATCTCACTCTGACACTGGCTTGGAATCCGGCTGCAGTCAACGGTGGATACTCCGTTTACAATGACTGGAACATTTGGCTGATCGCGGCTTCCAATCCCACTGATCCTCTACTTCAGTCGGTGGGAGGAAATCTTCCCACAGGTTTGGAGTTTGGAGGAACCCTCAGTTCACGTTCTTTCCGGACGACTGTAACCTTGGACGGATACAGTGTCAAAATGCAGGCCCTGTCGGCTGATCCGGACTATGCCGATGCTCCTGGATGGACAAACTACCTCAGTTTTCCAAGCGTCTTCACTGACAGTTCGGTGGCAGTTGACCTAACCACGGCTCAGATCAACCAGCCAGTTCTCATTTCATTATCTGGCACTTACACTGGTGCATCTCAGTGGCGTCTGGTATTCTCAACAGGGGCAACTGCCTGGCTTCCCATCAGTGTACAGACGGTCAGCCATATCTTTGGCAATTCTGGTGCGGTCACGTTTTCAGTTGAAGTCCAGAATGACTACTCGACTGCCTCGCCGGCAGTTCAACTTCGCCGGTCCATCACCAAATCGATCTTTGTCAGCAATTCAGTTTGGGTTCCAACTCAGGCCTCGTCAGAAATCATCACGGGAACGGTGGGCATGTATGGCACCACCGGCTTCGAGATCACAGACGCGCTGGCTGGAGGAGTTCCCGAACCTTATGCTGTGATCATGAGATCTTTGGTTCGCGACACGGTGACCAATGAATTGAAGCTGCTGGTGGCATTGTCTCGCTACCAGAACGCCAGTTCAATTCTGGGCACCATGGCAGCAGATGTCTTTCCGCTCATTGGAAGACCTCAGGTGCAGGATCTGATGGATATCACACCTGCTCTCACAGCGGCAACTTCCAGCAGTTCTCCAGTAGTCATCAATTCTTCCAATCTTCCTTTGGTGAATGCGGTAGGAACGACTCCTGAAATTGATGTGATTGCTGGTCTGCCGATGGGTGAAATCAGCTTCACGGCTTCTGGAGGAATCGCTCCTTACAGCTGGTACGCTGCAGATCTTCCCTATGGTCTCAAGTTTTCAATTGATGGAACGCTAACAGGAACTCCGATGGTTCTGGGAATCTACCAGTGTACCTTCTCAGTGAGTGACAGCAGCAACCCGGAATTCATCGATACTATTGTTGTAGACGTCGCTGTTCGTAGCAACCTGGCGATCAACACAACTGGTCTTCCCATCATCAACGGAAATGTCTACCTGCCTTCAGCACAAGTGATGGCGAGCTATTCCTACCAGATGCTGAATACCGGAGGCATTGCACCGTTCACTTGGTCAGTTACTCCAGGTTCGGTTGGTAGTTTGCCCAACAATGTGATCGTGAATTCTGCCGGTCTCGTAAGCGGATATCCGACCACAGACAACTCCACAACTGATTTCACGACACCGTTCTTTGTCACGATTCAAGTGGCTGATGCCATTGGAGCCGTTGCCATGCAGTACTTTGGCATCGATCTTACTCCTGCCACGCTGACTTTGGACCCTTCTCAGTTGCCAGTAGTCTTTGCTGGAGAGACGTTCAGAATCGGATTGGGAATCTTTGGTGGAGTTGGACCTTACACTGTAGTCATGACTGACGGAGCCGGCATCACATCTTCCGGGGCCTTGATTGACGGTCGTTGGGAATTTCTTCTGACTCCAACAGTTGGTAGAATCGGAATTCAGACCCTGTCTTTCTTGGTCACTGACTCTGCTTCCCACACCGAAAATCTAAGTGTCAGTTACACGGTCGGTCTTCAGGTTGCCAATGTTGGATTGTACAATCCGATTGTTGATCATCTTTGGGAATCAGGGGATACAACAACGACAGTTTCTCTTCCCCTCGATTCTTCGAACTTGTCTGGGTTGACCCTGGGTTCGTACTCAGCAACTTCGGCAAACGGAATCAGCATCACTCTGACGAGCGGAGACCTGATCTTCCAGCAGATAGTTTCTCCCAGTTTCTTCGGCAGTGCCAATGGAACGACTTCAGTTCCAATTCTCGCTGCAGGAAATCAGGTGGCAACTGTCAGCCATGAGTACACAGTGGAGAACTCCAACAGCGCAACTTTGGCGGTTGTGGGTGGAAACTTGAGTTCTTCAGCTATTCCGTATCTAGTCGGAAATCTAGTAACCCTGAATCCACTGAAGCCCTTCTTCAACTCACCATCGTTCGGCAAAGGAGCAGGTTGCACAGTTTCGCTGGCAACTGGATCTTTCCTGCCGGGCGGCTTGTCATTGGATTCAAGTTCTGGGTTGATCTATGGATACCTCACTTCCACCAATGTTTATTCGACAGTCCTGAACTACATAGTTGCCAATGTGACTACTGGAACAGTCACGATCACTTGGAACAACTATGCTGGTGTGGTGATTTTGACCGATAACCTTGGTGATCCCAGAAGTCCCTATTGCACCATTCAGCTTCCGTATTCTGGGTCAATTCAAGCCGACAGAACTTTGTCTTCGGTGTCCATCGTTGCAGGAAGGCTCCCTGTTGGAATCACAGCAGTGGTCAACAGTGTGACTCCAACACAAGTGACGGTCGCGGGAACGACTACGGAATCCGGATACTTTGATGTCTGGTTCAAGGTCATAGCGACAACCGGGGCGGTTGGGTTCCTCTACAAGAGATTCGTTTCCAAGTATGTCACTCCTCTGGCGATCCTCACAGGTTATCTTGATCAGATTTTCCCGTCTATTGCGTACAGTGACTCCCTGCAGGGAGTTGGAGGAGTCGGACCGTACACTTGGACACTGACCAGTGGAAGTCTTCCTTCAGGATTCACACCTTCGACTTCATCGTTGCCGGTTGCGATCCCCAATGGAATTATCTCTGGAACAACAGCACTCACGGCTTTCTCGAGCACTCTGGGGATCACGCTCACAGACTCGAGAGGGGTGAAGGCAACTACTTCCCTGCCGATCACTCTGAATGACTCTCTGATCATTATCAACACTTCTCCTCTTCCAAGCGTAACACAATCGGCTTACTACAATGCTCAGATGTCGGCTCGTGGAGGATCTGGTCTGGGATACACTTGGTCAGTAATTGCTGGAGGATTTCCTGCAGGAATTACAATGAATTCGAGTGGTGCTATCAGTGGCCTTGGGCCGGCAACATTGTCAGGACCTCAATCTGTGACGATTCAGGTTGTTGATAGCCTTAGTGTCACAACCTCAGAGGTGTTTACGATTTCAGTTACTGTTAACACCATGTCAATTGATATTTCTGGTGTTGGTCCGATCACTCGTGCTCCCTATGGTGGACAGGGATACATTGGAACTCTAGGTGCTCTAGGAGGCACCCCACCCTATACCTGGAACTACACGGGAGTACCTGCATTTCCCAACTATTTACAGATGACTCGTGGAAGTGGATACACTTACAACGGTGGACTTTCGGGAACTTGTGACCTAGTTCTCACGGCGGCCAACTACACCTTCATGGTGCAGGACAGCCTAGGACAGAATTTCACGGGTCCTGTTCCTTTCACGACTGTGTCATCGGTCAAGGTTACAACCATTGCTGTACCGGATGGAATTGCTGGAGGCACTTACAGCACTACCCTGGCGGCCACCACCAACAATCCTCCGATTGTTAGCTGGGCTCTCACTTCTGGAAGTCTCCCAACTGGGCTGACTCTGAGTTCTGGAGGAGTGATATCTGGAACTCCTTCTGCAACTGACACTTCGACCTTTACTGTGACGGCCACTGACAGTTTGAATGCGGCTTTGTCTGGAGTCCCTGGATACACTGGAGACACCGGGGTTTCAGCCACTCTCAGCATCAGGGTTCAGAATACGACTCTGGTCATTACCACTTCTTCACTTCCTAACTCAACAGCAGGAGTGGCTTACAGCGCCGCCACTCTGACTGGAACTGGCGGTGTGGGAGCTTATTCTTGGTCGATTGATCCTTCCTCAGCAGCTTCTTTGTCTTCAATTGGCATGAATCTGAATGCTTCGACTGGAGCTATCACAGGCACTTCGACTGCGGTTGGAACATACAGCTTCACTTTCCGGCTGACAGATTCTACCACAGCCTATGTCACAAGGACCTTGTCTCTGACTGTAGCTTCTAACTTGTATCTGGTGTCAGGGCCGGACTATGTTGCTGGAGGATCTCCAAGTGGATTCGTAGGAGGAGTGGATGCTGGTAACATCAGTTCAGTCAGTCCTCGTCCGAACATGTCGTTCTATGTGGTTGCAACTGGAGTGATTTCTACTTCAACTAGCACTATTTCAGCATCCACTTCAGTACCAGGAGTTTCGGCAACTGTAACATCTGTAACTGGATCTTCAGGCAGTGCGGTGGCTCTGATTCAACTGACCGGGTCATTAGTTGGCTCAACGGGAAGCAACAACATAACCGTGTCAGTGATTGACAAGGGAATTTCAAAATCGGTCACTTTTCAGTGGCTGCAGTACACGAGTGAAGCGATCTACTTGGTACCTGCAAGTGGCTCCATTCCAACTTACTACGCGGGTTGAGGACTGAAATGCCGAGAGAGACAGTCAACTATACCATTACACCATCGGGAGGAGGGAGTCCTAGAACTGGCTCCATTTCTGTCGATACTTCCACTACTTCTGGATCAGGATCCGGAACTACAGGATCTGGAACTGGAACAATTGTTGACATCGGCACATTAGCAGGTGTTGATAGCATTCAGGCTACCATCTCTCGTGTTGGTTTGACGTCCAATGCTGTCAATGTGGTATGGCAAGCCACCAATGGTCCAATCGCTGTCACTCCGGTCACTGCGTATGTGAACACAGCCAACTACAACGCAAATTTCCCATCAGGATTGACAGCCGGTAACTTTGGAAACGCAGTGGCGTCCGGCATCAGCGGCTTGATGTTCAATACATTCCCACAGAGCTCGTTTTCAGGAGATCCTCACGCAGTTGGCAACCAAGCCAATCCGTTTGTCAGCAACATTGTTACTTCAGCCGGTGGATATGGTGGTGATCAAACCATCGCCAGTTATCCTTCTCTGGTGTGTCTCACTGGTAACTTTGTAGTTGGGTCCGCAGGCAACATGAATCTGATGGCGGTCCTGAACTCTACCTGCATTATCGCCATTCAGGGTGCTTCGTACGTCTCAGGTCGTCAGGGATTCAATGGCATGATCACAACTCCGATCAAGGGATACAGTCCATTGCTTGGAGATTCTGGTCTTACAGGTCCTCCTTCGGTCTATCCATACAATCAGACCGATAATTTTGTGGTCAACTTCCCGACTGCAGGTGTCTATCCGTTTGAAATCTGCTTCGCTTCTGGTGCTTCTCAATGCCAGTTCGACCTCTTCTACGGAACTGGAGCCGGATCTCTGATCCTTCCAGTTGCTTCCACCATCGTTCCTGCTCCTCCTGGCGCCATTAATGGCAATTTGGTTTTGACTCCAACCAGCCAGGGTCCCTATGTGGTAGGATCTTCAGCAACAATCAATGTCCAAGTTCAGGGGATTAGTTACAACACTCGTCCCTATTTGGGCTTGTTGGAAGGCTCCACTGGATATGTGTTCCTCACGAACAGCACATCTAGCGGAACGGACTTCGTTCTTCCCAGTTTCAACGGAGCATCTCCAACCAATCCACCACCAGGGATGTTGAATGTAACCGGAGACAACGGAAGCTATTCAGGCAAGTTGAGTTTCACGTATCCCGTATCAGGGTCTGTCGGCCTGTACTACAATGGCAACTCCTCTGATCCCAATGTGGCAAAGACCAACATCACCATTACACAGGACGACCTGGCTTGGTACAGATCCGGATTTGCCGATATGTTCCAAGTTACAAGTCAGGGTGGAGGTCAGAGTTTAGGAATTGAAGTTGACTGGCTGGTAAATCCAGGAATAGGAGCATCTCCAAACGTCAGTCCCACATCAGTGGCAGCTGATGGCAGTCCGGTGACGTTCACTATTTCCCTGGTCAAGCCATTGCCTCCGCTGCAAAATGGAACGACCTGTGTTCTCACGTTTGATTCCTATTTTGGCTCTGCTGTAGTGACAGCCACTCCAGTGATGGGTGGCACTGGGAATGCTTGGATCACTGGATGGACGGCTGTAGCCACTCCGGTGGTGAATGTCAGCAGTACGGTTGTCTCCAACTTGAATGTCACTATCTCTGGACCAGTCACCTATCTGTATGGAACCAGCTTTGTTACACACTCAAATTTCACTTACTACGGAGGCAACGTGCCCATAACCGTCGTAAGTGTAACTGTACTGAACAAAGCGGGTACGACCTATCCCAATTCTGCTTCTCTCACATACAACACCTCGCAGTACGAGTACAACAACTTCCAAGGAGCCAATGCGCTCCGTACAAAGGAAGGTGTCGGCGGAGGCACAGTTACTGACTACATCAGAGCCTATGGCTTTGGGCTCGGAGTACCCTCTAATGCGACCATCTACGGTGTATCGGCAAGTGTGGATTGGCAAGGTCAGAATGCTGGAGATGGTATTCTCACAGGAGTGGCTCTGTTCTATCAGGGAAGCATAATTGGCACCGCCAAGAACCCTGGCCTCTACAATCAGAGTTCTCCAACAGTGGTGGGATTTGGCGGAGGAAATGACATGTGGGGTGCAGCACTCACGCCGGCAATCGTCAATGATTCTTCCTTCGGTGTCGGATTCCAAGTGACCATTGTAGACAATGGCACCACCCGCAGCTTCTTCTACTATTTCTCGGTAACGGTCAGCTATTTCGTTGGATAATGGAGGCTTGATTGTCGACTTCGTATGCAAACATCGGACCTCCTTTCAATTTCCTGGGCCATTTGTCTCACAGCCAGAAAGTTGCGTTTGAAAGCTGGGTAAACAAGAAGGCGGCCAACTTCACTCCGATCCAGCAGCATCATCAGATGCGTGCTCAGCAGTTTAGAAAGACAGCCGGTCTGCTAGAGCAGTACTATGCAGAGTTTCACGAGGAGCCTCTGACTCCCACATTCCAGAAAGATTCGTGGAAGCCCGGTCCCAATGGTCACTTCTCGTATGCCTACAGAAATGATCATGCTCCCATGGTGACTGTGTCTACCATCAAGGACAACTTTCAGCACACTCTCAATCGTCAAGATGACGGCGTGTTCTCCATGAACCATGTGAGAACTCTCATAGAGATGAATGAGGATGATGCCCAGGACGCCAATGGCGCGGCGACAGAAACTACAACTCAGCTACAGAACCTGGAAAACATGTTTTCTCAACCCCAATACCAGGCGGTGTTGGTTCAGGACACGACAGATCTATACCAAGGAGTGGCGAGATTCCGGGTCAATCAGATGGATCCTCCAACTCCTTGGGAACTGGCAATTTCCAACCGCACTTATCAGAGTCCTACGACAACAACATGAGCTATGACCTCTCCATCAAGTCGGCAGGTTGTGACCATCTTCAATCCCTGGAGAGGTATGCCGTAAGTCCGTTTGATTATCGGACCTTTCTGCTGGCGGCTGATCCAAACATGAGCATGAGAGCTCCTTTGAATGGTGCCAGTCAGATCAAGGTGTTCATAGGCGGAGTTGCAGTTCCTCAGAATCATAACTTGTATGGTTGGCAGGTTCTCAAAGATCCGGATACTCTTTCTCTTGATGAACCTTTCTTCAAGATCATGTTCAAACAGGAGGTTCGGCTATCTCAGCCTCTGCTGGAAGTTTCGTACCGAACATTCGTGGATTTCTGTTTGCGCTGCAATGGAACTTCGCACGTCAATGATTTGCACATTCAAAATTCTGGCGGCCTGCTCCATATTTGGGGACAGGACAAACTCATACAGCGCAGCCTGAAGTGGATCCTCACGTCGACTTGTGGGTTTTATCCTCAGCTTGTGTGTCACATCAAGGACTACATCGGTAAGAAGTTTGGTGTGAACATCACAGACACCGATATCAGTCAAGAGGTCACGAATGCTCTGACCAACATGCAGAACATTCAAAGGTCACAAGCAACCATTCAACATTTGGATAACGGAGAGACTCTTGTAGCGATCAATGGCATTTCTGCTCAGCAAGATCCGAACAATCCAAATCTGGTCAGAGTGTCAATTGCAGTCACCTCTAACCAGAAAGCATCGTCACTGCAAAACATCAATTTCACCCTGAGAGCGAACAACACCCCATGAGCTTGACTATCCTATCACCGAACATTGTTGCCAACAGTACGCTGTCGGTTGATGTCGCTTCTCTCCCATTTTTGGTGCAAACTGCGAATGGAACGAACAATGTGGTTGTTCAGGCATATAGTCAGGTATTTCCGTTGGATCTTGAAGTTCCTGGCTCAGTGACCAGCACGACCTCCTTCCTCGTGAATGAAGCTGTCGTTCAAGACAGCACCGGGGCGACCGCTGTCATTGATGGAACTATCCTCAACGCCAGCACAGCAATGTATCTGAAGACCATTACAGGTGCTCCTACAGCCACTGATTACTGGACAGGAGTGACTAGCAAGGCTGTCTTCACGCCAACCGGGGCAACAACTCTTCTTTGGGCCGGAAATCTACCTGTTCAACAGATCACGACTCCTTCTCAAGTCCTCGTGCTGAGTACTGGCACCACCGATTCTTCAATTCAGTTCTACCTTGTCTTTTACAACGACATCAACCTGGCTGTTCGCATTTCTCCTCCTTCTGGTTTCCGTTGCTACAAGCAGCAACAATCCTGTGTACTCGAGTGGGTGACTCCTCCCTACAACAATCTTCTCGGGGTTCGGATTCAGATCAGCACTGATCCTACTGGCATCACCGTTCCATATGCTCAAGTGGGAGATCTGGTCAATAGCGTGACTCGATCCGCAAATGTTCAGACCAGCAGTCTAGAATCCGCGATGGTCAACACTCCTGGTCTCATAACTGGAAATTACACCCTCAGTTACACAGTCACAGAGAACTTCACGACTACGACTTTTGACTCAGTCTCGATTGCTCAGTCCTACGTCAATGCTGATATCTTCTACGCAGTGGCTTCTACGATCCTGCAGGATCCCACTTCGAACCAGATTTATGAATCTCAGCAGGTCGGACCGATCACTTGTGGCTTTGTCAACCTGAAGGCAGTCAACCCGACTGATTTCCTTGCGCTTCAGAGGAAAGAGGACGTTGCCCAGAGGATGATCTCTCAGATCATCAGAATCTATCCTGACTTGGACCTCACTCCTCGTTCAGAGAATCGTGACCTCTTCATCGACCCGTTCGCTGTTGAGATCAGCAACATGTCGGTCAGGCAGTGGTATGCTCTGTGCTGCCAGAGCATTTCAGCCTTGGCTCAGATTGACAATGCCAATGGGAATGGATACAGTGACCCAGTTTCAGATTCTTCTGTGAAACAGCAGCTGGCGGCGGCCTTCGGTCTTAACAGCACAGACATCCAGTCATACATCGACCATGCCTTCGATGTGGCCGGTGAAGACGCGGGTCTAACTAGAGGAGGTCCCACATACTCTGCTGGAACAGTGACCTTCTTCACCTATGTCCGTCCCACCACCTTGATCAGCATTCAGCAGGGAGCCGTTGTAGCAACCCTGGCTGATAGTTCCACGGCATCAGTGAACTTCACCACTCAGGGAAGTGCCTCAATCGATCCGAGATACGCTGATAGTCTCTACAACGCCACAAAGGGTTGGTGGTCAGTCGATATTCCGGTGGTCTGTCAGACAGCAGGAAGTGTGGGCACAATTGGTGCTGGAGCTATCCGTCAGACAGTTTCTGGTGTACCTCAAGGAATGTCCTGCATCAATCAAAGTGGAACTTCTCCTGCAGTAGACACGGAACTCAACTCTCGTTTCGCAGAGCGCATCAAGAACAAGAAGATTGTCGGAGTCGACACTGGTACCCGATACGGGTACTGGGGAACTGCCATTCAAACACCAGGAATTGTTCAAGCCATGGTTGTCGCTGCCGGAGATGACGAGATGCTTCGCGACTGGCTGCCGGCGGATATTTCCGATTCAGGACTCATCATCAAGAGGTCAGGCAAGCACATATTTGGCTGTGTTGACATCTACACTCGTGGAACTTCCTTCTCTGAACAGATCAACAATGTGGTGTACAACTACTCTGAGACCGGATCTCTGACATTGAATCTGCTGAGCAATTCGAGTTCCATCAAGTTCAGTGTGAATAGTCTAACAAGTCCTCTCTACATGGTTCTGAGTCTTTCAGCAACAAGTTTGGGCAGAATGGTGTATTTGGGAGTTCAAACTGCTCAAGTTTACAACAATCCAGCTGGATTGACGGCTTCCATCTTTGTCAACCCAGCAGAACTGACATACACTCTAGTGAATGGAGTTCAAGTCCCTGGAACTCAGACTAATGGAGCTTTCATCACAGGAGTAATGGCCTCAGGCAATGCCAACTATATTCTGACAGGTCGCTACCATGAGGACATTTTCTACAATCCTCCTTCGCAGCCGTTGCTGAGCATCAATTCAGTGACAGGACCTCAAACTGGAGTCATCGATCCTTCGAACATTGAACTTATCCATACACAGGACTTTCTACTCTCTGGAGGATCCAACGCGGCGGGTGATGCGGTGCAGGTAGACAGCACTCAGTCGGCAGTTCAGCAGGTTACGCTTGTCTACGTCTCTCCAATCACCAGCTTACTGATCGACAGCAACATGGTGATGATGATCGATCCCAGCACCGGGGCCATTTCTCCTCCCAAGGGATTCACGGTTGTCAATGCTTACGATCCTGTTGGGCCACCCTATGTTTTTGGAGTGGACTACACGATCACTTCTGCTGGTCCTTATGAACAGTACAACTTGCAGTTGGTTGGCCTGAACATACTGAATCAGTCCGGCATTCCCCTGAATGGAAGCCCATCGGTTGTGGTGACATACTACAAGTTCATCCTGACCGAGAAGGTCAACTTCTACACTGACACCCTCACTTTGACAGGAACAGTTCCCTCGTATTTAACTCAGTCTGGTTTCATCTACAACACCTGGTTGCCAAACAGCTACGGACTCACCACTCTAACCAGTGATGTTTCACTGATCAATGCGACTCCGCCGGTGCCTCTCACCAGCAGATACATCAAGGTGGTGTGGAATAGCGGAACCACTTCAGTTCCAATCTGGACAGTCTTGCAGGAAAATCGTGACTTCATTCTGACTGTCGATCACACCTCTGGCCAGACTTCGATTACAGCTAAGTCTGGCGGAAGTTCGACGATGCCTTTCCTCACTGGAGGAACGACCTATCCTCTGTTCATTTCCTACTATGCATCAGAGGTCTTCGCGGTCAGTACTCAGATTCCAACCTGGGTAGATCAACTTGCGGCCACTTTGGCGACAAGCAAGCACGCTGATGCAGATGTGCTCGTGAAGGCGATGGTCGCCAGCCCGGTGGATATCACGATGACCGTGACCATCAGTCCAACAGCAACCCAGGATACTGTAGACAACCTGGTGCGTTCGGCTATTGGAATAGTCCTCAACAACTCTCAGACTGACCTGGACCAATCGCTGCTTGTTCAGCAGGTAAGGTCCCAGCCTGGAGTGACTGGTGTTCAGATTCCTATCACGAAGTGTGCTAAGTCTGACGGAGCCTACGACATTGGCTTCCTGATTCCCAGCAACACTCCTTGGGTATCCATGGGAAATCAAGTGTACGTGGCCTATGCCATCCTTCAGAACAGCACGCTGAACTCTGGAGGAACGGCCAATGCCTATGTGGGTTTCCTCTACGAGAGTGAGTCCTACACTCGGACGTTCAGCCTCACCGAATTCCAGGGAAGAATTGATCAGTCGTTCTTCATCTCGGCTGCTGGTGATGTATGGATCCGCATTCCGACCTATCAGAACTCAGCCAACTCCAACTCGTACAGAGTGACCTATCAGGTGTGGAACGAAGAAGGGGCCAAGGATATCACCACGTCCTCCACTGAGTATCTGTCACCAGGAAACATCACGATTGACTACATTGTGGGGAGCTAATGGCATTCCAGGCCGATATCGCGTACCTCCGAACCCGTGAGGATCTGCTACGATACGAGGATGCTCGTTTCAATGCCCTCATGTCGGCTGTTGCCAACTTCTACATCTCAAGGAACGACGACAATCTGTGGGGTCATGTTCAGAGAGCGGTCGCCATCGAACTTGCGCGACTGGAGTACATGACTGCATACGACATCGTGGCCAAGAATCCTGAATACCTGACTCCTCCAGACATCAAGCGCAGGTTTGCTACTCCTCTGTTCATCAGCAGCGGGTATCCAGGAAGCACCCAGTACGACCTTGACTACAAGCAGATGATCGTCAACCTGATCCCTGCTTACCAGCAAGGTTCGACTGCGATAGCCATTGCTGAGATCATTGAAGCCTACACTGGGAAGATGATCACGGTCGTCGAACTCTACAAGAAGGTTGGCGATGGATACAACATGACCGATCACAATGGGATCGTTGTGTCCATCAACTACGGAAGCGGCAATCCCTCCGATCTTGAAATCAACATCGTCAACATCAACCAGATTCAGCAGATCACTTCAAATTTGTACACTGCGATCGACTTGAATAAGCCTGCTCACATTGGACTGAATTTCACCACCATTCAGACCGAGAGTCTTAGCATGGAGTCGATTCTCAATTCGATCACGGACTTCTTGAGAATCTATGTCCGCAACACAGACACCGGAACTTGGGAGACCACGTTCACACAGTCGCCATTTTATGATCAGACCCTTCCGGAGACGCAGTTGACAGCCCTGGGTAAGAATGTGGGTCAGTCATTTCCGATTGACTTTGGCATGATTCTCAGTTCATTGCAGTTCGCTGCTCTGCCTGCGGCATTCAAGGTGGAGTACAGCACATCGTTCGGAACAGGAAATGGGACCAACACGTTCTACCAGTTCGCGGCTCCTGTGGTATCAGGAACTGTTGTAATCTATGCTGGTGGTGTTCAACTCACTGAGGGAACTGATTACACGTTCTCCACCTACAGTTCGACGATGGCCTATGGCTCGATCACGAGTGGTATATTCACTGCCAACGAAGAGGTGATTCAGGCTTCCACGGGAGCACATGCCAACATCATTGGTCAGGTTGGCGGAGTGATGATCTTTGGAGCGATCACTGGATCTCCAGATGCCAGTCACATCTGGGTTGGCCAAGCAAGTGGAGCTCACTTTACTCCAACGACTGCTCCTGCTCCAGTAACCACAATCGCCACAGTGACTTTCACAGTTCCGCCGGCAACCGGCGCTGTCCTCACCTGGACCGATTCCACTCAGACATCCTACACTCTCAATCCGGATTGTTACTCTGATGTGGCTCTGGTGGATGATACTGGCGCCTATTTGCCACCTGGAGTAATCACGAAGGCCAGGGGCCTGTTGGCTCCTCGTATTGACACTGCCTGGGAGATGGGCACCGACACTCTAACGATTCTGAATTTAGGTTAGTGCCCGCGTTTCCTGACTTCTTACCTCTCATTAGAGGTTGAAGAAATGTTCATCTATTTGATAGTGAATCACGTCACTGGGAAATACTATGTAGGTCAGCACAAGGGAAAGGATTTGAAAGCCTATCTCAAGGGTAAATTTTGGGATGCTCGCCATCAAAGAAACGGAAGATCCTATCTCTACAATTCGATGAGGAAGTACCCAGATCCCTCCTTGTGGAGCATTCACGCTCTTCTTTCAGATATTGAAACCAGGGAAGAACTGGATCAAAGAGAGAAGGAATTTATAGAGTTCCTTAGATCTCGAGATCCTGAATACGGCTACAACATTTGTAAGGGTGGTGAGGGATTCACTGGACCTCATTCTGAAGCAACTCGTCAACTACTGAGTACTACTCGTAGATCATGGCATGCAAATCCTGCCAACGCTGATACTAGAAAATTGATGGGTAAAAGGATAAGTGATGCCAAAAAAGGAGTTGGCAATCCACCACTAACTAAGATTTGCCTTATATGCAGCAGACCTTTTTCCGTACCATTCTCCAAAAGAAATAGTCGGTTATTCTGTTCTCCGGTTTGTTACTATCATAGTTCAAATTTCAAGGAGTCCTCGAAGCGTCTAGAAAACGCAGGCACTGCTTTGAGATCAACGAAAGTTCGTGCTAAACTATCTGAGGCTCAGCATTCTAGACGGGAGCGAGAACGAATGTTGAGAAGTACCCTAATGTAACTTTCTGCAGAAGCAATAAGATGAGTATTACATCACTGAAGGAGATCACATGCCACAGACAGTTCAAACCTTCACACTGAATCGTCAGCAGCTTGAAAAGATTCGCATAGATCTAACCAACGAAGGTGTTCAGTTGGTGGGTGACAGCGGAAACATTGATAAGATGGGCTGCAAAGTGAAATTCGAGTATGTCGAACCCACTCTCACAGTGACTGTGATTCACCATCCGTTCCTCGTCAGTGATGGGTATGTCGAAAACAAGATCAACACCTGGTTTGGTCAGGAAAACGAAGCCTAACCGTTCCTCTGATCATGAGGGTAGAACAATCTCGAAAGAATGCTATGGATGTAGAGTTCCAGATTATGAGTGTATCTTGTGAGAGATGTTCTTCTCATAGAGAGACAGTTGTCAATGCTGATTTGGAATCGTTTGTAGCTGAACACAAAGGACACACTTCTCGAATCTTGTTTGAAGCAGTTGTGCTGGCGCCACCCTTTCTGGCAGGAGAAGTAATGAGTCTCCAGTTTGGGGAAGCAAAATAATTTCCCGGAATGGGAAAAGTTGAGGTATCATCAAATCATGAAGCAGACGTTGCAAACTAGCATCACCATTACATGCACCCAAACGGGTGGCGGTGGGAGTCTGCGAGAGTAAGAGAACAACAAAATCTCGTATGATCTGCCGCCAGAATAAGGGCGGCATTCGTGTTTTGGGAGTCAAAATGGACGAGTAGCTCATGTGGTAGAGCATTCCCCTGATAAGGGAAAGGTGGATGGTTCAAGACCATTCTCGTCCACCAAAGTTTCGTAGTATGCACCTCTCGTCTAGTTGGTTTAGGATCACTGTTTCGTACTCAGTGGACATCGGTTCGAATCCGATGGGGTGCTCCATAGCTCACCTGTTTTCCGACTTTAGGAATCTGGGTATGGATATAGTTGAGCTAACTCGGTTGTGGACAGCAGGATTTAGCAGTTGGAAGATAGCGGAACAACTAGGTGCAAGTCAAACCAATGTCCGATATCATCTGACCAAACTGGGGTTGGTGAAGAAGAAACCAGAAAAGGTCGTAAAGTTTTGTCCTGGTTGTGGAACTGGTATCAAATCTGCTAATACTTACTGCTCTAACAAATGTAAGAGCAGCTACGAACTTTCAATTTGGATTAAGCGTTGGCTGGAAAGAACGCTATCTCCAAAGGAAGAAACTCACGGAAGGACTAAGCGAGCTCTCATTCACTTGTTTGGAAATAAATGTCAGCGTTGTGGATGGTGTGAAGTCAATCTGGTAACTGGAATTGCACCTATTGAACTAGAACACGAGAATGGAGATTGGAAGGATAACTCTCCGGATAACGTGTTATTGCTCTGTCCATGTTGTCATGCGATCACTCCAACGTACAAAGCACTAAACTGGGGAAGAGGAAGAAATGCAGTAAATGGAGACTGTAAGTTAACATCTGATAAGAGTCCTATGCAACAAAGGATTCAAGTCACGAGACTAGCCTTGGTGGCTCAGCGGCGACAGCAGCAGATCTGTAATCTGCTATAACACAACGGGGGTTCGAGTCCCTCCCAAGGCTCCAGAGTTTAGAAGTAGTGCCGCCTTAGCTCAGTTGGTAGAGCGCGTCCTTGGTAAGGACGAGGTCGTCAGTTCAATCCTGACAGGTGGCTCTTTCGTGACTTCCAGTATCCAAGTAGAGGGTACAGGAGGGTTCATGATATACACTGTATACAAAACAGTGAATTTGGTCAACGGCAAGTTCTACTTGGGTGTTCATAAGACTGATAACCCAAATGATGAGTATCTTGGTTCTGGTACTTACATCATACGAGCCGTTGCAAAGTATGGTCCAGCAAGTTTTAAGAAAGAAATTCTCTTCGAGTTTGAAACTCAGGAGGAAGCCTGGAAGAAAGAAGATGAGGTAGTAGAACTTCATCGGAAAGATCCTCTTTGTATGAATCTGAGAAAAGGGGGATCTGGTGGGTTTGACTACGTCAACACTCACTTCAAATTTGACAGAGTATCCTGGGGAAGACTGGGCTCTCAGAAGGTTCAAGAAAGAAGGCGACGAGATCCTGAATTTGCTAGAGAATTTATGGAGAAGTGGAACAGGATTAGAGTCCTTCCCAAGCGGGTTACTCCAAAACTTCTAGCTGCTTGTAGGAGATTGGCAGAATCTCGTAGAGGTAAGCATCATACTCTTGAATGTAGAAAAGAGATGTCTAGGCTCGCAATGGGAGAAAATAATCACTCTTTTGGAAATATGTGGATGTACAAAAATTCAGAGGTTATTTCGGTGCCAGAGAGTGAGGCTAAAGAGAGAATTCGTCTAGGCTGGTTGCCAGGGAGAGGTGCAATTTCTGAATTTGTCCGAGTTTGTCCTAAGTGCGAGAAAGAATTCGTGACTAGGGACAAAACAGTAGTTCACTGCAGTTCAGCTTGTGGTCTAATGAAGAAAATTCCGCCGGTTGAAGAACTTAGAACTCACTTAGAACACACTGGTTATCGCCAAATTGGAAATATCTACGGCGTCAGTGCTATGACAGTTCATGAATGGGCCAAGAAATTCGGACTTTCTAGGAAGAAATTGAGCATGCAAGAATTGAGAGACAAGAAATTTATGAAGGTGTGAGATGGAATACAAGAAGGGCGACAAAGTTCGGATGAAGGAGGCCGCGAAGGATCTTGTGTACTGGCGGCCTGCACCCGAATTTTACGTCGTTCGAGACACTCACAACGAAGATAGTGGAGGGGTCAGTCTGCTGGTTGAGAATCCTGACCGGCCCAAGGGTTCGTTCATGTCAAGAGAGTGGCACAACTCGTGTCATTTTGTATCAGTATGAGTTAGAAATACACCGCCGTCGTTTAATGGCAGGACTCTGGCCTTTGGAGCCAGGTGTAGGGGTTCGAATCCCTTCGGCGGTGCCAAAATTGAGGACGGATAGCCAAGACGGTAAGGCGTGGGACTGCAAATCCCATAATGCGAGAGTTCGATTCTCTCTCCGTCCTCCAACTACTTCGTAGACTGAAAATCTACCTTCATATTTCGTGCTGTAAATGGAATGACCACTCCCATGTCTATGATGGTGACCGCCTTCGCCCAGCGAGGATGTCCTCGTCTGATCAGCCATCCGGTAACCAGTCTATCTCCGTACAGACATCCTGTGTTGTAAAAGGACAGTCTCGTCTGGTTTTCAGCCAGCCAGTCAGGAAGAAGCAGATCGTGTCCTCCTTGCTGGTAGACTCTCATGGTTTCCACGGTATTGAGTGATCTGACAGACGTCAACATGGCATTGAGAGAGCACTGTGTCCTATCGACTAAGGCGCATCCAGTGCTTGCTTGAACACTTTTGGTCTTGACATACTGAGTCGTCTTTTTAGCTGTTTGACCAAGCAACAATGGAGCACAAACCAAGAACAAACAAATCCAGATCTTCATGACATCCATCCTTTGTTCTGATTTTGGTAGTCCTGAATTCCCCAGTATTGAGTGGGTATGATGCGACCCTTTAATGATCCCAAACTGGTTCCATTCATCGAACGCTCCATTAACACATGCGTTGATCCACAAGAGGTGTTCGATACTGCGGTCTCCTGGTGCGAGGAGTTTTGGCCAATCACCAAAGGCAAGGTGACCACGGAGCGCGGCGAGCGCCGCAATTCACATGACATCAATCCCGAGGGCATCCGGACTTTGATGAACGAGTTCAAGAGGAGAGATCTACCTGACTGGTATCTCCTCAATCTGATCGAGTGGTGTCGCGACAAGTCCAAGGATGTGACACTCTCCCTGTTGAACTACTTCGACATCGTCCAAACTCAATACTTCAAGCAGAAGAAGATCTTCAACTTCGCCCTGGACGACGAAGAGGAGATTGTCATCCCCAGGGTCGAAGCTCCTGGACTCCCTAACATCGAAGATCTCCCAGTGCCTGCTCCTCGCAAGAAGCGTCGTCAAGGTTCCAATCCTGCTCCAAGAGGATTTTGGAGTGCTAGTACAGTAGCCAAATTGGCCGGTAGCACCGAAACTCTTGTGATGAAGGCTCTCCGATCGAGTCAGCTTGTCGGTGAGAAGCGCAAAGGCAAGTGGATCGTTCCGAAGGCCGAAGCCGAGAAGTGGATCAAGTCGGTTCGCTTCGAAGTGGTTGCCCAGTAACCGTTTCTCTCCACCCGGTGGTAGAGGGAATCGATGAATAAATTCTGGCAACAAACAGTTCACTGGATAAGTGAAACGAAGCGTGAGATCTACTGCTGGTGGAAGGGAATCTGTCCCATTCACGGCGAGATAGACCGGAATGGTCCAAACTGGACCAAGGATTCTTCTCTGGTCTGTCCCAAGTGCCAAGCAGCAGCCTCTTTGCCACTGAGATTGGACAACATGCTCAATGTTCTTCGCACCCTTCGCGCCCTCTTGTTCGTTTTCGGTGTACTGTGCGAGACCACATTCCTCCTGGTTTTCGTATACTGGTTCGTCACACACCAGGACAAGGTCGAATACATCTGGAATTGGATGTGGGCAAAATAATTTCGCGCTGAAACAGAGGAAAGTGTAGTATCATGAGTTCGCTGGATAAGCGAAACTACGACGGTCTTCGGATGCAGAATCGAAGGGATGAATCTTCGGTCATGGTATTCGAACACTGAAGAGCAACACCAAGGAGCACCCATGACTGCCAATGAGCAGAACATCACGCCTGGTTTCTACTGGGCAAACCTCGCCGCCTATCGTCTGGAAGAGACCCTCTCCACCGGACTTCCCATCAGATTTGCACAGCGTATGGCTGACAACAAGAAGCTGGCACTTGCCTGTGCTCGCCGGAACCTGCTCGCCTTCTTCAGCGGCAACGTGGTTGACACCGAGATTCATTCCGCTTCCAATGGCGTGGATCCTGTTCCCTCCTTTCTATCTCAGACTGATAGCGACGATCCCGATTACATCGATCAGGACGACGATGACACCACTGTCGATCCGGATCCCACGGCACCTTCCTATCTTCAGGCTCGCCAGGACATGGCCAACGAGCTTCGCTCCTTCAAGCTGGCTCATCTGGGAGTGATCTCGACCGAAACCGACGACGCCCTTGTCAATGGCCTTCTTCGCATGCGCTCCAAGCTGGCAGCCGTTCGCGTGGGCGCACAGGTCATCGTCAATGTCCCTTCGCGCGTTGGGTTGCTGGGTATCGCAACCGTGGTTCGCGAGGCCGGCATCAACTGTGAGTGCATTGGACTTCCCGGCTTCCGCACGACCGTTGGTATCAAGTGGACCTTCGGACCGTTCATTGCCGGCGACGATATTCTCGGTGTCAAGTCGCAGGAGATTCGCGCCATCACTCAGAGCATCGGCCTGAACATCGACAGCCCCATCCAGGCAGTCACGTTCTCGCAGTTCTCGCACATCGCCAAGCTGTTCGTCTAGGACGTCTGTGGGCTATGGCCCTCGACAATTCCCGAGTCCGGAGATCGAAAGGTCTCCGGATTTCGTGTTAGAAGGTTCCAATGGCAAGATTTCTCACTCTCAGTGACGAGAACAAAGACAAAGTCGACATTGTTATAGCCTATGCGATGTCTCACCCTTATATCCTCGATGCTCCCAACGCAGTCTCTCCTGGCGACATCCCCGGCCACTGCTGCTTTCTAGACACCTATCACTGCGTGTTCAGCTTTACAGTATCACATGGACAGAACTATCGTCATCTCTCGATCTCCATTCCAATCACTGGTCGGTTCCCTAACATGATCGCAGCTACGATCATCGCTGGATGGTTTGGATTCTCCAAGCCGGAAGAAGGTATTGAGGCCAGAAGTAAATCCGGTGCTTGGATCGTTGGGCCTAACCCGAAGGAAAACTGCATTGTGATAGCGGAGAAAATCTGATGTCTAACCTGAAAGCAAAGCTGCTGCGCAAGGTTTCTAACTCCACCGACATTGAAAAAACAATGAGAAGTGCTGTGGCCATTCTTGCAGATGCAGGAATTCCTTCTTTGGTTGTTGGTGGGTACGCTGTTCAGGAAAATGGATATCCACGATTTACTATCGATGTTGACTTGGTGGTTCCCAGCGTACAAGAGGCAAAAGACAAGTTGTCCATCAGTGGCTTTCGAGCAAATCCAGGTTCAAGTATGACTGTTACTGATCGTGCGTCTAAAGTGGAAGTCGATCTACTTCCTGGAGGAGGATCGGTTGGACGTGGACCGCTGAAACTTCCTATGCCAACGCAAGTATCCAAGAGACCAATCATTGCAAGTCTTCAACAGATTATTGAAATCAAACTATCCAGTTACTTGGGTAATCCAAATACTCGTCAGAAAGATGTAGCTGACGTAGTGGAATTGATGAAAGCTAACAACTGTCCACGAGATTTTCTTTTGGCTGAAGAAGTTCGTGAAGAGTATCAGAGATTGTGGGATGGGTTACACGAGGAGCAAGATGAGATTTGATCTATGCAACGGAAAATCCATAGTAGTGCCTCCACATCTTCTTCAGTTTGGATCTCAGTTTGAACATCTGAGCGATTCTACATCATGGCTCGCAGAGTTTCTCAAGAAGAATCAGCCCGGTGACTTCGGTTTCGCCAGTGGCAGCATGTCCATCCGGAAGCTGTGTTCGTACGTTCTCCAACAGAAGGTCGATGGACAGTACAAGTCCTACATGGAGCCTTTGGGCGGCGCAGGGATCGACGCGAAGCTCTTCGAACAGGATCCGACCCAGGTCTATCTGAACGACATCGACATGGGCTGCCTCGAGCTACTGCTGGCGAACTTCCCTCAGGCTTTCATCTCGCGTCTGAACTTCTTCGACAAGAAGGAACGGGCGAAGCTCCTCAGTGTCAAGCCAGACTTCATCTTCCTCGACTACAACGAGTACACTCCCACAAAGTTCTGGAAGGGAGAATACCGGGATACTACTGTCGAATCGTTTAATTCAGCCCAGAAGTTCCTGCTGCTGAACGACTGTGGAGTTCACTTCCTGCAGTATGGCAAGAAGTCGTATGAGGTCTACTCCAAGATGCTGGGACAGACGATCACCAACCTCCCGGAGTACTTCCAAGCGGTGGGTGAATGGTACAAGCAGTTCATCGGTCCTGACTGGCATCTCACGGATGTCACTCATCATCGCACGACGTCCGGCCACAAGTTGGGGACTGAATTGTCGAGCTATCAGTTGTTCCGGAGAGGTTCTCCAACACTGATGAAAAGTTCACTGGCACCAACTATCCAAATGATTGGCAAGGACGAACTGGCGGCTCATCCGATGCTGACGGTGGCAACAAGTTCATTCCGGAAGACATTTTGATTGACTTAGGATTTGGTACCATCTTTTGACGAACTAGAATTCCCCACGCATCCCACATGCTTGCGCCATCTCCAGGGAAGTTTGAAAATCCTCTTGCAGTGACAGCACTCCAGATCCTGAGTGTACCCAGCCATCGTTTCTCGGAGACGGTTCATACTCCCCGATCCTAGTTCTCGGTGAGTCCGAGCGGCCTTCTCGTTCTTGATTCTGCATATGTGTTTACCTGGCAGGAGATGGTCTGGATACCGGAAATTCCTGTGACATCTGGGACAAGTCAGTGTGGGTTTTGAAGCCAGAGTAACCTTCCGCCTCACTTGGATTTCAGGGTGATTCCTGTGAGTTTCCTTGAGTCGTATACTGTGAAGAGGCCCTTGTTCTATATCTCTCTGAATGCGAAGATACTCATATGCACGTGAGGATTTGACCCGGTTGGCCATCAGGAAAGCAGCCGCTAGCATCTGGTATCGACGAGTGCCTGTCATCATTCTGGTGAGAAGCAGATGGCAGACGAAGTGTTCTCGAAGAGAAAGGTGAGCCAGGTTGTCTGAATCACTTTCTCCACCTAGATCAAAACAGAATGGAAGAATGTGGTGCATATCTACTTTGGCCGGATGGTCTCTGAGAGCAGCCTTCCGACACAATTTCAGATACCACTTGGTGTACTTGTTGTCAAGGGAAATTTCAGAGATCTTATCGAGATATTTCTGGCAATAGATGGGACTTTCTGTTCCATTTATCATGCTGTGACTCCTTCTCAGTCATAGGGCCAGTGGACCTGCCAGGGTCGCGATTGGCACGTACACTATGGATTGGGAAGTCAAATAGATTACCCGATTTTCACTCAAAGACAGTAGAGAAGTGCATGGCTGGTATAATCGAGCATCGGAAGTTCATCGCAGTTGAGGCAAATGCTGACGCTAATCACAATAAGGCCTGGACCTATACCGTCTACGACGACAATACTGTCAAATACGAGTGGGGCAGAGTGGGTGGCCCAATGGCCACGCAGACCAAACCTCTTGTGCGCTCAGGTCTCACCTTCCCTCTCGACATGACAGTCATCAATAACGAGATCCGTTTCAAACTTCTGAAGAAGACTGTTTCTTCCAGCGAGAGGGACTTCCTCTCCAAGGTCTACGAGAAGACTCACAAGCCTTTCCCTGAGCCAAGCTACACGGAAATCACGATCGTGGGCGGCGAAGCTGAGTCGGGCAAAGTCTCTTTCAATCGGCCTTCCAATGGCAACGGCGGATCGTCAATGGCCAAGGAAGAAGTCAAGAGAGTGGCTGTCAAGGAAATCGCCGGTGCCTGTCCTGTCACGGCTGAACTGGTCAAGAAACTTGCGGAAGCGAACAGGCACGAACTCATCAAGGCGACTGGTGGTATCGAACAAGGCGGCATGGACATAGACCTGGCAACGGGCATCGTTCGCACCGCGATGGGCGTTGTGACTCTCGAAGCAGTTCAAGGTGCCCGTACAATCCTCTCTCAGATGGAGCCGTTCGTTCGCAAGAACGACACCGAAAATCCTATCTACTGTGGCAAGCCCGGTGAACCTGGTCTGCTCAGCAGATACCTCCGCTTGGTTCCCCAAGCTACTCCTCGTCTGCGGGGATGGCACAAAGATTTCATCGATCTCGCGAAGCAGACCTCTTTGCTCGACCAGATCGAAACCTCGATCGAAATCGCCGAACAGCGCATCACGGATGCCGTGAACGCGGCCAACAAGGTCACTGACAAGAAAGTCGTGGCTGCTCCTTCGACCTTTGAATGCAAACTCACTTTGGTTTCGGACAACAAACTCATCGAGCGCATCAAGCACAAGTATCTCACGACCGGCACTCGTGGTCATCAGTCCTCCGTGTTGAAGCCAGTTCGGGTCTATGAGGTTACCATCCCTCACATGATCAAGGCTTTCGACACCGACGGTCACAAGGTCGGCAACATCAAGGAATTGTGGCACGGAACTCGTATGTTCAACGTGCTGTCGATCCTCAAGCGTGGCTTGGTCATGCCCAATGCACTGAGCACCATCTCCACCACCGGCGCGATGTTCGGAAATGGATTGTATTTCAGTGAAAATAGCACGAAAAGTTTGAACTATTCATATGGTTACTGGGACGGTGGAAACAAAGACAAAAACTGCTATATGTTCTTAGTGGATGTGGCCATGGGGAGAGAGTACGTTCCTTCTGGACCAGGCAACGGAAAGCAGTCTGGGTATGATTCTTGCAATGCAGTACCAGGAAGAAGTGGAATCATGAATCATGAGGCCATAGTCTACAGAGTAAGCCAAGCCAACATCAGGTACTTGGTGGAGTTCTCCTAGTCTTGTTCGCATTGGATACTGCTCGAGAGGTATGCTCCCGGAAGGATGCTTTTGTCCACTTATCACGCATCCTTTCAGCAGCTTCTTTGCGCCCTTGAAAGGTATTCATTGCCTCCAGATTCTTCTGTATAAAACAGGATTTACAGTAGTTCAATCCTTTATTGGCTGCATAGAATGGCCGGTCTAAAATAGTTCCACAGCAGGGATACCTGACTTTCACTTTGCGGTTACTCATAGATTTAAGAATACGAGGATCGTGCCCAAATTCAGCTATTGTTTCTCCAACGAGTATACATTGGTGAACAGGATGTGGAAGAACATGATGGTCGTGAGACTTTCCGATCCTTGCGGCCAGCACGTCTGAACAAATTGGAACTCCCTTGAAATGGTTACTCACTTCCTGGGCATAGTTTTCTCGTAGAGTTTGATAAGTGCGGCTTCCTCGATACATCCGAGTACGGTTTGCCATGAAGAAAGCAGCGGCCAGCATCTTGTACAACCGTTGCCCTCTGAACATTTTAGTGAGGAGAAGATGAGCAATGAAATGTTCTCTTGCGGTTAAAATCACAAGATTAGTCTTTTCAGAATTTCCTCCGAGACATCTAGGAAGGACATGATGTTCTTCAATGTATCCTTGAAGATCACTTCGATTACCTGCTCTGAGGCAAAGACGTAGATACCATCGAGTGTACTTGTTGCTGATGGCGTTTTGCTCCAGTTTCTCTGCGTATAGATTTGTAGTCATCTACTATAGGGACGGATAGTCAGTTTCTTGGCATTACCCGAATTTACGATTCTACTGGTAGAGTGAAGTATGCGAGTTACAGAGCACAAAAAGAGCAAAGCCGGCAGGGAATATCCCTGCGAGAAGTGTCCCGACCTGATCGTCGCCGGTGACCAGTATTTCGAGTGGACGCCCTACAAGTCTGCTTCTCGCCGCCAGCATTCGAAGCACGGCCATCCCACCCAGTCTCAGTTGACCACATCCAAACTCAGTGGCGTCTACTCTGCCATTGAGGATGCGTCGGCCAATGTTACGGCTGCCGAAGATATCAGCGATATCGCTCAGGCTCTGCGTGACTGCGCCACTACCTGCGAAGAAGTGAAGGGTGAGTACGAAGAGGCCCTCGAAGCTCTGCCGGATGGCCTTCGCGATTCTTCTGACATGCAGGAGAAGGTCGATGCGCTCGACACCTTCCTCGATTCCCTGAACACCGCTGCCGATGAAGTTGACGGCACATCCTTTGAGGACGAAGAGAGCGAGCCTTCCCTCGATGACGAAGAGAAGCACGAAGAGTGGGTGGAGAACAAAGAAGCCTGGTTGCAGGAACAGCGCGACGCGGCGGACACCGCTCTTGGAGAATTCGAACTGTAATGACTCCTGAACAAAAAGCTGAAATCGACGCCATGACTCGATACGAACTGTGTCGGTTGTGGCGTTTTGCTCCAGTAGGAAATCCACTGCTCCAAGACGAAGCAGGAACCTATTTCGCCACCCGGCTCAGAGAATTGGGTGGCTTCTCACCAGAGATCAGCAAGAGCCTAGGATGGGAACATGACCAGTGAGCAGATCGCTGTGATTCGTCAGGCCACGAAGGATGTCCAGGCATTCAGGGATCAGCAGGAGATTGCTCTCAAGGAATTCAGAGATAAGACCCTGAACCCTCTGGTGGCGGCCTGTGATCATACCTTCCCTTGGGGCGAAGATGCTTCATCTGGACGTGACTGTGACAACTGTCTTATCTGTGGGAAGTCAACAAGGCCGTCTTCTCGCTACTGAGGATTCACATGAGTAACGGCAGACAATATGGCGGCTGGGATATAATGCTTGAAGTCTTTGGTCCCATCCATGTCCGTTATCAGCGCAAGGCTGGTCGTGCTGAGAAATCAGCAGGATATACAGAAGATGGAACGCAGATCACCGAGTTCGATTTTGGTCTGATTGAGAAACAAGAGTTGCTCCCCTGGGCGAAAGAGGCAATCGAACAAGCCACTGGGATTCGTTGGGTAGCATCACCAGACGGAAGAAGTGAAAGGATGGCATGATGTCACTAAGACGTAAGATCCACACTCAGGGCACACTCAAGGTCGACTTCGCTGGCACTCGTGAGGAGGCGAAGGAGTTCATCAAGGTCCACTCCGAGCTTCACGTGGGCAACGAGCCCAACATCGGCAACGAGGGACTGCCCATGATCGTCACTCGTTACAACACGAACAAGCACAAAACAACTCTGCTGGAACTGCTGGCCTCTTTGGGCTGGGACAATGACTCCGTTATCGACACACCGCTCACTGTCCTACGAGTGGCACACTGATGTTCAAGAGAGCCACAGCAGCACAGTTGAAGAAGCCGGATGAGGACTACAGCGAGAAAGCATATCGCCGGTGGTTCAATTTTCAAGCCCTCAAGGACACAGCCTCAAGGCTACTGGGTTTGAGTGCCACTTCTGAGGATCCGACACCCAAGATTGATGGTGATGTGACCATCGAGGAATTCCTTGCTGCGAAGTCATGGCTCGACGAACAAACCTTGCGTCCTGGGTTCGGATATGTCGACTTCATCAACTTTCCTGAGAAGCGAACAGTCTACCAGAGATTTCAGGTCGCCTGGGCTCTGGCAGCATTTGGCAATCTCTTCAAGCCCAGCAAAGGTCCGCTGGCGGTCAAGCACACCTACCACATCACTGACGAACAAATCGCCATTGATCATGGTGTCATAATCGTTCCATACGAGAGCAACGGTCCTCGTCAAGAACAAGTGCTCGCCATTGCCTATCGCACCGGCCAAGTGATCTTCCAAGGTCATCCGCTCTGGGTCAAGGTTGAAGTCGCCAAGCGGAAGATGCCTATCGTCTTTGAATACCCGGCCATCGATCGGGAAACTGTAGAGAAAGCCAGAGGCAAACAGTGAGTTCAGACTCTATTGAGAGGCCCGGTGTTGGCACCGGCATGATCGTCCACAAGTACCTTCCTGGTGGAGACCCGGAAGGGATTGGGCTGGAGTACATCCTGTTGGGAATTCGCAGGAAGGAATACGGATATGGATTCCTCAGTTTACCAGGCGGTCATGTAGAGAAGTACGAGTTGGCATCTGAAGCGGCTCGTCGTGAGACCGAAGAAGAGACGGGTCTAACTTTGGGAAAAGTCCATCTCGTCGGATTCACCGAGGACATCAGTCGGGAACAGGGCAAGCATTACATCACGATCTACTTCGTCGGAGAATGGATCGGCGGCGAGCCGGTCAACACAGAGCCAACCAAGAGTAGCGACTGGCAGTGGGTCCCAGTAACAGATTTGCCGAAGCTGCAGGACAAGATCTGGTATCCGTGCATCGAGAAGTTTCGACACATGGGGTGGTTATGAGCTACGTTGAAAATCTGGTGAATAACCTGGGAAAGAAAGAACCATTCAAGGCGTTCACGTTGCGAATTCCTGAGTCGCAAGCGAATCTGATCGAAGAGCATGCTCTGAGATTGAACGTCCATCGCCAAACGCTGCTTGTGGCAATGGTGCTGGATGGGCTCGCTGTTCTTCAAGAGAAGATGACCCAAATCTAGATAATCCTCGATTTTCCAGTATTGACTAACTGGGGACGATTAGGAATCTATGTGCGGAATCGTTGGGTACAAGCTGTACAATACTGACCGAGCACACGATGCCTTCAAGGTATTTGAGCGGCTGATGATTGAGGCTCAGGTTCGTGGGAAGCACGCGTCTGGGGTGTCTTGGGTGGAAGGTCCAACCTGGCAACAGGGAGAGGTCAAGACCTTCAAGGCGCCAATTTGTGCTGAGGCCCTGCTGGAAACGGCTGGCTGGACGGATCTGTCTTGCAAGATTCCGAAGACCATGATTGGACATTGCCGGTACTCCACCAGTGGAGACTGGCATGACAACAATAACACTCAGCCTCTCAGCACTCCGCAGCTGGCGATCGTCCATAACGGTCTGGTGTCTATGGCGACCAAGGAAGAGTTCGAAGCCGATTACAAGATCGACACCGAGACCGCCAATGACTCCGAGATATTCTTACGTCATGCATTGAAAGGCACCATTGCTGAGGCTTTTCGAAAAGTTTATGAAGTGGCTCCTCCTATCTTTGCTTGTGGATTCCTAGACTATCTGGGGTCCATCTATCTGATGCGGGACCACTTGAGACCTTTGTGGATGTTTGACTGTCCTGAATTGTCCATGCAAGGATTCGCTTCCACTCAGGACATCATCATGAGAGCCTTCGAGTTCGAGGGACACAAGTGTACAGTTCAGGAGTGTGAACCTTACACCATATACACCTTCTCTGGTACAGGAAAGTCCGTCAGTTCTCAGAGATACAAAACGTACTATGCTCCTGAGAAGAGATTTGAGAGACCTCCCATTGCGAACGTCATGATGAGCAAGCATTCGGTCCCTTTTGACAGCAAGCATGTGATTCTTGACCTCCCAATTTGGACCGGAGGAGACCATCGCAAGGCTCTTCGTGACTCATTCAAAAGGTACTGTGTATCCTCCGTGGCCTCCTGGGAGATAGATCCAAACTATGCTCTGCTGAACTACGTCTTCCGCCGGTGGGAGATGTCAAAGAGTCAGGAGTACTGGATTTGTTACTTGTATGGAGTGTTCTATCACCCCGGCTCTGTCTTCTATGTGATGCAGGAATTTCCTGAGTTCGAGAAGATCGACATCGGGCGGCTCCGTCGTTGGCATACTGAGAACTGGAAGAAGCTGAGGTACAACACGGACCGGAAGTATCTCAAGGGTCACTTCGTGGAGATGTTCGAGGACTATGTCAAGCAGATGGGCAAACAGACCTCGACTGCCCAGGAGGAATTCTTCGCCAAGCACCTCACCTCCACCAACAAGATTGAGAACTTCCACAACGTGACCAAGGCCCTGAACCAATTCATGCGCTTCGGTCGTTACAGTGTGTACATCTACACTGAGTGCCTTGCTCGCTGTATGGGAATGCCTCTCCAGGCTGACACAGTCTTCCTTAAAGAAGCTGACTCGCCACGCGCTGGCCTCTGCATCGTCCTGGGCAAAGCCGATTGGGCCTTCGAAAAACTCAACAAGGAGCAGTGGGCTTGGCTCGAGAAAGAGCTCGAAATTCTGATCAAGGAGATCCAAGTTGAGTACCCTCTGCTGGGCATGGATCACTGGTTCATGGAGTCGTGTCTGTGTGCATACAAGGGATACTTCCGGACCACCAAAGGTCGCTATCTGCCATACTACCTTGATCGAATGGCGGACGAGATTCAGCAGATGCAAGATCAGCAGGATATCACCAGCGGAATAGACTGGAATGTTCTATGGCAATTCAGGAAAGAAAACCTCATTCATGAGTATCTTGGAGAGTTGGTAGATCCTCCAAGAGTCAGAGTTACCCGATCCATGGAGCACGTCCTTAGAGATGAAGGTCGAATGATCGGCTTGTGGCCGATGATCAATCGAGGACTGCTACCCAACGCACCGATTGGAGTGTCCAAGTGAACACGATTGAAATCGTAACTGAGCCCAAAGAAGCCAGAAGGATCGTCAAGGATATCGGAGAGAAATCCTCAGTCCTGTCAGAAGTTGATATGGGAGTCTTCAGAGGGGCACCCCTCTATATCCTCCGTGACCCGGCTGGTGCCCTGCTCACGCTGAATGTCACCTATTTCGGCAAGAAGAGCAAGAACATCTGGGAACCCTATGCCAACTGGTACACAGCCTACACTCCGGTCGCCATCCGTCGCAAAGGATATGCCACGGAACTCTACAAGGTTGTCGAGGCCGAAGCGATCAAGCGTGGATGCAAGAGGATCAAGAGTCTGGCAGGAACCTATGCCGGCATGATGATGCACCATGCCCTGGGTCATCTGCTCTGGGGAATCACACCTGAGGTTCGCGACGAGAAGGGAAAGATGATCAGAGGCCGCGAAGTTTGCGTGGATGCTCCGCTCATCATGCGTCCTGAGTACTCTGTGGGTCGTATCCCGGGACAGGTGGTTCAGACTCTCAAGGAAAGTCCCTATCCTCCGGTCTGCCCTGTGACTCCTGACGAAATCGTGAGATGCATCGCCGGTAGCAAACTCCTGCGGTATGACTTGCAAGATCTTCCCAAAGGTTTCACTTGTTCAGTGAACTGAACATCAGTATATACCTCAAAGGGGGCAAAAATCATGGGTTACTACATTCAGACAGACTACAACCATGGCAAGGCTCAGGAAATAGCCGAGAAGTACAACGGAGTGCTCCTGGCCTCTGCACCCAAAACCTATGAGGATATCCCAGCAGGGAAAGCACTCATCGCTGTGGTGAACAATGGAGCATTTGAGGCAGCGGGTTTCTGCTACGATGCGAGTGAATTTGCCTGTTTCACAGATCCGAGGGATTCAAGATCATGTCGGTATGTGCTGATTGACCGAGACACAGCCGAAATACTTTCTGGTTACAAGGAATGACTCGCCTCAAGGTTTTGCAACAAAGTCAGATTGCGAACCTTCTCACCAAACCGGGTACATGTCCCAAGTGTGGAGCAGAGTCTAAATTTCCTTCGATTGGAGGATTCTGCTTCATGAATGGCTGCAAAGGAACTGTGATCCTTGGTTCAGGAAGTTTAGTATTGGAGATTATCATGAACGAAGAACAACAACTTGTGGTTAGACATCCTGTAGGATCCCCGGTGTGCTTGATTGCTGGAGCAGGTAGTGGAAAAACTCTAGTTCTTACTGAAAGAGTGAGATGGCTCATTGCAGAGGCCGGACAAGAACCTCGCAAATTAGCTGCTCTAACTTTCACCAATAAAGCTGCAAACGAGATGGCTGATAGACTAGGAGTCACTGTTGACACCCCTAGAGATAGAGTGCCTCGAGTATCCACAATTCACTCGTTGGCTCTGGCAGCAATTAGAAGAAATCCTAGAGGATTTGGTCTGCAGGAGAGAGTGTCTCTACTAGATGACTATGATCAGGGTATCCTGCTTAAAAAGATCATCGATCGTGAAATTAAAGAAAGTGATCGTGATCAGTTCAATCCCTGGAATTTGCTTGAACGAATTGCCTATCATCGTGCCAGAGGAGTTGGGTTTTCAACTGATTATACTGCTGAAATTCATCAGCAATCCCTGCATAGTCATTCAGGATATCATGCTCTTGATTCTGAGGTAGTTTATCTGTGGAAGAAGTTCGAAGATGAAAAACAAGCCACGTCTACATTAGATTTTTCGGACATGCTCCATCTAGTGGTGCGACGTGTTCAGGCTGATAAATCCTGGGCAACTGCTTGGGCCAAGATGTTCAACTATGTCCTTGTGGACGAGGTTCAGGACCTTAGTCCGGTTCAATGGCAGTTTGTGGAATCTCTCATTCCTGTGGACAATTTCAACTTGTTCGTTGTAGGAGATTTGTCACAAAGTATCTACGGCTTCAACGGCGCTGCTCCAGAGATCCTCAAGGCTTACAGTGAGAAGTGGCGTGGTGTAACCCCAACACTCTACCGGCTCGCTCAGAACTACCGGAGCGTGCCTGAGATCGTTGGTCTAGCGAACGCTGTGCAGAAGAAAATGGTGATGACTATCCCTCTACAGATGGCCTCTGCCAGAGGAGAACTGGGACACACAGGCACCACCAGCTTGATGAAGGGTGGAGAGGACGACGGTACTCCCCGGGAGATCGCCAATCGGATCGCTTCACAGATCTATCGTGATCGGCAGACGACTCCCTACAAGGAGAACGCAATCCTTGTCAGATCGGGCAAGAGCCAGGTTCGCGACCTAGAGGCCGAACTGGTCAAGTTGCGCATCCCCTATGTGGTGCGCGGCGGCCAAGGACTTCTTCAGACCGAGGAGGTCCGTGATGTCCTTGCTTATCTCCGACTGGCGGTCAATCCCAAGGATTTCATGGCTTTGAATCGAGCGATAGCGGCTCCCAAGAGAGGTCTTGGTACGGTCGCCCTAGAGAAAATTCGTGACGTTGCCAACAAGCAGTTCGCCGGGGATCTCCTGTCGGGATGCTGGGCAGTGAACAAAGACAAGGCCGGTGCCTTCGTCGATATCGTCAAGCACATCCAGCAGAAACACGATGACCCGGTCAACGCATTCGACTTCGCAATCAAGCTCTCGGGATACAGCAACTATCTCAGAGACAAGTACAGGAAGGATGTTGAGAAGCTGACCATCAAGCTCGAGAACCTCGAGCGGCTCGCGCTCCTCGTAGTCGGTCTCCTTGAAACGAACATCATGAACTTGGCAGACGTGGTCTTTCAGTTGTCCATGGATGAACAGGCCAAGGATGAAGACAAGGATGGTCGTGTGGTCATCTCCACCATTCACAAGGCCAAGGGATTAGAATGGGATGCGATTTTTCTAACGAACTGTTATGAAGGCTCATTGCCCCATATGTATTCGATGGGAAATGAAACAGAAATCGAGGAAGAAATGCGCCTATTTTACGTGGCACTCACTAGGGCCAGAAACAAAGTGACTATCTGTGTACCAACTTTTCTTCTGAAGAAGACTAGCACAGGATGGACTAAGACCCCGGTTGAGCCAAGTCGCTTTTTGACGATGTTAGGAATTTCCTGACTTCTGCTTCCGATTCTGGAGGTAGACGAAGAGTGAAGACTGCTGGTGTATATCAAATATACAATCGGAATTCCAAGAAGTCCTACGTTGGAAGTTCTGTGGATATTTATGGAAGATGGCAAATTCATATTCAAGGATTCAAAGACGGGAGCCACACCGGCCCAAAGCTGCTTCGTTCCTGGAAGAAGTATGGTTCAGAGGTTTGGGATTGGAATGTGCTTGAAGAAATTACTAACCCAAACAGAGCAAAATTGGAAGAACGAGAACAATTCTGGATTGATAAGCTAGATGCTTTCCACAATGGATACAACAGTCTAGCTAAGGCGTACAGTGGTGCTGGAAGAGTTCAGTCTCAAGAAGAAATACGAAAAAGAGTTGAAACTCGAAGAAGAAGGGGGAACTACTGTCATACAGCAGCCTCCAGAAAGAAAATTGGTGATGTACAGAGAGGCAAGACAAAAGGGCCTATGAGTGCTGAACAGAAGCAATTGTTGTCCAAGATACGAAGAGAAAACCCTTGGTCAGAACAGCAGATTGCTGATATTCGAAGTCGGAGGATAGGCCAGAAAGCCTCACAGGAAACAGTTGACAGACTTAGTGAATCACACAAAGGGCAGGTAAACTCTCCTGAACAAATCCGCAAAAGTATTCGCAATCAGATGATGACTAGGCGAGCGATGGGTCAATTTCTCTCAAAGGAATCATGTGATAGATGGGATATCGAATTTGTACCCGCTCTGGCATGAAATTCCGTAGAGAAAACTATGAGCGTTGAGAGTGTCACCGAACAGGCAATGCAGTTTGTAGAGAAGTACCAGTATTACTACGACATTGATTGGGGTCGTACCCGCTGCCATTTCTGCGGTCATTCCGACGTGGGCGGCAAGGGAGGGTCTGAGATCACCCATGCAAAGGATTGCCAGGGAGAGGCCCTGAAAACCGAGTATGCAAGGATCAAGGACGAGATCCAGAAGAAGCAAATTGCTGACGACGAAGAGGTCGACAAACTTATGGAAGAGAGATGAATTCAGTGGAAATCAGCATCCTTTCGAACTCATTGTCTCTTCCGGATCTTCTGGAAGCGAATGGCAGACTCAAGTTGCTTCCCGCTGAATCCTACGATCAGATTTCACATGACGCCTTGCGAGTCTGGTGCAATCAGAATGCCAGGTATGGGCTGCCGACTACTGAACTCGTGGCATGGCTTCGTGAGCGTATCAACGGAAGAAAAGCAATTGAGATTGGTGCTGGTTCTGGAGACCTGGCTCACTATTTGGGTATAGCTGCAACAGACAACAGGATGCAGGAATGGCCAGAGATCCGCCAGCACTATGCAATCATGAGACAGCCTGTCATAAAGTATCCCAGCGAGGTTCACACCCTAGACGCAGTGGAAGCAGTTGACTTCTATCAACCAGAAGTTGTGATTGCCTCATGGGTCACTGAGTGGATCGACCAGAACCTTCCTCCTCCAGAGTCAGGTGGAAATGTATGAAACGTGAAGATTCATGGACAGAAGAAGATTATGGCTCTGCCTCACGAAGAGTACAATCTTTCCTTCATCCGCAGTCGTGCCACTTCTCCTGAATTGAACCGGGTTTGGATTTGGCAGAACTGAGATTTCCACAGTAATAGTCAAATGGAGGATCTCATGCCAAATATCGAAGACCATCCAGTGAAGCAGGTTGGTGGAAGTCATTACAACAAGAAGTCCAAATGCCCTCATTGCTCAGGGATCATTCAGCACTGGGACTACGCAGCCGGACTTCCGTACCTGGATGCTCAGATCAGCAAGTACATTGATCGTCATCAGGACAAGAACGGCTTCCAGGATCTGCTCAAGTCTCAGTCCTACCTGACCAAAGCGATGCTCTTCTACTATCCCGAGGAGTATGCCCAGCACCAGATTGCCGAAGCGGCTGCTCGTCCTAATCCTACAGCAGTGATTGCTGTGGATCAACTTAGGATCCTGCTGGGCACAGTTGCCGAGTTCCTTCATCGCAAGGGAGACATCTCTGATGAGCAGTTGGAAGATGGCTTGAATTTCAATGAGGCCGTCTCCCGCCTGCAATCACTTCCTCTGAACAAGACCCGCAAGTCTCCCAACGAGCGGCGGCGCGACATAGAAATGGCCAAAGTGAAGGACATGGGAGACTTGCTTGATACCTGACTGGAACAGGACGAACCTATGTTCACCCTGGATGATTAGGCCATCGCTCTCTTCCACCAAGGACCAGGTTTGGCAGCAGTGCCGAGGAATTTAGCATCGTTGGGATTCTTGGCCACGATGTCTTGGTAGTGAGCCAGACGGAAGTTCTGAAAGGCTGAAACCAGATGACTGATGTCAAGAGCATTGGCGGCGGCCACGGTCATGGGACCCATGCCTCCGTCCACCTTGAGTGTTCCACCGAGAGAGTTGATGGCCTTCTGGAAGATTTCGACAGCGGTCACTTCTCCAGCATTGACTCCTGCATCGAACAATCTCTTGGCAATGTCATCAGCCAGCTGACCATAGTGGATGCCCCAGAAGTTACCTTGATAGAAAGCCTGAACATCCGGACCTCTCTGCGACTGAGGAACCAGGGCGATCTTGGCAAACTGAGTGGGGAAAGCAGCACTGTTGATTCCGGAAATGGCAAATGCACCAATCCGTTTTCCATTGCCGTCATACTGATTAGGCACGTCATCAACTTGTGCGTATTGGAGTTTGGGGTCTTCAAAGACCATTGTCCAGGCGAATGCGATGCTAAACGACGCCATGAAATTTTCTCCTTGTGTTACGAGATTGAAAGTCGGTTTTGCCATTTTGGAAGTAGCTTGACCGTTCCAGAAGAAACTAAGTGACTCAGTTGATCTCCTTGTATCTTGTGAATGTTGTCTTCTGTGAGCACTTTGAACTTATCTCCTAGGAGATTTTTGGCGGCAGCAAATTTGGCCTTATTACCCTCTGTGTACGTCAATGCTCGAGGTTTGATTTCAACAAATTCCTCTGTGAGAGGAAGATAGAAATCAGGAAAGAAATTCTTAGATCCGGTTGAAGTCTGGTAGGGAATTTTGTGGTATTTCTTCTCAGCGGATTCCCAAACAGTACCTTCCTCATCAAATTTGAGCATGTAAGAGAGTTCAAGGAGACTTCGAAAGTAGTGAACCCGATACCAGCCGCTCCATCCACAACCGGAACCGATAGGAGAGGGTTTTCCAAACATGGGGTTGTTGGATCCGGAAGAAGCTAGACTCCATTTAGCTCTGGATGCTATCATCCTACAGTCGGCTTCTTCCTTCCCATAGTTCTCCAGCCAGACTGAGTATATAGAACGGCCAGCCATGGAATTAGATTCAGTCATTTTCCTACTGTGATCTTCTTTCCAATCCTTTGTATGAGGACGTCCCTGTTTAGAGTTGAGTTCAGATTTACGACGATCGGCTTCTTCCGTTCCGTACTTCTCAACCCACAGATCATACGGATTTCTTCCTTTCATAGTGCCTGGTTTTCCAAATCTAGGATTACTGGATCCCTTGAAACGCTCCTTTCTTCGAGCAATTTCTTCTGGGAAGGAACAAGCAAGACATTTATTGGTGGGAATTCCCTCCAGCCTATATGTCATTCTGAATGACTTACCACATGAACAGATTTTCTCAGTATTAGTTCTCATAACCTGGAAACAGGAAGTCTCAATGTTAGGGGAATTAACGAATGGGGAACCTAGTTGTGAACATCCGCTCCACGAATGGCGGAGGGAAAAGTACCATTGTCAGAGCGATTCTGAGTGTATACGATGGTCAGCCCATTCTGGATGAAAAAGGCAAGATCCGTGGATACGTGTGTAAGAACGTGGTTATCCCTCCTAAGAATCCAAATAACAAACAGATGCAACCCAAAGATTTGTATGTTCTAGGCTCCTATGTCAATGAGTGTGGTGGATGTGACGGGATCAACACTCAGGATAAGATCTGTGATCTCATTCGTGAGTGGGCTCCTCTGGGCAACGTCCTGTATGAAGGTTTGCTGATCTCCGGTCTGTTCAGTCGCTACAACAGTTTGGCTGATGAACTCAATGAGCATCACTTCATCTTTGGCTTTCTCGACACCCCTCTCCAGCGTTGCATCGATCAGACGCTGTCCCGCAGGGCGGCCAAGGGGAATATCAAGCCCTTCGATCCTTACAAGACTCTGGCGCCGAAGTTCGAGGCTATCATCTCATCCAGGAAGAAGTTCGAACTGGCGGGAACTGACAAGTGTGAGTGTTGCAAGATCAAGCCCTGCCAGTCCAAGACCAAGGACGTGCGGACCATTCCTCACAAGCAAGCGGTCTCAACTGTGTTGGGTTGGATCAGGGATGAAGCAGAGGCCTTTCATCATCAGTGGGAACCAGATTTCTCGGAGGGTGAACCTGATCCCAAGGATCCCACTTGTGGAGTGTGCGGTCGTGCAGACGATCTCTATCACTTCAAGAGATCTGAATTCAAAAAGAAGAACCTCTCCGCTTAATCTCGGAGAGGTTCTGGTCTTAGCGGCAAATACTGATTACAGCAAGGACGCGAATTTCAGGAAGAAACTGTTGGTTGCCGAAGGTGGCGCCATGCAGATGCCAATGGGAGGAACAGCAACTCCTCCCGTTGCCTTGACGTCGAAGAGTGAAGTTCCGGTGATGACCAGATCGTTGCCGATTCCAACTGGACTGCCGGTAAGAACGATCGTTGCACCAGCGCCAGGGTTAGTGGCAACCACTCCGGTGGGAAGACCACCAGCAGCCGGCAGAGCATTCAGCAGAAGAACGGCGGCTGGAAGGGTCGTGTCATCCGGAATAACGATAGTGGTGGTGGTTGTCACCACGTCATAGACCGCAGTCGCAGAGACCGTCAGAGTGTTGCCTGTTCCAACGATACCTGTAAAGACGATCGAGGCACCAGAGACAGAGGCGGTCACTCCAGCAGGAAGATTGCCAGCGGTATTCAGCAGAGTGACAGCACCGCCAAGAGTTGTTCTTGCAGGGATGACAGTGGTAACTGCGCCAACCGCAGCGATGTTGATCACAAAGCTGCCAATCACAGTGTCGCCGGCAGCGGCAAAGGTGTAGGTCGCGGTCGCAGGAACCAGGGCAGTGGGTACGGTTGGAGTGGGGTTTGTAATCAGAGTTCTTGCGCCAAGTCCAACAACGAAGTTGCCAAAGAGGGTGTCTGCGGCAGCGTTGAAGGTAAACGTCGCGGTGGAAACTGCAGCAACTTGTGCCAGAACTACCGAGGGATTGGTCAGCGCCAGAGGAATGATCGGAGCGGTCGCAACCATGAGTCCAGAGTTGACTCCGGCACCGCAGTAGATGGGATGTCCGGCGACGAATCCACTGCCGGCATATGCTTGACTGTCCACTCCGCCCTTGAGCATTGCGCGGAAGATTGGAGCTTTCTTGGAGCCGGAAGGTCCGATTGCCCCAGCGAACTCTCCAGGACCGTTTGCGAGCAGTCCATAGGGGTTCATGGTGTACGCATCGCAAGGCGCGATGAGTGGGAATCCATCTGCTGAGTACGTTCCCACCATGGCCATAACTTTTCCGCCAAGGTAACCAGCGTTGGTGAGGGTAGTCTGGTCAACCCCTGGGGTGCCAGTCAAAACCACGTTAGGAACCGTGGTTCCATCGTTCTGGCCATAATAGTCCAGTTTGAGCATGTGGATTCTCCTTTACTGTGATGCTATAGAGAATCCTGTAGGTGAAAATGTAGTTGAATTATGGTTACACTATCACAGCCCGGTTGATGTAGGTTGCCTTGACACCGTTGTACTCTTCGTGTTTGGTGATGGTTCCTTTCAAACTAACAATCTTTCCGATGGCGTCAATCATGGAATTCACATTGTAGCTTCCGTCGCCCAGCTGCAGTTCGTTGGAAGCGAACCACTTGATGACATTGCCAGTCGGGTCAGCGAAGGTGTAGAGGTAAGAGCCACCGAAGTCAGTCTCTTCACAGTGATCTCCCGGCCCAATCCTGCCATTCGCGGAGTTGAGCATACTGCTTGTCGGTGAGAGGGTTCAGGCCGCGAAGGTACATCGTGATCTCGTCACGAACAGCTTGCTTCAAGTTCTCGAGAGTCTTCACCGGGAGGCGAGGATCGTCATCGACCTGAAGGTTGCGCGCCCAAGAAGGGAGCTTGGCTTTGGCTGTGGTGTACTTCTGCTTGATGACCTTTGCTCTATTTTCCATACTTCTCTCTACGGAGTTCATGTGAGTTTCGGGTAGTGAAATCAGGTGTAAAACAGTTACCCTCGTGGGAAATCTAGGTATATCATTGAATTCAGGAGATAGGAAAACGAAATGGAAGCGGAAGTTACTACTGAAATCATGATTACTGATTTTCTCACTGGAAGTGGAGATCTGGTAGTTCAAACATCAAACCCCAAATTGGCAAAAGAGCTTGAAGTTTTTCTGAAACAGAGCATTTCGAAGGGATACTTGAGATTCACCCCTGAAAATCAAGGTTCCAAAAGTCCCTCTAGAATGACCATGCTGAACCCAGATCCCAAGCCCACAAAGATCGAGTCTAGAAATAGAATGACCTTGTCCGCCGTGTAACGAGATCCTTTACAAGTCAAGCGGTCGTCTTCGGGCGACCGTTTTTCTTGATTATACCTCTTCGGCCAGTTTAATAGCCGCCTTGGCAGCATGAATATCAAATGAGTCCAGCGTGGTGCAACTGTTGGCTCCGATTTCCACGCGAGAGTCATTGATGTTACGCTTGATCGCTGCTTCTACTTCAGCAGCAGTCATTGCTCCACGGTATGCATTCGTGACTTCAATGTATCGAACTGCCTGTTTGAGCGATTTTAATAGTGCTTTGTTCATGATTCCCTCCAGTTCTTTCTACCGAAGGGACACGAGTTTCGGGTAATGTGGAAACTTACTTGACTTCCTGATCCTTAGTATGGTTGCTCTAACACAAGGTGAACAAGAGTTTTTCGTGTACGCATACCTTCGTTCTAAGGATTCTCAAACGGCACCAAAGGGAGCTCCTTACTACATAGGTAAGGGGAGGAATCTTCGTCCGTATGAAGATCACAGGAAGACTCCTATTCCAGCTGATCCTTTGAACATAGTGATCTTGGCTGGAAATCTTTATGAGAAGGATGCTCTTCAACTGGAGATGAACCTGATTTATTTGTATGGTAGGAAAGATAATGGAACTGGAATACTGATTAATCATACAGATGGAGGAGAAGGAGTTAGCGGATGGAAGCACTCTGAAGAAACTAGAATTTTGATTGGTGGCTCTGTTAGAAATAGTCTTAAGGCTCAAGCCTCGAGGCGCAGTCCCAAGAAATTGGCAAGGCTTGCTGCTTGGCACAATACTGAAAGAGGAAAGCAGTTTACAAGAAAAGCTATGTCTAAAGGATGGGATTATGTGCGAGATAACTGGTTGGGATCCGCAGAGGCCATCGCTCATTTGAAGAATTGGAATGACAGTGAAGAAGGAAAATCTCATCGTGAAAGACTGGCTTCACATCCTTTTAGAATTGAGAAATCTAAACAGAGTGTTCGTATATGGAATGCTACGGAAGAGGCTGCGAAACATCGGAGGAAAACTCTTGAGATTCTTCGGAAAACGTACTTTGGAACAGATGATCACTTGAATCAGGTGCAGTCAATGGGAAAAGGAAACAAGGGGAGGATAAGAATCCATCATGAAATCCTTGGAAGCAAAGCCATAAAACAAGAAGAATGGCAGAAATATGAAGCCAACGGATGGAAACGAGGAATGAAGCCAAGGAATGGCTTTCAAGTTCTAAGTGAGGTGGTGAGCTCGTGCAGACTTTGACCCAAGGAAAAACTCTAGGACCAGGCGATCTGGGCATTCTCATCCATGATGCCAATGGAATGCTGATGAATCCGACCGCCATCAATTATGACATCTACAGTAATGTCAGTGGAGTGTTCTCGCCGGTCGTGTTAAGTCAGACTCCTGGAAACACGAACATCGGAGCTTACTATGTTCCAATCACTATCCCGACCAGCTGGGAAGGTGAGTATCAACTGCGATGGAATCTGGTTCAGTATCCTGTCAGCAACGTAGCAGGAGCAATCACCTCTGGTGTGTTCATTCCCGGGGAGATTGTCATCCAGAATGTCACACTCGCTTCTGCGACAATGGTGCTGGCTTCCACTGGTAGCATGCAGATCAACGGATTGACCCCTGCTCAAATCCTGACCACAAATTCAACTGATATCTGGGTCGGTCAATCGAGCAATGCTCAGTTCACTCCAACTTCAACTCCTGTCCTAGTTTCTGATGTGGTGACTGAAGACTTCTTCGTGCAGGTGGTCGACTACGCTTCCAACAGTTTCGAAGCACCGTCGATGATCGTAGCTCGGAAGCCTGGGATGGACCAAAAGACAGCACAGATGATCATGAGTGTCAGAGAGCTTCTTTCAGACACCAATCCGGATAGAAACTACCATTTCCGTCCTCCAACTCCGAGCAAGATCGTAGCAGGATACACTTCGAGAGTGGGGTATATCTGGGTCGACATGACAATCACACTCATGCTGAAGATCACGATTGCCCAACTCAATACCTGGAACCCTATGGCTCTCACCAACTACAACATTCGCTCGATTCCTGAAGACTGGGCTGAAGCGGCGGCGGTCGGCGCGGCGGCCAAGTGCTTGCTGGGAGAATCAGCTCGCTGGGCGGAAGAAGAGTTCGGATACAGCTTGAATGGTGTGAGTTTGGACATCAATAAATCCTCTCTGTACCAAGGTCTAGGACAGACCTACACTGCTATGTTCGAAACCTGGGCACCTCTAATCACCGCGAACAGACCAGCGAGTGTGGGTCTCAGACAGCAACGCTGGCTATTGGGCTAGACAAGAAAACGTACTTTCCAATCTCCACCAGTATCAGTGAGTGGAGGTATGGCATGTTTGTCTACGTGATCGTCAATGTGGTAAACTGCAAGATCTATGTCGGTAAAACGAAAGAGAACAATCTTCAACATTATTGGTCTAGGCAGAAAGATTCAATTCTGAAAGGCGATGCTGGAAAGCCTCATCTCTATAATGCTGTTCGAAAGTATGGTTGGGATAATTTCACTATCTATCCTCTCGTTACTGATTGTGCAAATAATGAGGCTCTCTGTGTTTGGGAACAAGCACTGATTAAGATTTTCTTAGCTCGTGATCCTGAAATCGGATACAATATTTGCAAAGGTGGAGAAGGGCATACTGCACCTCACTCTGAAGAATCTCGTCTCAAGATAATTGAAAACACTCGTCTCATGTGGCAACGTCCTGGTCATAAAGAAAGGTTCTCTGCCAAGATGATGGGACATCTCACTTCGGAGGAAACCATTGACAAAATCAAGGCAGCCCGTGCAGTCCAAGACGAAACTCCTCGAGTAGCTGGTTGCCGGAAATATGCGGAAGAACATCCGGAAGAAATGTCAACCCGCATGTCTCGTGAAGTTCACTCCCTTGGAGGCAAGTCTCATTCCAGAGAAACCCTACAAAGAGCCGGTCGGATAGCTGCTCGAAGTCTTCCAAAGGCTCATCACACACGTTGGCATCTCAATCGAGGAATTAAAAAACCAGGATGTTCCTTTTGTGAACTTTCTCTTTCTCTATAGTCATGAACTCAAAACTTCTCAAGAAAGCAAAATCGGCGGAAGAGATCATTCAGGAGATCAAGCTGGATCACAAGGTGGATCCATTCTTCTCCCCGATGGTCCAAGAGTTCCGCAACCGCTGTGTTCGGACTGTGATTGGATTCCTGAAGAAGACAATCCAGCCTATGGCTTCTTACAGCGATGGCACGTACACTTGTTATGTACTCAGTGACTGGGAGCACTCCCAGATCTGGATGAAAGCAGGAGATCCTTACCCGGTCCCATCTGGGAAGTGGATGGATTTCCCTGAAGAACACTGGGGAATTTCACAAGAAGACTATGACGCGCTCCCTAACGAGAAGAGGGCTGAGTTGGAGTGCAAGGAACAGGTGACGAAGTGGATGCCCTCTCAATTTGAGGACAAGAAGAAGGAATTCTACCATCCTGAAGAGCACGAAACAGAGTTCCTTAATCCAGCCAAGAAGAAACACCCCGAATGGTTCAAGGCAAAATCCTAACTTTCTCTTTCTCGATTGAGGAAGAGATATGATTTGTGGGTTGGTAGTCCTCAATTCGAGCTATGTCGGGAGCCGTGACCTGTGGTGGCCAAATGATCCCAAGGCCACAGTGGGATACAATGTCTACCGAGCTATCGACTATCCAGCCAACTGGCAACTGCTCAATCTTGCTCCAATTCCTGGTCAGTTCTATCGTGACATTTCAACTCTAGCCTCAACCACTTACACAGTGCAAGATTCCGACTGGATTGAAAAGGGAACTTTTGGTCGCTGGTCATTTCAGATTCCAGACGTTCCATATTCAGGGATTGTGGAGACCAGACCTCAGGTGGCCACTTCTCCTGAGGATGTCAGTGTCATACTTGCAACGGATCTGAATTTCCTGAATGGTTCCCTCACCACAGTTTCTGGTACCGATGTTCTCTCCGGAACCATTTCTCTACAAGTGGGAGTATCAACTCCTGTGGTTTTCACAACCACCTCCAACAATAGCATCGTACTGCTTGCGGCGGCCATCACAGCTGCGTCCATCGGAGTGACTGCCACCCTTGTCGCTTATGGTGGACCATATACCCTTTCGCTGGCACCAACCGTTCCTACAGATACTCTCACGGTGATATCGAGCCTCGTTGCAACCTCGACTGTTCGCCCTGCGATGGTGAGTGGAATTGACAAGGCCATCTGGATCAATGTTGACAAGACTCTGCCAATCGGTGGTGCAGTTTCCAACTTCCCAATTTCGGCTCTAGCCAGTGTCACTACCTTCAAGGTGACTTACAACCAGTTGACGAACTTCGTCGACATCTATACCAACATGGTGCGGACATACTACACCGTGGTCCCAGTAGGAGCAAGTGGAGATCTCCACGCACCCGGTGCTGCAGGATCGGAAATCGTCAACACTCAGACGATTGAACGTCTGAATTACATGCTCAAGGAGCAGATACGGAGAAATGCCTGGCTCTTTGAGAGAGTAGGAGAGCCAGCATTTATCATGTTCCGGATGTCGCGAGGTACAGCGTGTGGCTGCGTGGGAGACGGAGTTGGAGAGCCTCGTCACGGCTGCCCAGTGTGTTACGAAACAGGATGGGTTGGCGGATACTACGGACCATTCGACATTGTCTACATTCCGCCAGACACGGCAACCAATACCACCATTGAGGAGGGAGGCCGGAAAGTAGAGCGCATCTCGAAATCCTACCTTGGACCGACTCCCATCATTCAAAATGGTGACCTCATCATTCGACGGAACGGTGAACGGCTGATCGTGTTCGACATGAACTATACGCAGCCTCAGGGTGCTATCGCTCAGCAAGAGTTCAATGTCAAGTTGCTGAATCCCAAAGACACTCGTTACCTCATTCCGGTCATTGCTGGGAATCCATATCCTCCCACTTTGTACAATCCATTGCAGGCGAATGTCAACGATGGAGTACCTGGCGTCGATCCGGAACCTATCTTCGAAAAGACCAATCAGCCAGATGCTCAGTGGGAAAATCCCAATCCAGAAGTTGGAAGGACAACGGTTTGGGGGGCAATAATGTCATGATAGTCTACTTGGTACGAAACAGGATAAATGGTAAGATGTATGTAGGCCAGAGCATCAAGGATACTCCTGATGATCGCTGGTATAGACACCGGCTGGAATCATCTAGAGGATCGCGTTATTACTTGCATAGATCCCTTAGAAAGCACGGAGAGGCAGCATTTGACATCAGTACAATTCAACATTGTGATAGTCCTGAAGAACTGAATGAGGCTGAAGTCTTCTGGATAGAGAAACTTGGAACTTTTGTCGATGGGTACAATATGACAAAGGGAGCTGATGGTGGAGAACCTAACAAAGATGTTAGGAAACGAATCAGCAAGGCAGTGAGAGGTGAAAATCATCCTTTTTGGAACAAGTGTCTACCGGAAGAAACACGACAGAAAATGAGATTGTCTAGACCAAAGGGTTCCACTCAACACGGAGGAGTTACTAAGCATTCAGAGGCTACAAAGCAACGAATAGCAGAGACTGTGCGACTGCGCCGGCAGCAGAATAACTGGAGCAGAGATAAATCTCTGAATCAATCTCGCCTGACAACTGAAGAGCAGATGCGAGAAGGAAAAGAAGTGTTCATTCCTCCTTGTTTGACTTCACAATCCATCTAAGAACACACGGAGTTTCCATGGCCAAAGAATCAAAACTCGCAAACATGCTTGCATCGTTCGCTGGAGTTGCAGAGGAAGGAACCACCAAGACCGCTGCTATTCTCACGACTGATGACCATCCTTCCACGAACATGGAACTACAAGTGATCGTGGGAGATCCGGATGATGTGGCGATCTCGACCTTCGCTCAGTTCAGGCCGAATCCACATGATGAACAGATTCCAAATCCTCTATCTCCGATCCAAGGAGACGAAATCTTCTTCATGTACATGGATCCTGGAGCCGTGTTCCAGTCTCATGATGGACAGCAGTGGATCATCGAGGAATACGACTGGGATGGCCGTGTGGAACTGACCAATCGCTGGTATCCTCGGATGAATGCGCAGGTGTCCGTCAACGACGTCCGGAGATCTATAGCTGCCTGGATCGAGCCTATCCAACAAACCGTCCCGCCACCTCCACCGGGAGTAGACTACGGTGCTCAGCTTGTCAAAGTTGTGAAGTAGGGATGAACAATGCTGGATCTAACAGGCGCAAACTTGGCGGCATACATACTGCGGATCTGCAGGAATGTGGTGAGCAGCAACCCCCGGTTTAGACAGACGCTGGGGGATGTCTCAGCATTCACTAGCAATCGAGTAAGTTTTGGTGATGCCCAGATCATTGTCAAGAATGTGACAGCCCAGGGAACTCGCCTGTCACCAGACTATTTCATGTTCACACAGCGTGGACGCGGCCTCGTGGCCAAGGTTCGTGACTATGCTGGGACGTTCGTGGAGTGGATGATTCCATTTAGTGAGAGTCTCATTGACCCTGGTGTGTACTATCTCGCAGTGAATCCTCCTACCGTAGTTGACGGTGTCGTCACTGTACCCAATCCCAATGAGCAGAATGCCACAGTTTCACTGAATGTCAAGAAGTTCAAATGGCGTGAAGGCAACTTGTCGAACGCAGAGGGAAGCTGGGTGTACTTTGCTTCTGGCATTGACACTTCGACGGTGTACATTGAAAATGCTGATACACCCTTGAGTCCAGTGACTTTCGCGGCGGTCCCTGGTCGAGTCTTGCTACAATCCATCGTAAATAACATCAATTGCTCGATCGGACTGGGAGGACTGGTTCTTGTACCCTACAGAGATTTCTGGTATCAAAGAACGAGTACTGTGGACATCGGTACGAGCTTGGGTGGAATCCAAACATTTCTGATTCCTGGAGATTGGATCTCTATTCAGATCACAGACAACAACGGATACATTCTTCGCCAAGGAATTGACTACGTCTTTGTCTCTCCGACTCTCATTCGTGTGGCAGCTTGGAACACTCCTGGCACGCAATTGTATGTCGTGGGAATTCAGAAAATCAATCCCACAACTGCAAGCGCGTTGAATCCTGAGAACATTCTCAATGTCACTCTTGACCCAGGGGAAACTTTGGCGGCTGGTCAGGTGTTCGTAAACACTTCAACTCGAAGCAATCTGATTCTCATCGCAAACAGTGATGGTACTGTCAATCTTCCGTATCCTCTCAATCCTGGGGAATGGATGAGATTCGAAATTCGCATTGATACAGGGGCAGAGACCACAGTAATTGCCAAAAAGAGGGGCATCAACATAAATCTGATTCCTGGATATCGAGTTGCCATCGGGGATTCGGTTACTGCTGGAGATCAGGTTGCTATCATCATTGCCCCACAGATGTGTGAGACGTATAACGTCTACGGCTCCAAGGACAACGTGAACTTCACGCTGGACTGTAAGGCCAACGACTACTCGACCGCCTCAGAGATTGCTGAGCTCATTAAGCAAGCCTTGCTGATAACTCAAAGAGTATCCATGGAGCGCGATGGAATCACGATCTTCGAGGCTGCCAGAGATATACAGGGTGAGGCTCGTGATGAGAGTGGCACGGCCACCCGGTACATCTCAACTTTGAATGTATCTGCCATGTGTGACTGGAAAGTCTATCTTCCTCTAGTGACTCGTGTAGTTGCGATCGATGTCACAGAAACTCCCTACTATGCCGGATATTCAAGTCAGATTTCGATCGTTCCGAGATACAACGAACTGGGTATGACCCAGTTCATTTCGCCTTCAATCATTCCTCCGGAGATCGTAATTGAGATCAACGGAATTCCGATCACGCAAACGCAGAACAACACTCCTCAATTTGTAACACCGCAGACAATCATCGAAGTCAACGGTGTATTCGTCAACCAGTATCTCTGAGGATTCTGATGACTACCGTCTTTATCAGGTACAACTCGATAACCCCGGCTCCTCCAACGGGTCAGCAGAACATCACGTTCAATGCCTTTAGCAACCTGGTTTCTGCTTCAGATCCAATTTTTGTGGGAGATACAGGAACTGGAGGTCTGGCGGGCAATGTTCCTGCTCCAGCTATTGGCGATGCAATTCATTTCCTCAGAGGTGATAGAACCTGGGCTCTACCAACTCCGCAGGTTCAGGTTGATTGGAATGCAACTTCCGGTCTTGCATCGATTCTCCATAAGCCAACTCTAGCCACGGTGGCAACCTCCGGTAGCTATACGGATCTCTCTAATAAGCCAACACTTATCAGCACTTTTACCAATGATGCTGGATATATCACAGCAGCAGGTGCTCCGGTTCAATCGGTGGCAGGTAGAACTGGTGCTGTGACTTTGGCGGCGTCTGACATCTATGGGTTGGCAGCCGTAGCAACCTCAGGTTCATACCTGGATCTCAATCACACTCCCGTGATTCCGACTGCTCAGATGAATTCTGATTGGAATGCTGTCAGTGGAGTGACCGAGATTCTGAATAAACCCACGTTGGGAGGCGCGGCTGCTCTGAATGTTGGAACCACAGCGGGTACGGTGGCTGCTGGTGATGATTCTCGCATTGTCAATGCAGCAAGCAGGTCTCTTGCCATCGCTTATGCAATCGCTTTGTAAGACTTTCTGATGTGAATAATAGGAGTACTTCATGCAAGTAATGGTTGGTCAAAACTACGGATCATACACCTTTGATGCCTCCACAGGTGTGATCACTCTATCTGGTCTTCCAGCTCCTCTTGCTGCCGGACAGGTGAAATTGATCATCAATGCGGCGACCAACATCATCATCTTCAACCTTGCAGATCCTACTCTGACTGCTGTGGTGTCTGAAATCCACAGTACTATCACGTTGGCATATAATACAACGGCCATGAGTAACCTGGATCCTCTTCAGATCATCATGGAGGTTCCAATATACGAAACTGTCAGTGTGGATAATTTTCCTTCCACGCAAGCAGTTAGTGGATCAGTCAATATCTCAAACTTGCCATCGATACAATCTATTTCAGGATCAGTGAGTGTCAGCAATCTTCCTTTAACTCAGACTGTAGCAGGATCAGTTAGTGTCAGCAACTTTCCATCTTCTCAGATAGTGACAGGAGTCTTTTGGCAGACCACCCAGCCAGTATCAAGTACTCAACTCCCAGCAGCCCTTGATAGTTCAGGCAATTTGAAGGTTGCTATTGAGAACTCCAGCCTTGCAGTAACAGGAACCTTCTGGCCAACTACTCAGCCAGTGTCTGGATCAGTTTCTATTTCTGGAACTCCCTCTGTCAGCGTCAGTAACTTCCCTTCAAGTCAGGCTGTAACTGGTACTTTCTGGCAAGCGACGCAACCTGTCTCTATTTCAGGTACTGTTCCTATTTCCGGATCTATTTCCGTTTCTAACTTCCCATCATCGCAAGCGGTCACAGGTGTATTTTGGCAGACCACTCAACCAATCAGTGGCACAGTAACTTCCAGATTGCAGGACGGATTAGGAAACACTCTGTCATCGACATCTGGGTCTTTGAATGTCAATATCACTGGTGGCGGTGGAGGTGGTGGAGGTGTACAATATGCTACGGGAACGGCTGTTGTAACTTCGACAGGTACTGTTGCTCTGGGTTACAATGGAACAAATGTATCGGCTCTGGCAGTTGATGGAAGTGGGTATCTCAAAGTTGCTGTAGAAAACTCAGTTGCTGTCACAGGAACCTTTTGGCAAGCCACTCAACCAGTTTCTAGCACTCAACTTCCGACGACCTTAGATGGTTCTGGAAACCTCAAAGTTGCCATTGAGAATTCGTCAATCGCGGTCACTGGAGCTTTTTACCAGGCCACTCAACCTGTCAGTGGTACTGTAACAGCCAACATTTCCGGCTCTGTCTCTAATACTGCATTCGGTGTGACAGGTGATGTTGCTATTGTCAACTCTGCTACGGGTGGCAAGACAAAGATTGCTGTCACTGCTGATGCTATCACATTTGCTTCTCCTCAGCATGTGATAGTGGATTCAGCAACACTGGGCACAGTTGCAGTGAGCGGTTCCTTCTATCAAACCACACAACCCATTTCCGGATCAGTTTCGATTACAGGAACTCCCAGTGTTAGCGTCGACAATTTCCCTGTAACCCAGCCAGTGAGCGCAGCTTCACTTCCTCTTCCAACAGGTGCGGCGACCGCCGCCAACCAGCCAGCCCTTGGAACTGCTGGGTCTGCTTCTGCCGATGTGATTTCAATCCAGGGCATCACTGGAATGACGGCATTGCGGGTTGATGGATCAGGCGTGATTCAGCCCATTTCCGGATCAGTGTCGATTACTGGAACACCTACTATTTCAGGAACAGTCAATCAGGGAACATCCTCCTCTGGAGCTTTGTGGTCAGTGCAGGTTGACAATTCGACAGCCATTGCTGTGGCTGATTCTGCTGCTGAAACATCCTTGAGTACACTAGCTGGTGCGGTGACTGGTGCTCAGTTGCAAGTCAATGTCACAAATGCTTCCATTCCCGTGACTGGTTCGTTTGGTGGTGTTCAGTACACCGATGGAACTACACCAGGACCTACCCCCACTGGCACGGTTATGATGGGTCAAAATGGTTCCACGGTTTTGGCAGTACAAACTGATCCCAACGGAAATCTATATTTCTTGCCCTATGACAATTCTCTTCTGGACACGGAAACTGTCACTTTGGTGGGACCGGGAATATCGTATTCTACCTTTGGATACCAGACCTTCAGTTTTCAGTTTTCAGGTCTATGGGCAGGAAATATCAGGGTTGAAGGAAGCAACGATAACATAAGCTGGTTTCCACTATTTGGACAGAATGCTTCTGATGGCATCAATCTAGATGTTTTCTATGGGCAAGGTATCTATGCTGTTCCTGTATGTTCTAGATACATGCGCTATAACGTGCTGGAACTTTTAGGAAGTCTTTCTGTTGTAGTTGTAGGTAAGTTTGCTGCTCCGGATGATACGCCACTGCTGGCTCAGTCATTTGATGCTACGACTGGTGTTCAAATGAACACCAATGTCATCAATCTGAACAAGGACATAAACAATTCTCTGATTATCAGTGATGCCCCGAATCCCATCTATATCGGTGGTAGTGCTGGTCAAACTTCTATCTTAGACACACAAGGGTACCAGTCTCTGAACGTCACGACTCAAACCATGGTGGCTACTGTCACCTGTTCTAATGACAAGGTGACTTGGAGTGCTTTGTCTGGAACTCCACTGATCTTAGGTGCTCTTACTTCCTCTACATCTGCTGGTGCTGGATTCAGCTTCCCTTGTATTGCTCGTTACATTCGTTTTGTTGTAACTACAGCGGGAACAGCAACCGTGTTCCTGCGCAGTACTCCTTGGGCGGGTAATTACACCACCACAGGACCAACATCTTCTCTGACCACCAATGTAGCGACATGGGCTGGTACTGCTGGACCTTCTGCTGGTGTGGCCGGTGTTGTAGCTGTAGGTGGCAACATTGCTGCTGGTGTGCTTCCCACAGCTAACCCTGTGTTGATGGCCGGCATCGATACAACCCTATCAGCAACTGGCACTCCAGCTGGTTTGACTCGTCGTCTTCAAACAGATACTTCAGGTCGTCTTATCACTGCTTCAATAGATCAGGCAAACGTCGCTCGTAGCCTGGGATCAGTGTCTCCAAACCACAATATGCAAAATACGGCGGCCCTGGCCATCGAAGATCTGTCTCAATTTGAAGGTCAAACTGTTCCAGAACTTTTATTCCAGATCCTCATTGAACTCAAGATTTCAAACTTTTACCAGTACAGTCTTCCTGCTTTGTTGACTACTGGAACCACTAATAGTGTTGGTGATGAACCATCATCACTCCGCAACGATCCGATCGCGACTGTATTCGGTTAAGGAGAAAGTCATATGCAGGTTCAAACTCAGGTTGGTCCAATTGCAACCACAGCTTCAATTGCTCCCGGCACAGTCGCGGCCATGCGTTCAGGCAACCTTGGCGACGTCATTATGTCGGAGTTGCACGGCAGATTCTATGAACAGGCCTATCGTGGCAACGTGTTCACAGGTGGCATCAACGCAGTCACAGCTTTGTCTGCCAACACCATCGGGTTGACGGCCACTGCAACTCCGATTCTTGGGTTGTGGAACAATTTGTCCAACACCGTAAACTTGGTACTTCTGCAGGCATCGTTGCAGATGATGTATAACACTGCCACTACTCCAGCACCTCCTGGTGCTCTGGTTTGGGCTGCATCAGCCAGCAATGGTGGTATTTCTACTGGTACTACACCAACAAACGTAAAGACGCTCACTGGTTCTGGTTCTCAGGCCAAGTATTTTACACCAGCGACGGCCCTCACTGGTCTCACCAACAACCTCGTTATTTTCGCGGCATCTGATATTCCGACTCCCGGATCTCTGGCTTACGGCACCATCGCCAACACTTCCATAGCGCCACTCATAGGTGGAGTGCAGAATTTTGATGGTGGACTTATCGTTCCTCCAGGTGGTGTATTGGCTCTGCTGAACACTATCTCCACCACCACCTTCAGCGTCTATGGTCGCATCACGTGGGAAGAAGTCCCCATCTAGTCCTGAACGATGATCTAGGGGAGTGTGTTTCACTCCCCTAGATCCAACCTGGCTATGGGTGGGATGAAAGTGACTGGATCAAAAGGCGATAATCCAAGAAAATATAAATGGTACTTCCGGAGGAAGATTTAGCGGAGGTAGTGATTTATAGTTCACAAGCACCACGCTATTCAAACTTGGAGCCGTGGGAAATAATACGTTTCCTGTGGCACCTGGAATCCAATACGGAGTTGCAACTGAGGCCATGTTTGTGGCACTGGCAGTAGATCCTCCTCCAATCAGCCCCATCTCCCGGATCTGAGAATTAGCCGGAATGTCATCAGGTGAAGTGATCTCCGTTTGGAAATCGACACGCACCGTGGATAGATCAGTTGGATCGTAGAATTGTCCTGCCGGCAGCGGATTATAGCTGATGTCCACGAAGTTGGCCGATGACAGAGGACGATTTGCCAAGGGTCCGATCAAGGCAGAAGTGCTTGCATTCTCGAGTGGAGCAGTCTGCCATAATCCGTCACCCAGTCCAACAGCCAGACCCCAGATGCCGAACTGAGGCTCGACAGAGTTCTTCATTAGTCGAGCGAAGAGGGACTTCACCGTGATCACGATGACGTTCTTTTCATCAAAGATCGGTTCCACAATTGGCTTCTTCACGGTTGGCTTCGGGAAGATCCGGATGTGACCATTCAGGCGATAGGGAATAGGATCGATATACTGCTGGATTGGATTGTTCATCGTTTCCTCAGATTTTGCAAGACTTGATTTTTGAAACCTGGTGACATCGGCAAAACGCCTCGAGATCTACCTTTTTGATCGTACACCATGACATAGAGAGGTTGAGGTTGGCTTGTGAGACTCACACCACGGAATAGCTTCACAGCCCTCGCTGCGTCTGACATCGTGTTCTTTGTGGGAGGCACATGAGTCAATTCCAAGTGACGAACAATTGGCAACCTCTTGATGATTGTAGCAGCTGTGACCACCTTGTCGTATGTCTCGTCCACAAAGATCTGTGGCATTACAAATTCGCCCTCATAGGTCACAATACTGTCGTCATGTCCGACCATGGGCAAATTTGCCTGGGTGTCGTTCTTTGGACTGAAATTCTTGAAGCAAGTGAGGACTGTTGCACAGATCTGTACACAGACCTCTTCAGCGTATCCCATGCTCAGCATGAACGTGATGACATCGTCATTCAGGGCATTGAGAGCTTCGGCTGTCAGTTCACTCATGGCTCGCTTCTCGTCGTCCACCAATGGGTACTTCAAACTGAAGACTGTGAAGTTCGGAATTCCGAGATCAAGAGTCATGACCACAGTGGGATGAGCATCGCGGATGACAGTGAGACTCAACTGTCCTTTTGGCGGAGAAACATACCCGGTTTTCATTGTGATGTCCATCTGACTTAGAATGAGAAAGTCAGACTTTGAGATTCTAAATGATGAGCGAAATCTGGTCTTCTTTCAAATTGTCGGATTACCTTACCAAGAAGGTGAAGCTGGCTATATCTTTGCCGGAATTAGTGTCCCAAACAAACAGTTTTTCTGTGAAAAATAGACCAGGTTGCGTTCCCCATCTTGAGGCTTCTGATCCCAAAGACCTTTTCCTTCGTTATAATGTCAAATGTAATCTTGAAACTAGCGATCCTAACGGTCATGATGTGAAAGTTCACTTTGACGTGTCTAAGGTTACTCCGGAAATGAGAGCCAATGATCTGGATATCAAAGTGAACTGCAGCTGTGTAGCTCTAGACAGCATGATTAGGATGGCTGATGGAACAGAGAAGAGAATAGATGAAGTATCTGTAGGTGATCATGTCATCACTCACAAGGGAAGAGCTAAGAAAGTCACAGCGGTGTCGGAAAGAAAACCTAGAGAAGGAGAACAGGCTTGGGAGGTTAAAGCCAAAGGGTACCAGACTCCGCTTATTTTGTCTGAAGATCATCCTATTGCTGTAGTCAGAGGAAGAGAAAATTGTGCTTGTGGATGTGGAGCACCCCTATGGCCCACTTCAGGAAAGTATTCTTCTGTTGTTAAAAAGAGACTTGGTAGAAATTTCTTATCCGGACATAACACTCTAGGAAATACTAGACTGTTGGTTAAACCAGAGATTTCTTCTTTTTGGAAAACTCCCTTGGAAATAGTTGACCGAGAGACACTGTACTTCCCTAAGTTCGCGTGGACAGGAACTAAGGTAGTTGATCCAGATCTTGCTGCTTTGACAGGATACTACCTCGCTGAAGGTTGCTTGCATTTACATAAAAGAAGGTCTACCAAGAAAGTTAAAGCAGCTCAGGTGGTGGTTGACGGAGAGCAGTACTCTGCCTACGAAGTAACATTTACCTACAATCGTAACGAAAAAGACACTGTAGTCAAGGATACAGCAGAACGAGCACGTCGCTACCTTGGTCCTAATGCTCGAATCGAGATTGAGGACAACTCTGAGTATAGTTGGATAAATGTCAGAGTGAAAGATTCCCAGTTCGCTAAGCAGATGTATGAATTGTGTGGGCAAGGTAGTCTAACCAAGAGACTATCAGAGGAAATACTCGCTTGGGATGTGGAAGCAATGTGGAATTTGATCTCTAGTCATGCTCTAGGGGATGGAAACATCGAGTACGACACTCAAGATATTGTTTCTTACTCTAGAAATCTTCTTCAACAAATCTCTTTTTTCCTCTTTAGCCAAGGAGTTTGGCAAAGTTTTACTAACACTAGACTGCGAATTAGCTACAGACAGTACCCTGCTCTAGTTCTTCGAATGTTCAAATGGCTACGTGAAAGAGATAAAGAACGAGTTGAAAAATCTCTGGGAAAAGTGTTTTCTGAATCTAGAGATTTGGAATGGAGAGAAGGATTTCTTCGTTGCCTTAATTATGCGAAGCAGGTATCCTGTCCTCCATCATTTTTTGATTTGACAGTAGAAGAAGACGAATCGTTCATTGCTAACGGAGTGGTGGTACATAATTGCCCGGCGTTCCTGTACTGGGGAAATCAGTGGAACCTTCATGAACGTGATGCTTTAGAAGGAGAACCCAGACCAAAACTTCAAGCTCCCAAAGAAAGGCTCGATTTAAGAACGAATGCTCTGATTTGTAAACACATTAAGGCCGTGTGTGAACGCATCCTTCCGGCTGTTCAGCACAATATTCAGAACCTGGTTCGTGAGAAGGTGGTTGAGGAATACAAGCAGACTCCTACCAAAGCTCCTACTCGTCTTGATCGTGAGCAGGAGGCTATGCGCCAGCGTCAGCTGCTCAAGAAGAAGCGCAGAACTCCCAAGGAGAAAGAAGATCTTGAGGAGATGCAGCGCAAGGAGCGTGATCGTCTTCTGCAGGAAGAAGCTGAGCTTGACGAACAGACCGAGCGTGAAATTGAGCGCACTGCTCCTGCTGCAGTTGAAGCACAGCCCACCCCGGCGGAACAGAAAGAAAAGTTGCAACAACCTCGAAAAGAGGAAGTGCATGTTAAAGACGAAGAGGAAAGCCATTCACAGAATCACGACCTCATCGACCAAATGCTTGTGGAGGAAAAGCGCAAGCTCGAAGAACAAGCAGAAGGCGATCGCAAGAGGTTGAAGAAGATGCGGGATGACAAGTTCAACAACTGGAAGAAGAATCGCAACAGGAACCAGAATTTCAGGGTGTCTTCATTAGACGAAGAGAAAGAGGAGACCGAAGATGTCACAGGTTAGCACAGAGTTCCTTGGGAACGTGGTCAACCTGATCTCTTCGATAGGAGGACCATTCAGTCGAACTGTGGATGCCCTAACGGTGAATTTCAATCCCATGACTGATGTTGAGGTTTGGGTGGATGGTATTCAAATTCAGGTGAAATCTTTCTTGTATGACGCTGCCACGACAACTTACCAGCTGTACTTGGGAATCTCGCTAACTACGGACAATGTTGTACAGGTGATTCACCACATGCCAAACCCGCCATTTACAGTTTCTCCTTACCTGGCGGTTGATAATTCTGGAACTTTCATTTACGCAATGATTAGTAGTGTACCACAACTGATTGAGGTGCTTGATTCCATTGAATCGAGACTTTACGGTTTTGCTGTAGTTTGTGGAGTACCAAAGGTACTGTCGTATCTGGAAATTACTGAATTTGGGCCTTTCGTCTACGCTGATGTTGATGGCACGTTGCAACCGATTGGAGTGTACCTATGAGTTCACCTGTTCTTTTGTCAACAGTGAGTGCGATTGGTCCCTACGCAAATCTTCCAACTTTTGGAATTCCAGGACGAAGGTACTTCGCAACAGATACCGGACAAGAATGGTACGATACTGGATTGGCGTGGGTGCATATTCAACCTGCTGGCACTACGGTTAGCAATATACCCGTATCTTCCTCTGCTCCTGGCAATTTTACAGTTGCTCATAGCCTAGGAATCCCTCCATCAGCAGTTGTGCTACAAATGACCTCTGGAGGGCTAATCTGGTTTCAGAGTACTCCGTTTGATGCTCTCTATCTGTACTTGACTGCATCTGATATAGACGTTACCGCAATCGCTGCTTGCTTCCACTAGCCTGACTTCCGTTGCTAGGATAACGACTTTTCAATCTAAAGTGAGGGGAAGGGAACGATGCGAGCATTCACACCAGGAAGAACACTAGGTACGTCTGACCTAGCTATTCAGGTCCTAGACTCTACTGGTGATCTCGTATCCCCATTTTTCATAAATTACAGCATTGTGGGGATCTCAGAAGGAACACTCATTTCTGTCCTTGCCAATCAAATGCCAGCCTGTTCTTCTCTAGGTTGCTACTATGCCAGCTTCACCATTCCCATAAATTGGAAAGGGAACTATCAAATAGGATGGCATGTTCAACCAGTTCTGCCTCTCTCTCTAACCTTCCACCAGACCAGTTCACCACTGAAAATTTCTTTGTGTTTGGAGTTTAACTCTCATGAAAACCCTCTTGGCTTTCCTAACATTCGCAATGGTTGTGACTACTGCTATTGTTGCTCAACAACCTCAAAATCCCAATGCTCCAGTTTCCGCTCTAAAAGCCAAGTACGTTCAAGGAAGCTATGATCCAACACCTGGAACTGGACTTGTCCTCAACTTAGGTGGTGGAACTGCTAATTGTACAGGAACAATCGTAACCTATACAGCAAGCACTCTAACTATGAGTGCTTCTACAACCAACTACGTGTATCTGAACACATCCTCTTCTTGTATTCCAGCGGTGAAAACAACCTCCTTTACAGCTTCAGATATTCCAATTGCTGTTGTAGTGACCAATGGCACTGCTATTGTTCCCACCACAGGAATTACAGATGCTCGTGCTTCTTTACAAGAAAATGCTGCAAGTGGTTTGGCTAACGACTCCATTGCAAGACTTGCTGCAGCTACTGCTCAGTCAAGTGCCAATTCAGCTCTTTCCGGTTCAGCTAATGACTCCACTGCACGAACTGCCTTGTCTGGTTCAGCTAACGATTCAACTGCACGCACCGCACTTTCTGGAAGTGCCGACGATTCAACGGCTCGTTCTGCCGCTTCAAATGCTCAGTCAACAGCTAACGCTGCCCAGCCTGCGATTCCTAATCTCACTGTAGATAGTCAAGGCAATATGACCACTACAAAGCAGATTACTGCAAGTACCCTAGCGGCTGGCGCTACGGACCCTGTCACTATCGGCGGTGCAAGCGGTTCTTGCACTGGGCTCTACGCCAAGGCAGACGGCACAGGATGCGGCAATCCAGGTGGCAGCGGCACGGTGAACAGTGGCACAACGGGGCAGATTGCCTACTATCCGGCGAACGGCACGGCTGTATCCGGCGAGAATACAGTACCAATAACAGCAGGCGGCACCGGCGCAACCACAGCAGCCGGGGCGCTGGCGAACCTGGGCGGCGCGGCTCTGACCGGCGCGGCGTTTACCGGGCCGGTGAGCGCGCCGAGCGTTACAGCAGGCACCACATCCGATGATGGATTTACCCCCCCCAGCATTGCCGAAGGCACAACCTCGAAGATTCTTATGTCTACCGTGTGGGATCGCAAAGGACCAATAGGCTACACCTCCAATCCGTGTAACGTTGTCGGCGAACCGTCCGTCATTCAGGATGCGAACTCGCAACTGTTAGGACTCTCGTCGGGAACGGTTGTATTCAAAACTACGGGCACTAGCAGCACGTCGAACATCTGCTATGCAGAATCGCTGAACGGTGTAAATGGATGGGTGAGCGCGGCCACTCCTATACTTTTGAATCACGCACGTTCGCAGCTTGTACATCAGGGTTCAACTTACTACGTTTACGCAGTGCCGATGCCCCTGCAAAACAGGATTGAGGTTTACACCGCCAGCAGTGCCGCCAATCTTGCGGCGGGAATTCTTACCACTGCGAATCTTTCTGGAGTAGTGCTCGGGCAAACCGGCGCGACAATCCTTACACCGGGTTCGGGGCAGACGGACGGAACATATACGATCAACGGCGCTGGAGGAGGGGGTACTGGCGCTCAGATTACTGTCACAATATCCGGTGGGGCCATCGTCATCGCAACCGTATCCGCCACTGGTTCCGGTTACGCAACCCTGCCAACCTTCACCGCGACCGCCGGAGGCACACCGGGAACCGTAACATCCGTATTAAGCGGCGGAACATTGCAGAGTGGAGCATGGGATGACTATGTTATTGCAACCGGATCAATTCTCGTAGATGGGTCTACATGGAGGATGCTTTATCAGGCAAACGGAGTTCACACAAACGGATATTTTCAGGGTCAACAGGGAGATTTTCTAACCGGAACCGCTACATCTACCGACGGTATCAACTGGGTAAAGTACTCTGGCAACCCTGTGATGGGGGCAGACGGAACGTACATGGTTAGCGGGTCGTATTTGTGGAAGGACGCCGTGACTGGCTTCTATTGGGCATGGGCGCACGTGGCTTATCCTGGGGCGGGTGTGGGTGATCTCCCCACCGATATTGCGCGTTTTGTCTCGACAGACTTCAACACCTGGACGCAGAATCCGGCCAATACTCTAACGTTTCCGCGCATTGCATTGTGGGAAGGCGCAAACAATCTTGGGGGGCAAGTCGCTAATCCGGTGCTGATTCAGGTGGGAAGCGCGACATACCTCTATAACTCCTACGTGACCGAGCAGTTTGTCGGCTCAGGAAACATTGAAGTATCTATCGCCCCATACTCTCTGCACGATTTGGTAGGTACGGACGAGGGCGCGACGATCAGCTATACGGGGCTTTCAAATGCTATGAACGGAGCAAAAAATAACTGGTGGTCGGAGGTGAAAGTTAACGGAGCGCAAAACCTAAATTCGCTCAACTGCTCGACCTATATTTCAACCCTCGAAGTTCCGTTCTCGACCTATCCCACACAGCAATCAAACGGGATTTCTCAGGACTGTCACCTATACTACAATCCAAACTCCGCCACATGGGGGCTGCAATCCGCGACTACCAACGCTGCTGGTACTACGGGCGCAGGTCTGTTGTCTCTCTTCCCGGCGCAGACTTCACTCGATAACACAGAGCAAGTGGTCAACTTGAATATAAGTAGTGGTGGCTCATACACGGTTTGTCCCACCGGCATTACCTTCGGTTCAGGTTCAGCAGCCGCAACGCCAATCTGCGCCACAGTGGGAAGCTCTTTGCAAGTAATCAACGCAACCGTAACGAATGGGGGGACATACGGCTCGTCCGCGCCGAGCGTGGCCTTTACAGGTGGAACAGGAACGGCAGCAGTAGCGACCGCCGTTCTAGCACCCAGGACTTCGAATATAGCTGGTCTGGCGATATATTCTGCCCCTGGAAGCTATGCCGGAATTAACCTAAATGGGAACTATTCTCGAAGCACCTTTTTTGGTAAAGATGCTGCAACTGATAAGCTGATTTATTCTACAGAAACTACTCCTATTCTTCCAGCGGTAACGTTATTCAGTATTGATCCATCGAACGGCAACGGCTACATCGACCAGCTAACCGTATCCACAAGCACCGCAAATGCGGGAAATAGTCTTTTCAGCCTTTTCAGCACGCAGACTTCGCTAGGAACCGGATCAGCCACGACAGAGGCGACGCGCTGCTATGGAGGAGTGGGGATTTTCTGCGGTACATCAGCGGCGGGCTATTACCTTGTTGATATGTTCTACGGAAAGGACGCAACCACCGACGATTTCATTGTTTCGACGACCAATACGACTTCCCCGTCCGAGCTTTTCCGAGCCTTTGCAAATGGCAATGGAGTAAAGACTCCGGGGGCTTATTACAACGCCAATGGCATACTCTTACCCTCGGCGGCTCTCGGTAATAAATCTGCCAATAACACAGGGGCGGCTTACGTTGAACTCGTCTTGACTGGCACGACCGGGACAATCACAGGAACGGCGCTAACGGCAACCTGCGATTCAGGCACGGCGACGGTGACAGGAGCAGTTGTAGGGCATCCAGTAGCAGTGAGCAGCACGACGGGAGTGGATGTAGGCGGTGCATTCAACGTGCGGGCCTCCGTCACTGCAACAGGGGTAGTGACTGTGTATGTTTGTGGAACAGGCACGCCAGCGAGTCTGGCATACAATGTTACGGTGCTTTGATCGTAGTTGAATACGGGGAAGGAAGTCTCCCGCGCAGCAGAGCAGGTGAAGCGATGAGTCCGATAGTTCAATCCGCATTGACTATCACATAGACAAACATACCAGAAACCTCCACCAGTCCGATCTGATACTGGTGGAGGTCGAAAGTACGTTTTTCGATCACTCAAAGAAATTCGCGTTAGGGTCCTGGCCGCCTTCGGTCTTGTCATCAGCCAGCACAGACGACAGAGTTGCCATGTACTCCTCATGGTCCTTGAAGGCCTGGAGGTCTTTCTCCCCGGCGATCTTGGTGCCTGTCATCCGAGAAAGCTCCTTGGTGAAAAGAGCGTTCATGGTTTCCCGATCCTGCTTTGCGATTTTAGCCATTTGGAATTTCTCCTGAAAGGTGACTCTCAATCTGAGAATCCCGTAGTCTGATGTTGCGCTCGTGACTATAAGGATAGGTCACTCACTACAGTGGTTCTGATAGTTCAGACATTACACTTTATCATTTTGATATCAAAGAAACGACTACCTCCTCCTCTATAGAATGATACTGAATGCTCACATTTCGATTGATCCAGGTCAGATAATCACAACCAGGGAAGGACGTTCCTTCCGGGTGAAGGCGAAAATTGCCTCCCCATCTGGAGAGAAATACCAGCTTACAAACATAGCTGGAACACAAAAGCTGACCTTGAGCTCCTCCGAGTTGGCCAAGAAGGGATTGATCACTTCACCCAAGATGATGCGTTTCGTGGCAACATTGCGAATGATCGCAGTCTATGGGTTGGAGATCGACAAGATCGTCAAGGAGGCAATCAAGGAATCCGGTTATCCTATTGACGAAGCCCAGAACTGGGACAAGTGGTTCCAAAAGAACTACATCTCTCGTCTCTATGGAGAGGGAGCAGCCGGTGGACTTGATGAGGACTTGGTGGATGAAGCGATCTCTCACGTTCTCGTCAGAGAGTTGTATGATCGCAAGACTCTTTCCAAGTTCGATCCGAACAGGGTCCCAGAAGAGGACAGAACCAAGCCTCTTGAAAAGCAGATAACTGGCTATCTGAGATACATTTTTGGCTATCGTCTCAGTGATGCCAAAGACTTCATCGACAGGCATGTGGATTGGAAGAAAGGCAAAGATTCAGAGGAGCCTTCACAGCATCAGGTCTCACTGATTCAAGAATCCGAAGACGATGGTACCGAGTTCAACATCCTCGACACTGAAGAGCATGCTCAGGCCAACAGGAGCGTGAAGGACATCGAGGAAGAGGACGAACTCAAGACCATCCGCGACGAGTTCTATGAATTTGTCAAGGAGACCAAGAAGTCTGAAAAGATCGCCAAGGTGATGGCGATGATCTTCGACTACATTGTCGAGTCTGAACATGGCAAGAAGTCCGAGTTCCTCGACAAGTTCAAGAGTGACACCGGCTTGGGCGGCGATCGTCTCAAGCAACTCTACAAGGAGTTCGGCAAGCTGATGATGGAGTTCTCGGAGTACGATCCATCACACAGCATTCTGAATCTGATTCGTGATCGCATTGGAGGAGTTGAGACTCCTTCCAAGAAATCCTCTCTGTTGCTTAGCTCCCTGAAGACGGCTGATTACTACCACACCACTCCAGGTTCGAGCACAGCACCAGCTGCTCCCGGTCAGGAAGAAGAGATTCCTGTGGTGAATCCCAATGGGGCACCTCAGAATACACCACCTCCAGGAAGTGAAGGAGCTCCTCCCACACCTGGTCAACCTCAAGAGCGCAAGGAGCGGGTGACCGTTCCTCCAGATCTTCCAAATCAGATCTTGCACACAAGTTTGAACGCTTCAAAACAGGAGAAACCCATCATGGCCGCAACTTCAACAACTACTCGTCAAGAGTTGCTCAAGAAAATCGCGAATCGCAAGAAGGCGAGAACAGCCACTGCGGCACCCAAGCAGCACAAGTTGGTTCTCCTTGCGAAGAATGAACCCATGGAAGTGAAGTCAGCCCTTACGGAACTGGCCAATGTTTTCGGCTCGCTTCGTGCTTCCTTCCTCAACATGAGAGACAATCTCAATCTCTCCGATCCACCGAAGACAGCGAGTCCGACCGAGAAGAAGGCAGCAGCCTCCAAGTTCGCTGCCGGCCTGAAGAAGCTGGCTGAGGAAGAGCCGGAGCAGTTCGGCGAGGCCTTGAGCGAAGTGTATGGACTCCTGGATGAAGCCGCTGGCGCCATCGAGAACCTGGCCGAAAACTCTGGTGTGGAAATTCACACCGAGGAAGAGCCGGGCATGGGCATGGAAGAAGAGCACATCGAAGAAGAGCCTGCGCTGCCACCGCCACCTGTCGAAGAGGAGCCTATCGAGGATGAAGTCAAGGAAGCCTCTGGCTCCGACAACTACTGGATGGGCAACGATGATCCTTCGAAGAAGTTCGGTTCGAAGCTCACTCGTGCTCGTCCTGTCAGGAAGTAGGAAGTTGGTCAGTTGTGGAAGACAACAACCGTGACAAGGATCTAGAACTGAAGTTTGCTGCTCTGGAAGCTACCTTTCAGTCATGGCAGAAGATGTCAGACGAAGGGAAGGTGGCTGTCCTCGAAACCACGTTTGAAACCTGGCAGAAGGGTCATGACGATAAGCATGTTCTAGAACAGAAGGCTGTTGAGCTTGCATACCACGCCATCGAAGGAAAGATGGTCGAGCTGAACGACGTTCGGCATCGGTTCGTTGACAAGGAATGGTATGAGGCCAACCATGGGAAGATGGAAGTAAGAATTACCGGCCTTGAGCAAAGTCGGGTAGAAAAGACTGGTTCGATAAAGTCCATGGAGCACTGGAAGCAAAAGTTGCTGTCCTGGATGAATGGCGCTGGAAGACTATTGGAATGGTGCTTGCGTCTTGCTTCCTCGCTTCAGGCGTCGGTGGGCTTATCGGATGGGCGATAACCGTGTACTACATGCACAAGTAAGTGCACATTTCCCTTTCTACCTTCTACCGAAGTATTATAGATATCGGGTAGGAGGTGAGTAACCCAAATGGTTGCTGGAGTTTACTGGATTCTCAATCTGGTAAATGGTAAGGTCTACATAGGTTCCTCTGTAGACGTGGAAAATCGTCTTCAAAATCACAAGAAGGACTTGATAGCGGGTAAACACAGAAATCCTTATCTGCAAAGAGCTTGGAACAAGCAATCAGATTTTTGGGATTTTGAGATTCTAGAAGAAGTTGAAGACGAACTCTGGTTGAGAGCCAGAGAGTCCGCTTGGATACTTAGATTACAGTCCCATCTGAGAGACACTGGGTACAACGCAGCACAAAATGGATGGGATGGAGGTACATGGCCAGGGCAAGTAGAGGCCTGCAGAGCGGCTGGGAAGAAGCGTGCTCAATCGCAAAAATTCAAGGACGACATCAAAGTTAGAAGAGTGGGAAAGAAGCATTCCGATTCTGCGATTGTCAAACTGAGAAGAGCCTGGGTAAGAAGGAAAGCTGATAAGGACTACTACAAGTTCACTGCCGAAGATACAGCTAAAGGCATACAGAGTGCTGCAAAAGAGTTAAGAGAAAATTGGCAAGATCCTGAATGGAAATCTAAAATCACAACAAAAATGAAATCAGCATGGACTCCTGAACGCCGTAAGGCTCAGGCTGAAAGAGCTAGGAAACAAATTCTCTCAAATCCTAATCGCATGTCAGAAATTGGTATGAAGGGAGCTGCTGTTCTTTGGCAGAAGGAGGGTTAAGTACCATGGAATCATCACCTTACATGGACGCCGTTACCGCACAAAGATCTCTTCTCCTTTCTGAGGACCAATCGCTGGAAGGGATTACAACTATTTCATTGGAAACTCAGGCGGATTTGTCTGAGAATGACATCTTCACCTATGTGGAAGAAAACTTCACCGAGTTCCTCAGGATCATCCGTTACCTTTCCAAAGAAGATCAAGAACTTCTCCTCAGCTACTATCTCCTCTCCAAGACACAGAACACGCTGGCGGTCATCCACCGCACAACACAGACTCTGTGTTCGTTTCTGATCCGGAAGGCGGTAGAACGAGTGGGCACTTTCATCCTGCTGGGACCTCCCACTCAGGAAGCGATGAAGGGCATTTTGGAGAAGGAAGGACTTGAGTCCACTTTGCTCGAGAATATGGAGATGTCGAAGGCGATCGAACTTTACGAGAAGACCAAAAGTTTTCAGATTGTCGCTGACGTATTCCACTTGCATCGCCCTGATGTGCGTCGAGCTATACGTCGCGCTGCTCAAGTTCTGGAGCAGTCTGAGAATCGACAAGGCAAGGCCCTGGGTGCCTATCTACAAGGTCTCATTGAGAAGGCGAGTGCGTCTGGGATGGGATACAGCAGACGGAAACTATCAAAGCAGGGACACATTCAACTCCGGGATCCGGACATCCTAGGAGAGTTTTGCATTGATGTTTCTGATCCAGATTTCGAGCGCAGCGTTTTTGTATCTAGGGCAAACCGATAGCAGGAATACTTCTCCAGCATAAAGAGACTTTCGTACTCCTTTCTTAGAGGAGTCCGAAAATGGATCGATTTCGGTATAGCAGTCATGGTTTGGGCGGAAGTCGACAGGTGAGTGAACAACCCTCTTCTGCTCCTACTGAACATCATTTCAAGACAGCATCCATAACCCCAGAACTCCGCCAAAAGATAAAGGAGATGGGGCTGATTCGTGTGGCTGGAAATGCATACAGGTGCGTATCAACAAAAAACTTTTGGAAAGTACAGGGAGGAAAGATTATACGACTGTCTGTTGATGAAGTTGACAACGGAGAGTCAATAGCTGGAGCACCAGCGGATTCACCTGGTAACTTTCTGAGTCAAATCTTAGGAGATCTCACGTTCTGATGAATGATTGGTCAAATTGCGGGGTTTACAGGATACTAAACACTTTGAACCAAAAAGTGTACATAGGAAGCAGTGCCGATTTATCAAAGAGATGCCAGGAACACTTCGGAGAGTTGAAAACAAACAAGCATTACAACCCCAAACTTCAGAATGCCTTCAATAAGTATGGAGAATCCGTTTTTGAATTCGACGTGATTATTTACTGTCCTACAGAGCAACTTCTGGAGAAAGAACAGCTAGCCATTGATGCTTTCGATGCTGTTCATAGTGGGTACAACATCGCTCTTCAAGCAGGTGCTCCTATGCGTGGGAGAACTTCCTCAGAATCCACAAAGCAGAAGCTGCGTGTAGCAATGACAGGAAGGTTCGTTTCTGAGGATACACGAGAGAAACACAGGGTCAGTAGTACCGGCAGGACTCATTCAAATTTCACAAGAGCTCTATTTTGTGCTCAGAGGAAGGGAAAAACTCCTTCTGTCAATTACGATTTACTTGCTGTAAGAATGGAAAGTTTATGGAGAGATCCAGACTACAGAGAAAACTCTTCTTCAGCCATTAGAGCAGGTGTAACTGATGAAACTCGTCGAAAGCACAGAGAATCCTCCAAGGGAAGGGTAGTTTCACAAGAAGAGCGTCTAAAAAGTCGTCTTTCAAACCTAGGTCAGAAGCGTTCTTCCGAATTTTGCAAGAAAATGGTATCGGCATGGACTCCCGAACGTCGCGCTGCTCAGGCAATTCGAATTGCTGAAAGAAATAGGTCCAAGTCCGGCCTATACCAAGGAGGGTTGTAATGGCAGAAAAACTGTATTCGAGTATCATCGACGCGTTCCTTGACGGACCATCGGACTATGAGGATGTGGGACTCAATGCAGCCAGAGCTTCTGGTCAGGAACTCTTGAACCTGACTCATGACGAGGTTGACAAGGCATTCACACGTTCCATTGAAGGTGACCGAGGAGAAGTCCACGGTGGTGTTCACTTTGCCTCTGGGTACGACCAGAATTGCCCGGCATGCAGTAAACCATTGCAGAAGGACCAACTGGGTGTACTTCGCTGCTATAACAATGGTTGCTCTGAAGAGGGTTTGACTGCGCAAGTTTCGCAACCAATCGACGACAGAGATCCTCTTGGAGATCCGTTTGATACCGTTCGAGTTTCTTCCGTCCCCAACGACTGGAAGAATCGCGCGGCGGCGGTCACTTCGGATGACAATGCGCTGGCGGATGTCTCAATCTCACTTGAGAAAGCCAAGGGCACCACAGTCGAAACCAAGGGCAAGCGTATCTCTGATGAGAGCATCCGGGCGGGCATTCGCAAGGCCATAGCTGCCGGTCACTCCAAGGAGAAGATCAGCAACTATCTCAAGAAGAAGCTGGCTGAAAATGTCATCTTCAACTGGAATTCTGCCCACGAGTATCTGGATGCCGGCGGAACAGAAGATGTGAACGGCATGGACTATTGGGAACCCAACAAGTTCATGGAAAAGAAGCAGTTTACTGCAGCCGAACACCTTGCCAAGATCCGTGATGGCGCCGAGCAGAAGACCGCTGACAAGGCTCCTATCGTCCGAGTGGATGACAAGGTCACCCAGAGAACCACGGCGGCCAAGACAGCTTCTACCATCAAGACCACCTCTCCGGAATTCACCGTTGCTGCAATTTCCAAGGCTCACACTGCTGGAGCATCCCTCGAGAAGATTTATTCATTCGGTGTCAAGACCGCTGGCGTAGTCCGGGCGGCTGATGTCGTGAAGAAGTTCGTGGGTGGATTGAAGACTGCAGGAACCAAGATCGCTCTCTCCCAGATTGACTGCCGTTTCCTCAAGGGGAAATTGGGAGTCCAGAACGCCATCGTTGGAGCACCCAAGTGTTCCTCTTGTGCTTATCGCAGCAGCATGCACTGCGGTCTCACTGGCGGGACTTTGCTGAGCTTCCCTGGGATGAGCACGGCTTCTTCCAACCACAAGATTGCTTCTGGTGCACCGAAAGATGGTCATCAGATGCTTAATGAATACGACCTCTCGTCGACTGCCAAGCTGGGAGACATTGACATCATCCAGCCCAAAGGATACGAGATTGAAGTTGGCTCTCACTTCTCATTGGAGATTTAATGGAAGACCAGGAGTTCAAATTTCTCAGTGATGGCTCAGATGGAAAGGTAGCTCCGTCTCCTGAGAATACTATGCCTCCGAAAGAAGAAGAGAAGGATGATGGGCCGAAGCACCGGAAAACGAACATCGAAGACATTCTGGTGAAGATGCAGGACCAGACTTCATCGGTCGCTGACATCTCCAGGATGATCACCATTGAGATGACCATCGCTCTCAAGGAACTGGTGCTGCTGGGCAACTCCGATCCCACCTTCATATCACAGCGTCGAAGTTTGAATGACGAAATCAAAATGCTTCGGGAATTGCAGAAATCACTGACTGAAAGTGATATCCTTTCCAAGAAGGATTTTTTGTCGTTTGACGGCCCAAAATTCCAATTCGTTTTTGTTGAGCTAATGACTCTGTATACTAAATCTCTGAAAGAGTCAGGACTGGACAGAACTACAATTGACAGTGTCATGAAACAGTTTTCTGATTTGGTGAAAACCAATGATGAACGGCTTCGTCGAGAGACTGCAAGGATAGGAGAAGTATGACGCGTCTCATCGATTTAACCGACAAACGATATGGACGACTTGTAGTGATGCGGAGAGACGGACGTATTACTCCTGCACGCTGGATATGTCGTTGTGACTGTGGCAAAGAATGCAGCATTCAAGGTGGCAATCTGACCAGTAGCAATGCGCGTAGTTGCGGTTGCTTGAGAAGGGAATCTCTTTCTGGTACAGGAAAATCCAATGCAAAACCTTTTGGAGTAGCAGCTAGAAACGGCATCAAAGAGGTTTACACTAGAAATGCAAGAAACAGAAACATTGTATGGGATTTGTCTGACGAAGAATTTGATTCTCTGATCACTTCCTCTTGCGTTTACTGTGGAGAGATTCCAAGTAGGGTTTTTAAGAAATCAGAGAATACTGGGTTTTTCATCTATGGTGGGATAGACAGGGTCAATAGTGCTCTTGGTTACACTGAAGGCAATGCAGTTCCTTGTTGTTGGCAGTGTAATCGTATGAAGAGTGCTATGGGAGTAAGAGACTTTCTGTCCCATATTCAGAAGATTTACCGGCACAACAACGAGGAATAAGACATGCAACCAATGGGAACAGTCTCCGCAAGATCTTGGCAGTCATTCATGATCGGAGATCATCTACTCGCGAAAGTCGTCGCCGCTATCAAACAGGGCGAGGACAAGGCCAAGAGTTCTGGAACGATTCAGTCTCTTCAGGTCTTCTACGAGGGTCTTCGTCAGCACATTGTCATTGGGCGCGTCATGATTGTTCCTGCTTCAGTGGCAGACAACCTTGAAGACTTCCCTCTGGCTCTCCTCTACGGAGCAATTGTCCGTGAGTTCGGTGGCGAGGAGGTTTCAGATCTTCTCGAGCACAAGATTGGTGAGTCCGAGTTCGATGAATACAGCAAGGCCGACTACCAGGAGATCAAAGACCGGCTCTTCAAGAACGAACAGTCGGGCAAGTATGAATCCATCGTCATGTTCTTGCCGGCCTGGACCAATCCTCGCGAATATGTCATGTTCAAGTACACGAAGGATGATCAGGAACTGGCCAACCTGGTTCGCCACCTGATCTTCTCTTGCTACTTCGATCCAGCCTTGTCCAGTGCTTTCGAAACACTCACCACTGACATCGACACCGCTCGCGTGGATGTCTGTGACGTGACTCCGAAGATGCAGTATCCGTTCATCACTGAAAATCCTCTCAAGAATTTCCCTGAGTTGGAGAAGGGTGATGAGGTCAACAAGAAGGCATCGGCTCGCAAGCCTTATGCTGTGCTCAGCAGAAAGACTGCAGCCATCATCCTGGCCGAGAATAACGGTCTGGAACCTGGTGAGACTCAGGTCTTGGCTGAACTGACCAAGGACTTCACAGTCAAGGGCGAGGAGATCAAGGCTCCTGAGGAAGTGGGAAAGACCACAATCAAGGAACCTGAAGGAATTCGCGCCCATCCGGATTACGGAGAGCCTGGATCATTCACCTCTGACATGAACATCGAAAACAGCAAGGGTGCTTCAGTCAAGTTCGAGTCCAAGTTCGCAACCATCGAGCACAAGCCTGGTCACAAGGATTCAGAGGGTAAGGAAGCCCCGTGGTGCAATGTCAAGGATGGGAAGATTCTTGACTCTCACGCATCCAAGGAGGAAGCTGAGAAGGCCCTCCGTTCACATGAGTATTTCAAGTCGGCTGGCAACGGCGGCGAGAACACCAGTGGCAATGCGGGCGCTGGAATGCTGAGGACCCCCGGTGTCGCAAATGATGCCGATGCCATCAGTCGGCTTCACTCCATGGAAGTGGACAGGATTGAAGCTCCGGCTCCCAAGGTTTCCGCATTCACTGCTCCGTATCAGAAACCAGAAGAAGACGTTCCTGATGATGGTTACTGTGATGCCTGTGATCGTCCAGCCTCTGAATGCATTTGCGGAAAGACGGCGGCCACTCATTCAAGAGGATTCTCAAGCAAGGCGAGCAAGAAGGCGGCTGATCGCGAAGCTCGCCTTGCCAAGCTCCGTCCCGCTGGTGTGGTGGATGCCAAGACGGCTGATGTCAACATGGACTTTGACAGCATTTGGAATGCCATCACTGAGGACCTTGGACCGGCCCCGCTGGTAGAACTCAAGGAAACCAAGAAGTCCGAGCCAAAGGCTGAATCTACCGAACCGAAGGCTGAGTCAACAGAACCAGCTGCTGAACCGAAATCTGAAGAGCCAAAGTCCGAACCGAAGGCTGAGCCCAAGGAAGACGACTATTGGAATGCGGACTACTTCGCTGAGGAGCAGGAAGAGCACAAGGAAGAGAGTCACGAACACGAGGCTGAGGAGGAAGCTCACGAAGAAGGAGATCACGAAGCTGAGGTTGAGGATCACGAGAAGGAAGAAGACGATCACGAAGCTGAGGTTGAGGATCATGAAAAAGAGAAGTCTGCTTCTGTAAAGAAGACAGCTGGTGAGCCTCAGGTATCCAATCAGCCATTCTCAGCACTCCTGGCACACGACAAGGACCTTGGTCTGGTAATCATGGGAGCAGGAGCTCCTCAGCAGGCATGGGTCAACGGAATTGCAGAGATGCTGGTAGAGGAAGGGATTGCCAAGGCCCCGGTGTTCTCGGAAGCATTCATCATTGATGGCAACGTCTCTGGCAAGGAGGGTAGAACTGATCTTGCCCTGATCTTCTCCCCGGAAAGCCAGCCCAATGTTGGCACCTTGGCGATGTGGCGCATCAGCTTTGGCAATGCTTCCTGGGTCGATGACTTCATCGCGAACTATGGCAAGGACTACGGTGAAGAGAAGATTGAGTGGCCGGAAGAACAGACTGATGAGTCCATGTCGGGGATCTACGAAGACGAAGATGAGGATGAAGACAACGATCCCCACAACGAAGTGACTCACAAGGGCGGAAGTGTCAAGAAGGCCCTGTCTAATCCTCCGGAGGATCAGGACACAGCCAAGCGGCTCGAAGGTGATACCTCCATCAATGACGCCAGCAGTGAGGAAGAAGATCACACTGGAATCAAGATTCCTGCCACCGAGAAGTTGGACAAGTTCGCTGGTATTGTGAAGACGGCCATGGAATTCACCGAGCTCGACAGTCTTGTTGAGGAGATGAAGGCCGATGGATTCGATGCCGAAACGATTCATCTAATCTTCCAAACGGCTCTTGGAGCCATCAATGGCGAAGATGAAGTCGTGGGAAGCGGATGGAATGATTTTGGCCTCGATGCTCGCACCGGCGATCTCATGGACGAGTTGATCAGAACTCTCATTCAAGAATACAACAGCTACGAAATCCTCGAGGCTGTTGATGCAGCTGCTGAAGATCGTAGCGAAGCGGATATGTGGAACAACGAACATTCACAAGAAGGCAGGATGGCTTCCTCCAAGAAGGCATACCCGGATCCAGGTTCATCCACTCTTCCCGAAGGTCATGAGTGGGAAGAGGACAAGGGTGCTCCTGATGGCATGAACGTCTACACCTGCGCTTGTGGAGCGGTCTATGGAGAGAATGCCGGCGAGGCTCCCTACTTCTCCGAGGGTTACGAGCCTCACACTCCTGAGTTCGACGAGCGGCTGAAGTCTGAGCGCGAGGAAGGCCAACGTCATCATGCTGCTCGTGACGAGCAGGCTCCTCCTGAGAAGAAGTGCCCTGACTGCAATTGCACCAGCGTTCAGGGAATTCAACAGCACTACGATGGCTGCCCGGCTTTGCGCGAGGAAGAGGAACACGCCAAGGCGGCCAAGTCCAAGAAGGCCGAAGAAGCCAAGCATCCACTTGACTCCAAACCTTACGATCTGAGAAACGCGATTGATCCTAAGCCCAAACAGTCCAAGCCCAGTGGTGCTTCTTTCAACATCAAGGATTTCGTTAAAACGGATCCTTCCAAGAAGGCTTCTGCATTCGTCCTTGTGGCGGCTGAAGAAGACCTCCCTGTGGTAGTCGAAGGTGCTCCCAAAGGAAAGACCGAGAACCCTGAGACAGTTCGCAAGGACGAGCGTGAGGATTGGGTAACCAATTCCGAACGTCCAATCACAGCCGGATTCAGCTTCTTCTATCCTGGTCAGGCTCTGCAGGAGTTCTACCCTGAAATTCAAGGAGAGATCGTAGACTCCATGCCGAACCCTGCTCCGAACGAGGCCAACAACCCGATGATCAACGACTTTGATGTCAGCGATGCGGGCAAGTATGTCTCCACGGCTCCCAGCGCGGTGGGTGTGGGAATCCAGGGCCAGCCTCAGATCCTGAATGACAGCCTTCCGCTTCGCAATGAGCAAGGTATAAGAGGTATAGACTTCATGGACGAGTACCATGGTCAACTTGACGATGGTATTCCCTCTGCTCTACTGGCTTCTATGAGACTGAAGAAGACAGCCAACAAGACTCAGGACAAGGAGCAGTTCTCCGAGTTCATCAAGTTGCTGGTTGGTGAGATCGCTGCAGCATTCGTTTCAGCTTTCAAGGTGACCTCTCGCCCAGTGCTGAACAAGGTTCCAGGCAAGGGATCAATCAGCCTGGAGTTTGTCGAGTCTTCAACTTCCCCGGTATCCTCAGTTGGCATGAGTGCTGGGCCTGGTATTAGCAACGGATCCAGGATTCGTTCACTGCTGGCGGATCTCAATGACACAGATCTTCAGGACATCATCAACGGGGCATGGGCACAAAGTGCGGTTTGGAGAAATGATCCTGTAGATGGATACATTTACGAAGTTTTCGTCCGCTGCAATAAGATCAACAAAGACACTCTTACTATGGAGTATGAGTTCATTACAGGAACAAAAGAAGCGGAATAGTCCTCTGACTATTACTTCGTACATTGCGACTTCCTGACTCTAAGTATGAGCATTGGGAAGCCGCATGTCGAAGTTATACCACCAGAAATCAACCTTATCTGTAACTATGGATGTACACTACCTGCCAAGTTCTTTCTTGGAAAGGGGAGACGTCCGTGTTGCAGTTCCAGACACAACAGCTGTAACGGATGGAAACTGAAGACTTGTTTGAGTTCTAGAAACCCGTCATTAATGCCTGAAATAGTTGCTAAACGAAACCAGTATTTTATCAACAAATTTGGAGGTACTAATCCGCTAGCAAGCTCGGATGTTCGTGCTAAAAAGAGTAGGACTTGCTTGGATAGATATGGTGGTAATTCACCAATGTGTTCAAAAGAAGTGATGAAAAAGCGTGATGATACTTGCCAAAGGGTGTATGGTGTTGACAATGTCAGACAAAGTGTTCAAGTAGAACAAAAAATTCAGAAGACTTGTCTTAGAAAGTATGGTACTCGATTTGTTTTTCAATCAGAAATAGTGAAAGGGAAGATAGTAGCCTCTTGTAGAGAAAGATATGGAGTAGATAACCCATCACAGGATGCTGAAATCTATGAGAAAAGTCTCAGAACCAGGTTACAGGCCAAACCGTACACAACCCCTTCAGGAGAGGTTCGCTACCTTCAAGGATATGAATTCAGAGTATTATTGGAATTGCTGAAATCTGGTTTTGCTGAGAAAGAGGTGCTTTCTGGAAAGGGTAACGTACCTAAGATATGGTATACCAATCCCATTACAGGCAGGCAGAGCTGTTACTATCCCGACTTCTACCTTCCCAGGTTGAACTGGTTGATAGAAGTGAAATCCAACTGGACTTTGTTTGGATGTGATGATTGGTGGCTCGTAAACAAAGCAAAACGTCAAGCATGTCTTGATGCAGGATATCAATTCAACTTTGTAATCCGGTAGGAGAGTACATGAAGATCCCATCAGTCAAAACTGGATTTGAGAGGACTCCTCAAGAGCGAGCTAAACTCTATCAAGAGTTGCGTGATCAGCACGACTTAAACGTGCGCCAGGACGACCACCTAGAAGTTAAGACTTGTGCAGGATGTGGAGAAGATTTCTACGCGAATCGGAATGACGGAGACTACTGCTGTTACGAACACAGTGATGGTCACTGGCATGGAGATCCGGATAAGGCGGGTGCTGAGAGCACAGTGTCCTCCAAAACAGGGTCAGTGGGAAAGAAAGCCGACGACTTCGAAGACGATCCAGACTTGGTTGAAGGTACACCCAACACTTTCTCTGATGTCTCAGTTCCTGAGAATGTCGAGGAAATGCGCGAGGCTGCCCAGCAAGACGGATTCAAGTGGGAAGGTCTTTTCGACGAAGACGAAGATGGCAAGACCTTCAACCTGAAGAAGACCGTCCCCAGAGAACCAGGGGAAACTCTCTACATCTCCGAAAATGGGAACTGGCTGTTCGAGGAGTCCAAGAAGGAAGGCAATGGCCTCGAAGATCTTGTTGAAGCTCTGAAGCCCGAGCCAGAGCCAGAAGACTACGAAGCACAGGCTGCACAGGAGCTAGAGGAAGAGGCGGCTGGATACATCACTCGCATCTCTGAGTACCTTCATGGAGAAGGTGAGCTCGAGTACGGAGAAGCTCTATCCGAAGGCGGTCGCGACAGCGCCTGGGATTACATCACTGATATCATCCGCGACAAGTTCCATCTTGAGTACGAATACTACAATCGTGATCTCTATGAGAAGGTGACCGATGCACTCCGCAAGGAGTTCATCGATAACATCACAGATGAGGACGAGGAAGAGTTTGAGCGGTTGCGTGAAGAGCGCACTGAGACACGGAAATCCACTGCCGTACAGCCCAAGAACATGACTCCTCAGGAGATCAAGGAGATAGAGAGAGCGGCTGAGCTCACTTGGGATGCGATTGGTACCGACATTCTCAACATGTACAACAACAAGAGGATCACCTTGTCTGCTGAACATGTAGCTGAAATCGTGCAAGATGCCAATCACATGGATTCCTATGGCAATCTCCCTCCGGAACTGCTGGCGAAGTTCAATGCTTTGACACCGGCGGAACGGGATTGGATCATGCAACAGGCATTTCCTCCAGGATCGAAGTACGGATTCTGATCATTTTCCATTGAAAATGAAATACAGAACCCATCTGTATGGCAGTTACAAATCGCTTCAGTAAAGCAGCGCAGGACTCAGTCCTAGGACAGCTGGTCGACCAGCAACTGAATCAGGGTGACATACTGAATGCCCTGGATTTCATTGAGTCTTCCTCTGGTCTGAACATGTCTCTGTATCCAGTCCAGAGAGTCATCGTTCGCTGCATCTATGCCATCCCTTTCGATTACAAGCCCATCTGCGAATCCAATAAAGTCTGGAAATCAGTTCCCATCTATGACAAGTTCCGTGACAAGTTGCTTCATGAGTTCACCGGACCAACGGCTGAAGAGGACTATCTCAAGTGGGTGTATGATGAGGGACGCTGCAATGTAAGAGATTGGCGAGATCTCCCACCCAATGGTTTCCGTGAGTCTACTGTCTTTGCTGGTCGCAGAGGTGGAAAGAGCCAATTGGTATCAGCCATTGGAGCTTTCGAACTCTACAAGCTGCTCCATGTTCGTTCCCCACAGGAATACTACGATCTGGACGAGGGTTCACCCATCGACTTCACGTTCCTCGCTCAGGATGAAGATGGTGCAGGCCGCATCTTTGCGAAACTCCGCGAACAGGTAAACAAGACTCCGTTCTTCAAGCCATATCTCAAGGGAGGCAGCACAACCTCCTTGGGGTTCGTGACCGAGGCTGACCGGCACAAGACTCAGATCACCCCAACCGTCAACGTGATGTCTCTGGCTTGTACCTCCACAGCGGTGCGTGGTCCATCGTCACTTGTCTTGGTTCTGGATGAGTTCGCTCACTTCCGCAGTGACAAGGGATCAAGCTCCGAAGAAGTGTACGAAGCTGCCAACCCCGCGACCATGCAGTTCACGCATGATGGCAAGCGCGAGGCCCTGATTCTATCCATCTCTTCACCTTGGAAGAAGATGGGCAAGATGTACGACATTCACACCATCGCCATGGAAGGCGGTGTAGGATCAGGCATCTTCACCATGCGTGTGGGAACGGCTGAAATGAACCCCCGCGCAGATAGTGAGTTCCTGTACAACAAGCTGAAGACCGCTCCTCTGACATGGAAAGCAGAGTATGGAGGTCAGTTCCTAGAATCGTCTGAAACGTATGTCTCTGGAATCTCAATTGAGAAGTGCAAGGTCGAAAGAGACAACATCATCCAGTTCTCTCCGGAATGTCTGGGATACAACTACTTCTGGGGACTTGATCTGGGTATGAAGAATGACGCCACGGCTCTGGCGATTGGACACCTCGAAGTCACTCCCAAGGGCATCATGCTGGTGTACGACTACATCGATCGCATGATGGTTGGTGAGAAGTTTGAAGGCCCCGGTGTTCCCACTGGGGATGGTATGAATCGGTATGTCAATCACAAAGAGCTTGTCCTTGAGGAGATTGCCTCCTGGCTCGTCTACATGCATAATGTACTACCCTGCTTCCGTGGCCAGACTGACCAGCATGGTGGTCGCCTTCTCGTACAGTTGCTTCACATTTTGGGAATCACCACCATGGAGGGTGTCCACCTCAACTCCCAGATCAACTCTCAAATGTACTTCACCCTGAAGGGTTATATTGATCAGGGACTATGTCAGCTTCCCAACGTGCCCAAGTTCTTCAATGAACTGAAGAACGTTGAAGCTGAGATGATCAACAAGTACCAGATTCGAGTTGAGGCCCCGGAAGAGAAGGGTGCCCACGACGATATGTGCGACTCCGCAGCCCTCGTTGCCTTGTTAGCTCAGCAGTACTTGGATACAGATGGACGACTGAGGTTGGACCCAACTGGGCAGAGCCTGATTATGCAGAAACAAGCCTCTATTCCACCCAAGCCAATCCTACACATTGAGGCAGTATCTTCGCGTGATCTCCAGGTGCTCGAACGCATGAGGAAAATCTCCCATATGTCCGGAACGAACGGTGTAAAACCAGTCGTCAATCCTTATCACCGCAGAGGATAACCATGGTGATATGGTTCTTATAAATAGAAAATAAACATTCAAATTTGCGGCGTAACCCGCATATAAGAACTATGATAGTTTCTCATCAAACAGAAGTAGGTCAAAATGAATCACTATTCATCAGGCCATGAGAGAGTCCTAATGTTCCCTCTTGAGCACTCTCCTCCGGTATCTCTTCAGTAAACTTTGGCAAATCGTGTATTGCCCAGTTTTCTGATTTCCGAGTACTAACTGTATGCTCTGGCGCAACCTGACTGATAACAGGTCCAAAACAAACCAATCACTACATGTGTGCCTCTCGGCTGAATCATTCTCAGTGTGCTGACTGACTCTCAGTCCCCTCGCTACACGTGTCCGTTATCTCCACAATTCACGAAACGGATACACGCCATGTCACATTATGCAACAATCGCCCCTTCCGGGAGCAACCAGAAGGTTGCCTTCAAGCGTTTCCTTGATGGTGGTTATGCCGCCATAGGATGGCTGCCAGAATTCGATTTGACGGGCAAGTCACTAGCCGAAGTTCACGCTCTCATCGAACAGAACATTCAAGAGGAAACTGTACTCAACGACAAAAACGAGCAGGTGGTCATCTCTGCTCTAAAGAATCAGAACAAGGCCAAGCGCAACTTCACCAACTTTCTCTCACTGAAACCTGGGATGATTGTGGTGGTGCCCAACGTGCAGTATGGTCTACACGGCCTGGGTCGTATCACCTCTGGCTACAAGTACCAAAAAGACAAGCATGACAGTACCGGCAACGGGAATGACAACTACTCTCATTTCTACGATGTCGAGTGGATTCCTGTCTCTTCTACTGAACTCACCAAGGATCTTCTCCTGCTGGAAGGCGAGAAAAGCTGGCCACCCAGAGGAGGCCCCTGCTCTTCTATTCAAGAGGGAGAGTGGCTCACACGTTTGCTCCACAAACTGGAACCAGCGGCAACTGTGATTGTGGTCACTCCACTTGCTCCTCCTGATGAAGAGGATGAGGATCTCGAGGTTGAGGCCGCTGTTGAAGAGGAAACCAAGCCCTATTCTGGGGATTCCTTCACTACTGATGAGGATGGACACTTCGTTGGTGATGACGGTTTCGTGGTTCCTCGCGATTTTGGCGAGTTCTACATGAAATACCCTGAATACACCCGTCGTTGGGTCATGAAACGGATTCACAGGATCTCGGTCGACATGGATGTTGAAGACTGGGAAGCTGACCTGCTCATGCACCTTCGTTACCTTCCTCCGAGCAGCAAGTACAGGCAGCCCGGTAGTCACCGCTGGCATCCCGAAGGCTGTGAGGATGTCATACAGATCTTTGACCCGATCCTCCAGTATGGAGCTTCTGCTCGTCGTTTCTTCAACTATGTCAAGAACTGCTTGAGCAATCGGTACAGCACCATCTACAGCAAGCAGTCCAAGAATCCCATTTGTACAATGGGCAACTTGGTCCTGGGCATGCCGGCAGAGGAGTACTCCGAAGTTGTCGACGATGAGTATGTCCACCACCACTGCGTTCAGCCCTTCAAGCCAGTCTCCGAGGATGTGAAGATCTTCTTGGAGGAGTATCGTTGTTTCGTGAACAAGACCGATCCTGAACTGTTGGAAGTCATGGCAGCCATTGCCCAAGCCGGCAACTATCGGGAGGCTATGGAAGACATGAGCATGACAGAGCAGGAGTTCAATCGTGCTCGTAATCGTATGCGGGTGCTCAAGGACTGTTTCCTCAAGGGATCGACTGTTCCCAAGCAGCGGAAGCCCTACAAGAAGAGGGAAGTCACTACGAATGTGACTATCGAGACAGTTGACGATTTGACCATTTGCCTGGAGTCTGTTGTATGAAACGGTTCCACATCGTTCATATACCGTGCTCGTACAATCCATTCTATGTCGTTCTCACAGATGCTGAGTATCAAGAATCTTGTGAGAACGACAAATGGATGAGACTGGTGTGGTCAGGTACGGCTGATTCAGTCGAGACTATGACTGAGTTGGCAAATGAGATGACTCCAGCCTAGGAGAGCACAAATGATAGAGAGAACTTTCAGCATTATCAAACCTGATGCTGTGCGAAGAGGTTTCACTGGTGCAATCCTAGCCGCAATCGAAAAGGCTGGATTCTCCATCATCACCATCAAGAAAACTACAATATCTCGATCTCAGGCTGACTACTTCTATCGAGAGCACGCTGGCAAACCCTTCTTCGAGCCACTGTCAGAGTTCATGGCATCGGGACCGCTATTCCTCATGGTGCTTGAGAAAGAAGATGCGATTGCCGATTTGCGGAAACTGATGGGAGCTACAGATCCGGCAAAGGCTGCAGAGGGTACTCTACGTCGTCAATTCAATTCGGCGGTGCTGTCGTGCGTGAGAACGCCATCCATGGGTCAGACAGCAGTTCATCCGCACAAGTCGAGATCAGTTTCTGGTTCGCTGGATCTGAACTGATCTAGCCCAGAATTGGAACGATGCTGAATTCAGCCTTCTCAGCACGAGCTAACTTGCGTGCCGCAGTCAGGCAGAAGGTGGCCTTCTTCTTGAATGAAGGAGTCCAGTACTGATCTCCATTGGAACGAAGAGCGTAGTAGACCTTCGATACCTGCACGCCAGTCTTGTAGACGAAGTATTCCATACACTTCTCTACCAATCTTATCTGAGAATCGGGTAAGTATTAGTCAACTAGAGGATTGAGATGCCAGAAGACAGCACTCCCAACCTGTCTGATTCCGAAGTTTTCGAAGAGTTCGAATTCAGCAAAGAAAACCTGAAGAAATTGTACGACAGGTCGGTTCGTGTAAGTGACCCCGAACTGTGGGAACGTCGAAACGAGCGGGTACAGACAGAGATTCTATTCTCGGATGTTGTAGAAGACCTAACTGGAAAGCATGGGCATGCCATTAGTTGCCCCTTCCACGGAACGGACTCTACACCATCGTTCTACATCTATCCTCCAGCACGCGGCAACATGGGTTACTGCTTTGGCTGTTCAGCTGCCTACACCCTTGTCACTTTTGTGGCAAAGATACGTGGCATCTCCCGGCCCAAAGCGATGGAATGGCTGGAGAGATCCTATAACCTGCCTCCTCTACAGTCTAACTTACCTCCTGAAGACGAGGACATCATCGTACCTCTCAAGTTCGAGGATTTATCGAGCTTGTACATAGTCTTCGCACGCAAGGATGTTATGGCGAACAAGAGTTACGAGTTAGCTGAAGAGTACCTGCGTATTTACTTCGAAGCCCAGCAAGAGCATGACGAGACAAAACGAGTGAAAGCCTTGGCGGAAGTGTTAGGCTCAGATATCGTTGCTCGAGTAAGACGGCATAAGGCCAAGGAGTTCGTCTATGAGTGAAGATGACATTGATGAGGTAGCTCATCCTGAATGGACGGATGACGAAGAGGAAGAAGACTGGGAAGAACGGGAGCAGAAGGTTGCTCTCAAAGAAGAGATCGTCGAAGCTGTGGACAAGCTGGTCAGTGCTGTAACTGAGCTCAAGAAGCCACGCAAGACGCGGGTCAAGAAAGAGAATATCAGTGACGACGATGTCAAGGTAACTGTTCCGGCAGCATCCAAGAAGCCAGCGGCCAAGAAGAAGCCCAAGGATCTACGGACTGTGTTCCGCGCTCTGCTGAAGACCCTCGACATTGAGAAGTTGAAGAGACCGTGGATGGCCTCCAAGGTGCTTCGCCGGGTCGACTCAGCCCAGGAACTTGAGGGATGGGTGGAGAAGATTCTGCATGACACTTCTCTCCATCATCCCACGCCCTCTGGTCAGGTTCTCCCGGTAGTCGCCTGCGACACTGAGACCATCACGCTGGACACTCGTGTCATGATCGATCTGGTGCAGGCCAGAGACACCAGTGGCAACGAGGTTTGGGTTCCCATCTATGAAGTGAAGATGGAGATCGCCGGCATCTGCCTTTCAGCCGATGGCATTGAGGGAATCTACGTTCCCATCAATCACGCAGATGGCCACAACGTCTCCCGTGAAGATTGCCACAGGATCCTCCAGCATCTGTTCAATAACTGTCACCTGGTGTTCTACCACGCGAAATTCGATCGTGAGGTCATCCGTCAGACCCTGGGCATAGACATGCGCCCCTATCCATTCTTCGAGGACGTTCAGGTCTTCAACTATCTGAACGACCCCAAAGCAGACCTTGGTGACCAGAAGAAGGGACAGTACACCGGCGACACAGGCGGCTTGAAGAATCTCTCGCTCATCAAGCTGGGCATCGACCAGATTGAACTGGACCAGATCGGCAAGGTCAGTGCAGATTTCTTCAATCCAGAGACCGGAAAGACCACGACTCGCATTCAGTATGTCCCGTTCACTTGGATTCCGACTGACATCGCATACTGGTACGCTGCCAGTGACGCAATCTGCACCTGGCTACTTTGGTGGCAGCTGAAGGATGAGGCCCGGAAGCTGAAGCTGGTACATCGCATTGACCACGAACTGGTAGACTCGCTCACGTGGATTGAGCGGCAGCGGTACATCGTGGACACGGACCGCCATAAGCGTACAGTGAAGTGGCACCAAGCCAAGCTGGAAGTTGACCGGGCACGGCTGCGTGGAATTGCTATCGAAGCCGGGTACAAGGAAGAGGATGGAGAGCAGTTCAACCCGGACAGCAACAAACAGATGGCCAAGCTGTTGTTCCAGACCATGAAGCTCCGTGTGTTGCGGCGCTCCAAGAAGACCCAGGATCCTTCGTGTGATGCTGAGACCATCTCGGATCTAGCGAAGATCTACCCTGATAACATCTTCCTCAAGACCTATGGCAAGTACAAGGCATATGTCGCCCTCCACCCTGAGAACCTTCACTTCGACCCCAAGGATCACACCGCTCGAATCTATCTGAGATCCTGCGTCGTGGCCGGTGGCCGTCTGTCAGCGACAGGTGGCAAGTACGAAGTCGACGGCGGCTTCGGTCTCAACATTCAGGGTATCAAGCGCGTGGAAGGCAACTGGTGGGTCAAGGGTAATGTCCTCGAGCCAGACAACGTAGACCCCGAGAGCGTCGAGGAGCACGCTCCGGAAGACCTTCACCCGTCGTGCTGGAAGACGGAAGAGAGGACAATCAAGACCAAGATTGGGGAGGAGCCGGTCCTCGATTGGGATACCAAGCCCATGGTCGACAAGGATGGGCGAGCTATTGTCAAGGAGATCTTTGACAGTAAGAAGGAAGAGTACAAGGTCAAGGCTCCGAACATCATCAAGAATCACATCGGGCAGTACCTGGGATATGCGATCTGCCTGGTGCCCGGTTGTAAGACCTGCGCAAAGAACTATGGCATTCTCATCGAGAATGGGCGCATGGATGCCAATGAGGTCATCAACCTCCGCGCCATGTTCAAGGCTCCTACGGGTTGGACGTTCGCCACTATCGATTACAGCAACGTCGAAATGCGTGTGGCAGCGAACATCTCAGGCGAGCCGGAATTCATCAAGGAATTCTTGGAGGGATCAGGAGACTTCCATAGTCTGACCGCCAGCAAGGTCTTCCCTGAGTTCAACGACCCGAACATCGACAAGGCGACCAAGAAGAGCTATCGTGCTCTCGCCAAGATCCTCAACTTCGCCCTGCTGTACGGCGGAACGGCTTACACGATCTTCGAGAACATGAAGAAGAAGGATCCCAACATCACCTTTGAGCATGCACAGGAGATGGTGGATGCCTACTGGGCTGGAGTGCCGGTCTTCCGCGAGTACTGCGACCGCAAGCAAGCCATTGCCAAGGAGAAGATGACGTGTCAGACAGCGACTGGACGAATCATCAAGTTTGATTCAGCGATGTCAGCCCTGGGCATTCACAATCCGACCAAGCACGAGATGGACAATTATTGGGAATATCGTCGGTTGGATAAGGCGGCCACCCTGGCTGAGAAGTCCAAGGACAAGGAGACTTTCCGGGAACTTCGCGACCGCGCCGACATAATGTGGAAGACGCCAGAAACTGGCGTTCGAAATGTTGGTGACTACAACCAATTCATGGGGAAGATTCAGAGAGTTGCTGTCAATGTCCCGATGCAGGGTCTCGCTGGCGACTTCATGCGCATCACGCTCAATCGAATCCGCAAGTGGGCAGCAGAAAAGGATCCTATGGTACAAGCAGTGTTGTTGATGCATGGTTCGGTCCACGATGAGATCGACTTCTCATTCAAGAACGAGTACGCTCCATTCATTCTGCCGAGGCTGACTCGCCTCATGAAGTTGAGGAAGTATCATGCCTCGATGAACTGGCGCGTCCCTTTGGAGTGTGACACTGAGTACGGTCGCAGCTGGGATGTTGAACACCACTTGACCGGCGATGACGGCCACAAGCCTGCCGGCTGGTCGGAGATCCCTGGCATGGAGAACTATGTTCCGGAAGAGTTCGACATTGACACGGTCAGGGCACTGCTCACTGCTCTCAAGTCTGGTGATGAGAAACGTCGCGAGAAGGTCAAGGGTTGGCTCAAGGAGAACTTGCACACTCGTGCTTTCGAGGAAGCCTCCAAGCACATCTTCGCGGCCAAGGATGGCAAGGAGATGCGCAAGTATCTCATCATCGGACTCCAGCTTCATGAATTCTGGAAGACTGATGAAATCCCTGAGGATCAGGATGACAAGTTGGAGACCCTCGAGCAGTTCGAAGCCCGGTGTGGTCTCACTCCTGCTGATCGCGGCCTGATGCCGGTGTTCGGATATATCGGTGCAATTCCTCTTGACATCAATGTCAAGCGTCCCGAGCTTCCGATTCTAGGAGAGGATGAGCAGTTGGAGATTCAGTTCACCACGGACATTCCCAAGCCGATTACTCTTGAAGATAGAGAGCAGATCGCAGAACAGGCCAGGGAAATCGTGGAACGCAAGCAAGTTGTCAGCATCGTTGAGGAATTGAACAAGAAACTCGACACCAAACTCGATGACGAGGACAATCTCCGCAGCGAGATCGGTAAACTACACAAACAAATCGCTGAGGCAGAAGGCACTCAGATCGACGAGAACGAGCTTCTACTGGATATCCCTGTACGGAAGGTTGTTGTAAAGCCTCCTGAGGCGAAGCCTGAACCCAAACCAAACCTCAAGTTGCCGGCGAAGGCTGATATTCCCGAACTTCGGAACCTGACGGCGGCTGACGCCAAGGCTTTGCGCGAGTCTCTGGGAATCGGAACCAACAAGGTCAAGGCGATGTACCAAGGACAGGTCGTCACCTTCACAGACGTCAATGCGATTCGGGTTCCGGACTCATTCATAAGGGAGTGAGGACGACATGAGTTTTCTGAAATTTGGAATTGCTCAAGAGACAAAAGTTCTTCACGATCCAGGTCTGCTTGTGCATGGTAGAGATTGTCCCAAAGCTCCTCATGTCTCTGGCAAGAATGGTTACTTGCATGATGAGAAGGACAACGGCATCTATGATGTTGATGGAGTCCCCTACTGTGGCCGGTGTCACTACTGGATGGGATGTCCAGTTGAGAACATTCTGGAGAAGTGATGGCTAAGAAATCCAAGGCACCAACTAACAACGTGAAGATGATCCGCAACAGTCCTCTTCTCGAGTACGATGCTTCCACTCTCTACAAGCAGATGGCCTATGCAGTGCAGGCTGTTCAAACCTGTCATGTCGCGATGGTCAGCCTGATGGATCACATCATCCTGACTCGAGAAGAAAACAGTCTGGGCAAGGCTCTAGCAGCCAGGGCCGATGCAGTTGCCAATGAGTCACAGGAAATCCTCCGACTCGCCCTCCATCTGAAATCTTCTCGCTCTGATCTCCAGAAACAAATCCTGACCAACGCATGCGAAGCCTCTCGCATCACCATGTCCTGGTTCAAACGATTCCTTGAGGAACACTCTCAAGTTCAGATGGATGAGTTGAAGCCAATCGCCGAAGAGATGAGAGTTGTCTTTGACGAGTTGGACGGACTCAGGAAGATGAAGATCGAAGAAGCCCGACACATGGAAGAGGCTCACGAGAAACATAAGAGAGTCCAGCGTCGCAAGAAGGCGACCACCATCAAACATCAAATCACAAACGAACCTCTTGCAGATCTACCCAACACTCCACCAGAGGATGCGGTCGATATCAAATCTCTGTTCCAGGCAGCTAAAGCAGAGATTGACTCCAAATAGCTCAAATTCTGGCTATTCGGTGCAATATATGAGGTTCTGTTATGCCCAATGATGAAAAAGTCACGAAAGTGGCAAAGGTTCCGCTTCCACAGGACAAAGCTAGGAACAGATCCAACGTGGAAGTCAATCCTTCTCAGGTGGTGACTCCTCGGAAGATAGCATCGCAGGTCGTTACAACTGTTGATGCAAATGGAACCACGACCACCCGCACTCGCGAGTATGGCAGTGCTGGACGTTACAGTGCGGTCGATGGTCAAGGACGACTGGGAGAAGACATTGCTTATCGGGATCGGATTCGAAATATCCGTGAAGCTGCTCGAGGCGGCGGTGCTGCCAGCAAAGTAGCAGGCCTGTTCAGTGATGGCAATCTGGGATATGCGAACATTGGAGACTCAGGCAACATCGGGTACATGGGTTTCGAGTTCCCGGTAGACGCCCTCGAGCTTCCTGCTTCCCGACCTGAAGAGCTTCGCTACTATCGCATCGCCTATGACCGCGACCCTGTGGTCAACTCCGCCATCAACCTGCACACAGAACTCCCGATGTCCAAGATGACCTTGGAGAAGCCCAAGTGCACATCGGAAGAATTTGCTGATTTCGTCTTCGACTTCTACCAGGGCATGGTGAACGATACCAAGATGTTCCAAACCCTGATCGATGCAGTCCGTGAATACTGGACCATCGGCGAGGCATTCCTCTTTGTTGAGGAACCAGAAGAGAAAGTTGAAGTTTGCGAGGAAGCCCAGAAGGCTCTCAGTAAGAACAAACGCGGCGGTCCCAGCAACGATCCCATGAAGGAATCTCAGAATGCCGAACTTGGCGGTGAAAGCCATGGCATGGATTGGCTGACTCCGGCCCTCCATCAGTCCTCTGAAAGCATGAAGAAGGACATCCTCAAGATCAAGAAAGCCGGCATCTCTTTCAATCCCAAAGAGAACCTGACGCTGGTAGATGCACAGATTTACAAGTTTCAAAAGAGACTGCTCGCAAGTGCCCAGTCTCTGGCTGATTTCATGGCCAAGCATCACCTGAAGTTCGACAAGCAGGGAAAGATCATCGCGAACGGATCTTCGGATACACTTGAGCTCATCCACAAGATGGCTGCTCCGCCTGCTGAACCTCCTGTTGATGCTGAGGCGGCTGGTGCTCAGTCCGGTGAAGCCAACGAAGAGATGTCCGATGATGCTCCTGGCGCCAGTGGTCAGGATGAGGATGGCAACCCCGAAGCCGGTGGTGAAGGTGCTCCCATGGGTGGCGGCGGTGGCGCAGGAGTCATGGGCGATGACGGTGGCCCCATTCCTTCCGGCGGTGGTGGAGGCGGCGGTGGAGTTTCAGCCGATGAAGTTGGTGGGTCTCCTGCCATGGCTATCGGTCAGTCGGTGGCTCGCCAGCGAGAGTTGATGGAACTCAAGCATTACCTGAAGCTCCTCAAGAAAAAGAAGGAACTGCTCGAGGAACTCAAGGAAGTCAGCAAGCAGCGCGGCGAAGAACTTGAGCTCTTCAGTCACGTGGTCAATCCGGACTACTTGGGCATTGATCGCATCCGAACTCTTCCTCCTGAGCAGATTGAAGTCAAAAACGATGGTGAGATGGAAGGCGACGGTCCCTCCATCTACTACAAGCCACCAGAGCAGCAGAAGCAGCAGTACACCGAGGACATCAATGTTCCTCAGAGTGTGAAGGATGGACTGCAGGCTACTGGCGCCATCAACCTGAATCAGGATCCCTTCGAAGGATCGTACGTCATTCACTTCGCTCGCAAGAAGAGCGGGTATGAACTGCACGGTCGTTCAAGCCTGCAGCCGGTACTGCGCACCATTCTCTATCGTGACAAACTGCGTCAGGCGCAGACCATGATCGCTTCGCGTAACATGACGCCAAAGCGGCTGATCATCGCTCCTGAATGCCCAACCTCCGAGTTGGCAGCCCTTCGTGCTCACGTGGACGAAGCGATTGCCGATCCAGACTATACGATTGTGGTGAACTATGACTGTCAGTGGAATGAAATTGGAAGTGAAGGACGGCTCCTATCTCTGGACGGAGAATGGGCTCACACCAATTCCGATCTCGCAATCGGACTTGGACTTTCTCCTGAGATCCTCATTGGTGAAGGAATGTATTCTGGAAACCGCATCCAGCTCGAAATCCTTAACACCAGATATGTCCAGTTCCGTGATCTCATCAGTGGACTGATTGAGGATCAGATCTTCAAGCCCATCGCTATGAAGAAGGGATTCTATGAAGTTGATAAATTTGGACGACCCAGGTGGGTGTATCCGCACGTAACCTTCTCTCGTATGGCTTTGAGGGATAGTGGTGACCTCTACGACATGTTGTATAATATCTACTCAAAAGGCTCTCTCCCAGTATCGATTATTCTGGACTTCCTGAACATCGATGCCGAGACAGTCAAGCGCCAACTAGAAGACGACCTCTTCACTGTCAACGATTCCAAGTTTAATGAATTACTCGGTTCATTGTACGGAAGCATCACAGACGTCATCATCAAGAAGACCGATCTGTGGAAGAGACTGGCAAAGGGTATGGGCCTCGACGAAGTCGAAGAGGAAGACGATGCCAACCTCGAAGGATCCGGAGAGGGAATGTAGCAACTTACGTTTCTGACTTCCTGAATCAGACTAGGAGGTCAGAAATGTTTGTTTACCTGATAGTCAATGATGTTGATGGAAAATGCTATATTGGAAAGACTACCGGGTCTTGTCTTTCTCGATATTTGAAGCAGAAATTCTACGACGCAAAGAACTATCTTTCGCTGCGCTCTCACCTGTATGCTGCTATTCGCAAGCATGGTCAGGAACACTTTCAAATCTTTCCGCTTATCAATGATTGCACTAGCAACGAGGCTCTTTGTGTCTGGGAACAGACGCTGATTGAGATCTTCTCAACTCGTGATCATGAGATTGGATACAACATCTGCAAAGGTGGGGAAGGATTTACAGGACCACATACTCCTGAGTGGAAACAGTTCATGAGTAGAAATTTCCGAGAGAAGGGATACAAGCCTTCTACTGAGGCGACTCTAGAAAGTATTCGCGTCAGGAAACAAACTCAAGAAAATATAGGAATTTGGCCAGGAGCACCATTCAAAGACTTGTCAGGAGTGGATTTTGGTGGTATTAATGTACTAGAACGATTGGAGAATAATTCCGAAGGTGACGCAAGATGGCTATGTCGCTGTCGTTGTGGAAAATTATTTCCTGCTTATGGGAGCAATCTGCGTAGTGGTCACACTCGGAGTTGCGGTTGTCTGAAGAAAACTCAAAATAAGATCAACTTGAGACGGTACAATTCACAGAAGGGAATGTAATGAAGGTTGTAGGCTTGATCGTTGCAGGAGCACTGCTAGTTGGATTTATCTGGCTGGTCAGGTACTCCAGCAAGAATTCGTCGGATGTGATGTGGTGGGATGACGACAACGACTACTAGCAGAAAGTTGGCTGGCTTGGCGAAGAGGTACTGCCTGGCCAGCCCAAAGCCTGAGCGCACTCCACCAGTTTCGGAAACGTGGGAGGAGTGACCTTTCCGGTCTTGCGATTGAAGCTGTAGAGGCTGGACAGACCTGTGGCCCGGTGATCGACGATCTTGTATTCGCTTGTGCTGACATTGAATCCCACCCATCCGGGGAGGATCCAGAAGCACTGATTCATACAGATACCGCGACCGATTGACCGTTTAGCACCGCAAATAATGCACTGAGCCATGATACTCTCTACCATCAGAGAGCCAGGATCGGCTAACCATTCTCTGTCGCTTCGATGAAATACAAATCTTTTTCGATGTCACGACCCAGGGAAATGTACACATCCTGGGTGTTCAGATCCATGTTTCCGGATAGCTCAGAGGCTTTCCGATACTGATTGATCACATTTCCAAGAGTGTCAGCCACGGCTTGGATGTGAGAGGTCACGTCTTGTCCAGGCTGGATGGCCTGATACACAGGCTGCTCTCCCAACATCTGGTAAAGGCCCTCTGCCACTCCACCCAAGGCAGTGATGCGCTCTGCGATTGTGTCGCCGGCATCAAGCAAATGCTCATAGATGTCGTCAAAGAGTTTATGGGTGGGATGAAAACCTCCTCCCTTCACATTCCAGTGAGCAAACTTGACTGCCAAAGAGGCGCAAATGGTGCTCTTCAAAGTCGCATTCATCAGAGCTACAAGTGCCACACGCTGCTCTTCGGGAATGTCAATCCTCGTGGGGAAAGTAGCAAGAAGAAGTTTCGACGCAAATTTCATGACCTATCCTCTAAGATAGGATTGTGTAGTGAGATTTTCCTTTAAGACTCAGGGACAGGGACGACCCTGTTCTTCCCATCGCGGATGCGCAGCTTGAAGAACATCTCATAGGTCTGGCGCAGGTGAATGGCAACCTTCAACTTGCTGGTGATGGAAAGCCTTTCTCCCTCTTCGTCTTCCTCAATCGCTCGTTTCACCAGCCCGAGGACATCCTCCTTCTCGACCAGTTCCTTGCAAGCCGGGCAGGCAGCCCAGTAGTCACTGCTTGCAAGGACGACATTGACCGGCAGGTGATCCGTTGGATGAAGGAATACCACACCCGAGTTCTTTGATTCACTGTCAAAGTCCAGACAAGGAAAATGGTGGACCACGTTTGTTGAGTAACAGAAGTCGCAGTGCTCGTTTACAAAATCGTCAGCCATCATCCCTCCAGTGCCGGAGTGGGCTTGGAGCTTGAACCACCCACCTGAGTTGTAAGGCTGATGCCATCACCAACCTTCTTGCCCTTGTCATATGCGCGCCAGTCGGTACGAGCCGCATCGTCCAGCCGTTCACGCTCTTGCCGGCGATAGCTGCGCTCCGCTTCCACGTTCGAACGAATGCGTCTGCGCTCTTCTTCAGCTTCGCGCTTCCTCTTATCCGAAGGACTTTCGTTCTGTAGAAACTCGATCCGCTCCTGCTGAATTCTCTCAGCTTCGACTGCGGATACCTTGCGTGCTTCCTGAGATTTCTTGTAGGCACCTTCGCCACGGACGGCATCATAGTTGGCTTCGTACTCCGTCTTGCGGACATCCTTGAGAGCCAGGGCCATGGTGGCATACTGAGCCATCCACTTCTTCTTGAGGCCTGGAGATTCAGGGCAGGGAGGACGATTGTCTGCCTCTTCTTGCTCCTGCTGATCGACCAGACGTTCAGTGAGTCGGTCGGCAACCCCTTCCCGCCAACTGACCGCAGCGCGGCTCAGACGGTCGACCGGAGCATAGGGGCATAGGCGTTCAATGGTGTCACAGAGATACTCGCCCATCAGGTTGACGACGATCACGTTGCTCTCGCGACCCAAGATGACGTGGCGCTTCACCCAGCGAGCGGTCTTGTATCCGTCATCCCAACGGCTCTTGTGATTCCCATCCTTGACATCGTGAACCCAGTGAAAACAGTGGTTGACATGAGCCAGGGTGCCCCACATCCGGCGTTGCCACTTGTACATCGCGCTGCGCTTGATGGTGACAGGCTTGCGGACTTCCTCAGTGACGGCGGTGCCGTTCTGGACTCCACCCTTCACGACGGTGTCCTGAACTACAGCCAGACTCAGATTGTGAGCCATCAGGAGTTCATGCGCTTTGGCAAGTGCGGATGATGCCTGCTCTTCATTTCCGGCGGCATTGTTCGCCATGTTGAACAGCTTCTGTATACGTCTTATTATTGATTCAACTTTCGTATCCATACTTAGATCTACCAAGTCAAATAACATTTGGGGTAATGAGCTCATGCGAGAATCATCAGGAGTATATCAGTTTCTAAACATCGTGAACAATAAGAGATACGTTGGGTCATCCACTGAACTTGACCGGCGGAGGAAATGTCATATAGAGGATCTGAGAAGAGGCATTCACCCTAACAGCAAATTTCAGAGAGCCTGGGATAAGTATGGAGAAGACAAGTTTGTGTTCTCTATCATCGAGCACTGTGAAAAGGATAAATTGGTAGAAAGAGAGCAGCACTGGATAGATAAAACGAAATGCTACCTGACTGAGTTCGGCTACAATCTGTGTAGAACAGCGTTCTCCATGCTAGGATTCAAGTTTTCGGAGGAGAGTAGAAAACTCCAGTCTAGAAAAGCTGTAAAACGAGGAATGCCAGCGAAACTCCGATTAGTGATAGGAAGTCCGGAGCATAAGAAGCACATGAGAGAAATGTGGGATGAATACTACAAAGACGATCCTTCGAAGAGAAAGGTGGTGGGAGAAAGAGTGAGAGAGTACTTTAAGGATCCCAATGCAAGAGAAAATATGCATTGGGATACACAAGAGTTCAAGGTGGCCGTGGGTAAGAGTACCAGAGAAAGATGGAAGGATCCTGAATACAGAGAAAGAATTTCAAAGAAGATGGTAGCAGCGGCGGCTCTCAGGTCAAGAAATCCTGAGACTGGATCTTGGTTAAAAAAGTCCTAAAACTTCAACCCACACACTGTTGGTACTTTAGTGTCCTGATAGCGCAGGTTGGTTTTCCACTGCGTTATACAGTCTTCCTGGGTGATCAACCTGCGCTGCGTCTTTTCATCGGCGAACAAGAAGATCATCAAGTACGACTCCGAGCGAAAACTGTGGATTGGGAAATGCTGTGATGCGGAAAAGAAATTGAGAGATCGTAACAAGAGAGATGTTTTGATTGCCAATCTCCTGATATATTCCCAATAGGGGTATACAGGTCCAGTATACGATCCTCTGAGAACTGCGTAATCTTCAGGAGTGATGTGAGCACCATAAAATACATAGCATTTCCTAAGACCTTCAATATCTTTGGCGTTCTATGCTCTTGCGTGCGATCGATCATCTCAATGAGTACGAACGTACAAAAGCCTTGAAATGCTCTTTGCTAGAAGAGAATAATGTAGGAAATGACCATATCGGAAACTGGAAGGCGGCAGGAAAGGAATACGGCTTTGGGGAGTGCGATGATGAAGAAGCCGAAATGAATGATTGCCCTCTTTGTGGTGCTCAGTACGCCGCATATAAAGCGAAGAAGATACTGAAGAACAGAGTCGGTAGGATCAACGGTATCCTAACGCGCATGGGAAAACATCTGCGGAGTAAACAGGAAGAGAAAATAAAATGGTAGGAATACATATGAAGGTTGCGCCTCCAGTAGTATCGAAAAAGTGGCTGGATAAACAGAAAGAGATTTACCGGGAGTCGAAAGGAAGGGCATGATGGAATTGACGGAAACAATGAGGCAGAATGCAAAACGGGCATGGAACGAAGCGGCGCTGGCAAAGCAGAGCTTAGTCAAAATTCTAGACCCTGACGAGATTCTTACAGCTATTGCCCCACACGTGCAGTACGCTCCCACGGAACCGGCTGCGCCGCTGACACCTCAGGAAAAGGATGAGATTTGGCACGATCTGTGCATACCGTGCAGAGATGTCGTATTCTCTCGCGTAGACGAAGTTCTCGCCAAGCGACCCGCTATGCAACCATCCGCGATGCTTACCAAAGCTGACTGGGACGCTCTCGCAGACGCAGTAGATATGCTCAACAAATGGGTTCAGGGGCGCTACATAGACGAGGCAGGTAATAGTCCGACATGGAACGACACGTGTACCCGACTGCGCGACCTACGCGACAAATGCGATGTCGCGGCTCCTACTTCCATTGCATCCGTCGCTCAAGCCGACTGGGAAGACCAGCACAGGGGAACGCAGCCCGCTCCGGTAGACGGCGATCTGGCTGATAGGGCAATGTCTGCATTCTTACAGGCTAACCATCTTCGGACAGAAGAAGCAGGACGAAATCGGCAAGCGGTGGATGCAGTAATCCGCCTAATTCAGCAGGACAGCAATGCGCGGTGGTCGAAGGCGGCGGCGGCATACCTCTTAGATGAGCACGGATGGAACGTTAGCGATGCGTTATTCGCATCCAGCAAGATTCGTGCACGCGTAGAGGACGGATCACTGCCGCCCACCCTCCAGGAGCGCATCACCAAGCGGTTCCAGCAGGCGAAGCTGGTTAACGGTGCAGCGTGGGACCCAAATACGCTAGCAGCAACTGTTATGGAAGAGATCGCAAAGGAGACGAAGTGAAGACACTCGCAGTGTTCCTATTCGCAGCAGCGCTTTCGGCGCAGACGGTCAAGCCAGCCTTGCCAGTAGCCAAGCCAGAGACGAAGGCAATATACCCAGAGGATGTTTGGTATATGAATTCAGGCACCATGGTTATCACGAGGTACGCCACGGCCACTGAGAAAGTGACTTCCGACGGACATTACATTTTTACGGTGGACGATCCCAACAACGAGTACCGTTGCTACGGCACGGTGAACGATGACACGCTTACCATCGTCTGCGTCAAGGCGCATGAGGTTGTGAAGGACAAGTCGGTGGCGAAATGAAAATTAACGGCGTGGAGATCGCGGAACGCCTGGTTGGTACTTACAATCAGGCGCTTGTCGGCGAAGGCGGCGTAATGGGTAGCGGCGCATCTACAGTACAAATGCTGGTCTATGACCTCTCGCGGGCCGAGGCGCAACTCGCGTCCATCAAGTCTGAGTACGAGGCAACGGCACTGGCAAACGGAAGGCTTCAAGCTGAGAACCAACGGCTGAGGATGGCTTTATCAGCAGCGCACGCAGCAGGAGAACTGGGAGGATGGGAAGGATGCCGTCCAGAAGATAATTGCGCTTGCTGTGATGCATGGCGAGGAGCAAAGGAATTACGCGACGCTGCTATAGCGTTGCCCGCGCAGACACCGGAGGCTGAGCATGAGTGAAGTATTGGATACCCTGATTGTCTTTCTGTTTCTCGGCTTTGTCGTTTGGATGATGCTCAAGGATGACGGCAAATGAAGCGTCACCGCATGATTGAACACGCGCTCGACGTACTGCGGGACCATTCCCCGAAAGCCCATGAGACAGCCAAAGCAATCGCAGACACGCTCTGGCAGGACGATGGAACGCTGGACTACAGCCATGAGCATGTCAACTTAGTAGTTGCGCAGATGAGGAAACATAAATGAGAGTGAAGAATCCTCCAAAATGTTCTTGTACAAACGGAGGCGAACCCATATTGCTGGACGGTCGATGGGTTAGCTTCCGTGATCCTGCTTGCCGCGTGCATCCAACGACGCTGAGTTTCGATGCACTTCGTGATCAGTTCAAAATTGTGGCTGTTCATTTGTAAGCTCCATTTCTTCTGTTTCTTCAGAACCTATTGGAAAGCGAGGAGGATTGTGTTCCAGGTCGAACTTCTCCATGAAACCTTGAACTCGCTCAGGAGTCATGCTGAGCAGAAGCGCGATACGAGGCCGGGCATTGGCGAGAGCAATCGTGTAACCGAAGTGCCGAACTGCCTCCATCCATTCGTTGTAGACTTCGAAATCCGAGATGGGCATCTCGTCTACATCGCGCAATGTAAGGTACTGGCTCACTTGGCCCACTTTGCTTTCTCGGTCTTGTATGCTTCTTTCTGATCGTATACCTTGTTCTCGTAGGGAGAGGACCACTGAGCCGGTTTTCCTTCAAACCTTGTGCGGTAGAGTTTCCAGCCGCGAGCGGAGAGGTATTCGGCGACGTTCATAGATTCTCCATGAAGGACTCGATCGCTTCCTCTTCGGTGCGTCCCCATCCATAGGGACCGGCTTCTTCCTGACCTTCTGGGAACGCGCACCAGTCTTTGCTGCGGTCAGGTATGGGAGGATTTACAAACTCAGTCTTGATGACGTAGTTCACTGGCACGATGGTGTAGGTGGTCGTGACTGTCAGCATTACACTACCTCTAAACTGGCACCAGACACCCATCCGAATCCCAGGTGCTCTGCCATGCGATAGCGTTTCTGACCGTCAACTTCTCCTTCGATCCAGAGTTCGTTCATGTGCTGGATGAAAGACCAGCCATCGTAAGAGTACATCTGGTTGTCGCGAAGGATGGCGAATTCGAAGGCCCGTTTGGTCAGGGCGATCGTCGTGGTCTTGGCGGCGATCTCAAAGGCAGCGGCGACAGTGGCGTGAGAATATGCTTGACTCATACCTTCTCTCTACCTGATGCGAGTTTCAAACGGTTAGGAATCTAGAAGTTCTTATCCATGAATTTTGTCAGAAGTTCAATGTACTTGATTGCAGCGCCGGTGGGATGAATGACAAGTGGACCCTGTTCTAGTGCATCCTTGAGCATGGTCTTCAAGAAGTCCACGGACTCATGTAGTTCCCTCATCTCTGGTTGAGTGAGAGAAATCTCTGTGGTCCACTTCTTGTCTACGAGATTCTGCGGTGCTAGGCTCATTGATCCTCCACTACACGAGTATGGCCACAACAAAGGTTTGTTCTCAGATGTTCGAGCTTTCCGAAAATAGCTTCCACTTCTGACTTGGTGAGAAGTCTATTCCGATCGGACTCAGAGACAATCATATCGTCTGAAAGTGGCGATCCCAGGATATGATCAGGCTGAATGTCCGGGTGGTCTAGAGTCAGTTTCAGTACGGCATCGTTAGGTCCATGAGCAAGTACAATGAATGCTCCAAGCCAACCCTTCAAGCTGCCAACAGACAGATACATCAGTTTGAGAGGCTGATCCTTTTCTTGCTCGTAGAAACCTTTCAAAGCATCGAGGGTAGACATTTTACTCCAGAATCCACTTGGGTCGAGGTTCGTCATGGCACAGGCAGCGAGGGTTGGCCTGAGTAGCTCCACATCCTTGGCAGATGACCGGAGAGTCGTCCTTCTCGCGCTCGGAACGAATGAACTTCACAACCTCTGGAAAATACTGGTGGATGTAGCGAAGTGTGTCTTTGCCACGCTTCTCATCCTTGACAGCTTTGTCCCAGAGTTCCTGATTGCGATACTTCTTGACAGCAGTTTCGATGAGATCAACGATGATCTCCGGAGCCAATGCGTCCAGTTCCCAGGAACTCTCACCGAAGTGCTTGCGATATGATTCATAGCGAGAGTCGGTGATCTTGGCCGGGTTCGGAGGAGGATCGTACTGCTGAATCTGGTTCATGTTCAGCGCGATACGATCAATGTGGACTGGGTCACGAGTGAAGATTGTGAGCCGGTCTTCCATATCCCGAGACATGTCGATTCCACTTGGGTCATGGTCGCCAAGGTGGATGATGTGAACCTCTTTGCCCTTCTCCCGGGCAACCAGTAGACGCTGGGCAGCGACCCACATTTCCGACTGAGAGTTGTATCCACGGCAACTGAAATGTGGAACATCGAGAGGCTGGCAAGCTCTGGCGATGATGCCACGGAGGCTATCCTTCTCCACCCAGACTTCTACATAGTGTGCTTGATTGTCCCACTTGTCGGTAGCGAATTGGTCCGCCGCCGCTTCGACCAACTGACTGGGTTTCTGCCAGTGATTGTTCTTGACCATTCCACGACCGCGATCTACAATCATGAACCAGTCCACGAGTCCAGCGAGTCGGGCATCGGAGATGAGATCTCCGAGCTTGACATACTCCTTGACTGAGTTGGGGATGTAGTTCTTGGACACAAACTGATAGTACAGCTGGCGCAAGGTGAGATCGTAACCGTCTGATGCATACTGGTTCAAGATGACATTGGCTTTGGCGATCAGATCCAGCTTGTCAGCATTGAACGTCTTCGGAGTATAGCAAATCAGAGGCATGCTTTATTCTACGGAAGAAATCCGAATAGCGGTTACTCCAACAGGTGGAGGTTAGCATGAAAACCACTGAACTTGTTGATTTTCTTCAGCACAATGATGTGACCAAGGATCAAGGGTATAATCTGGTCATTGAGGACATCTGGGATGCAGTCACTGAAGAACAGATAGCTGAACCTGGTGCTCAGAAACTGGTTTCTTTCTTCATGTATCAAATCCAAGAGGTCCTGCTTCCAGTGATCGCAGGTTTGCGGGCAGAGCAGAAGGAACAAAAGGACTGACATGATCTCTAAGCTATTGCTGGCGGCCAATCCTTGGCATCATGCTGAAATCATCGGTCTGCTCCCCACTGAGCAAGAGCGTAACTTTCAGTTGGTGGATGTGTTTGGCCCCATGGTCGACATCGTCAAGTCTCCCACCAAGGCAGATGAGAAGGCCCTGTGGACGGTGCGCTGGAAAGACCACATCGTCGATCCGTTCAAGGCCAGGGAAAAGGGCATCACTCTGATCTCCGTTCGTGATGGCAACAAGACGGCTTCTGGAGAAGAGTATGCAGTCTACTTTGGCAAAGCACTAGACCATGGTCCTAGAGGAGATCAGTATCCCATGATCTCCACTGGAATGAATGGTACAATAGAACAAATCAATCAATGGATCACAAAACTACGCACCATATCAACTGCAGATCTTGGAGAAGGCTGGATTCAACGTGTTGGAGAAATAGAAGGAAATCTTGCTAGCTATCTCAGTGAAAACTATCCCTTGCTGGCCTTCCCAGTCGATGGCGGAACAGTTCTGCGTGGATGGGGTGGTACTTTCTGGGAACCTGAAGTTCAGGGTGCTGGTGGAGAAATCACTCCGGAGCAAGGTGTTCGTCTTCAGGTTAAGAACATGCGTCCATGCCACAAGTATACTTATGGAGATTTCAACAAGCCCAGTGCCCGTAAACAGTCTACAAAGAAACCAAAGTGTCCCAACTGTGGATCCTCTGATTACAGCCTGATGCCGACTGACTTTGAGACAGCCAAGTGCAACGACTGTGGGAAGAACTGGGATCACGGCATCGTCAAGGGAATCAATGAGCCACCCAAGCTCGGTTCGATGAGCAAGAAGGCCAGTTACTACATCCCCGAAGGATACAAGACACCCACGGCTCTCGCACCTGAGATGAAGTGGCTCTGGACTCCTGACAACGGACCATACGTCTTCCCCATGTACAGGATGTATACGAAGAACGATCGTGGTCTCAAGATAATGTGTCTTCATGAGAAGTTCTGCAGTGCAAATGGACTGCCCTCTCATGGATATTCCTTTGACCGCCTTGATCGCGGGTATGTCTTCAGTGACCCAAGCAAGAAGTGGATTCGAATATCGGTCTCTGGTGCTAGCGAGAACATCGATGAAGCTCTTGAGGATATGGTGGAGGACATTCAGTACTCCTTCCCAGATACCAAGGAATGGAAATTCACCACCACTGGTCCTGACAACAGAGTCCTCCGTCCTGGACTGGAAGAGAACGACGTGCCCAGAGGAGAGAAGCTGAATCATACTGTTGACTGGGGTTTGTATGCTTCAACTCGATCAAAGGAACTTCATTGGGTGACAGCTGACATGATTCAGCCTGGCGATATTCTTGCCATGTCAGGTACTTTCATGGCTGTGAAGAAAGCGACTTTGGAAGGTGGCAAGGTTGCACTTCTGGGCGAGCCAGGTCAGGTTCGTCGCTTCAATCCTCAGGATGAGGTCAACATCTACAAAGGATAACATGCTCTTAGCCGTCAAAGAATTCGAAGGATATCGACCGATCATGGTCGTTCAAAGCATGACGACTACGGCCAATAATACAACCTTGCTCATTGGAGTTCCAGACCCTGGCAACTGTCAGGATAATGCACCTGAGAACTCGTTTCTACTCCTGACTCAGCCTCTTGCGGGCATCACCATGGAGTGGGATCAGATGCGCGCCTTCTACATCAATCCAACACAGGGATTCGACATTCGTATGGATGGCAAGATCCCCTTCCCTTTTGTTCTTTACAAGATGGCAATGGTGACTCTGATCAGTGTCAGGCCAATTGTAGGAGTTTCACTGGGAGTTCAGATGGAGTTTCAGGAGAATCCCTTCCCTCTGTTTATCGATGACCCTCCGCCATGGATGAACGGAAATGCTGATAACTTTGGTGACGATGCTTGGTTCTAAGAGGATTTCTGTCTGACAACACGGAGGTTCGGGGTTAGCAGAATGACATTTTCCTCCAGCAGTTTCGAAATCTCATCCTGAACTTCGCTGTATGTGTACGGTGGAACAAACCTGGTAGTGAGATCTCTCAAGAGCTCAGTGGGACGCAAGGGTTCACTAGAGTTGCGATCAATGAGGAAAAAGATGGCCTCTTTGACAGTAACCGTTGATCTCCGACCGTAGGCAGCGATTAGAGTGGGATAGATAGTCTTCTGGGATTCACTCATGACGAACTCCCGTCAGTCACCATAGGAGGAGCAGGGTGATATGGACGCACCCGACCTTCTCCCAGTCTGATGCGCTCATACTTGTCGAACTCACAGAGGCAGTTCTGGAGATCTTGAGCATGGATCTTCATTCTGATCTGAGGTCTCAGATTTTCTAGTGCTTCGGTCCAACCCTTGACAGTCCAAGCACACTCCTTGGGCTTGCCGAGAACTCGATTGAGGCCGCGTTCGCTTCCAGGACCTGGCACAGCAAACGAATCCCAGTCTAGAGCATTCGTCAGTTGAGCATACTTCAGATCAGCCACGACCTGGCCGGTGTAAAACAGACCCATGTACTTGAAGGCTGAGAGTCGATTGAAGAAGGTTCGCAACTCATCGTACTGCCTGGGTCGGATGTGTTCACGATGTTCCCAGAGAGGATTGAGGATGTGCTTGATCATGTTCTCAGCCTTGTCACCCTTCTGTCCTTGAACGAGAAGCTGATAGGCTGTGTCGTAGCATTTCTGGCCAGAGGTCATCAGGGATGTGGTGACTGAGGTGAAGTAAGCTGAATCCCAGGGCACCGGGTATCCAAGAGCTTGCATGCTCCAGGGCCAGTTGAGAACGCGGCGAGCTATGACCAGGGCAAACCAAAGATCGGGGTCGTCAGCATGTGGTTCTCTCCAGTTCTTGGCAATCCACCGCGTGGTTCGATCATCCTCGCGACAGACGTTACAGAACTTGTAGGTCAAGAAAATCACGTTGGAAGTCCAGGGCCATGGCTGGCCCGATTCCTTCCTCACACGAATCTCTTCCCGCTCTTCTATGAAGGAATTCAGGGTATCTACGCTCATATCTACATAATACCGCACACCGCTCCAACTTCTAAATACATTGTAGAACATCGTGTGTTCGGGAGTTTCGATGAATCCTCTTCTCAGAAGTTACAACAGCCGGACCGCAGCCATCCTAGGATCTGCTGAGTGTGAACAGTGTGGTCGTCACATCACCACCTACAGCCACTCCGAATCCCTGCGTGGACCCCACTTCTGCAATGATAAATGCAAGAAGGAGTACGAGGCTGAGCAGAAAGCCTATTGCCCCGAATGCGACTATCTGAAGGAACACTGCAAGTGCCCGAAGAAGACTGCAGGAGTCAATTGGACAAGTCGCGATTTTGAACCAAAGGACCGGGATGTTGAACACGAGCAGGTTTCCAGCAGCACGACTGAAGAACTGCTTGCACGGCTCGAGGAGATCAACAAGAGAGCAGAGCGTCGCTGGGGAGTGCTTCTGTACAGACAGGACGAACTTCGTGAGTTCCAGAAGATTCAATCAGAGCTTTGGAATCGCGCTCACGGGAAAGAGTCCAAGCCATTCACGACCACGTCTGTTCCACGAGACGAGATGGTTCGCACCAAGTCCGGCGGCATCTTCAATCGCAAGAAGCTGGTCGTGTTGAGTCCTGAAGAACGTCGCACATACATGAACCTCTTGTCTCGGGAAATGAACAATCTGGGATCAGAGTACATGGGCGTCAGCCATGCTCAAAGACAGTACCAGGGAGCGGAGGAGAGAGCCTGGTTGCAGTTCCAGAAGATGTATCCAGGGATGAGGGAATTCGAAGGACCCAAGAACGGCAGTCTCAAGAAGGCTGGTACAGACGATCCCCGGTATCTCCCCATCACCATCTCTCGCCTTCAGCAGATCAAGAAGGAGATCGAGGCCAAGAAGGATCTTGCAAATCAGCTTGATGTCGACTGGGGATCAATCGATGATGCCATTGAGTACCTGGAGAGGATGCTTCCTAAGCCTCAACAGCAGGCAACAAACTACGACAATCCCTTCAGTGATGCAGACCAGCAGGAACTCAAAGACATGAAGATGTTCGGGTCTAAGAAGTTGCTGCAACATCGGCTGTTCGCTGGTGCTCCTCTTCCCACTCCTGAACAGTTTCAGCACTGCAACAAGACTCTGTGGGAACGTCCCTCCGACTATGCAGCCTATGTAGACGAGCAGAAGAAAGAGGAACGAAGAGTACAAGAGCCACAGGGTGGACCTCGTTTCGCTGCGTTCGTTCCGAAGAAGGCCGTCATCGATCCCAATTGGGAGCCGGGTCCAGGTGACCCCAATTACTGCGAGGAATGTGAGCATCCCAACAACCCAGAAAACAAGTATTGTGACTGGTGTCAGGCTCCGATGCCACAGCGTCAGCGTTCTGAGAAGAGGGAGTCGAACCCCTTTGCTACGAAGCACAAACTTCTGAACAGATGGGAAGATGAGGAGACTCCGGTGGAAGAGCGGTATCCCATCACTGATCAGGATGAAGACACTCTTCAAGAGATCTATCGCATGAACGCCAAGCAGGCAGGATCCCATCCCAAGCATCCTGAAGCTGAATACGATCCCATGATCAGCGACGAGAATGTTGCCGGCTTCACAGATGCCAGTGGTGAACAGTATCATGTGCCTCGCAAGAAGCTACCAGAGGGTCACCCTCATAGAACCATGAACGAGGATGCTCCCTGGCGGAACGAGGACAATCCCTCTTGCATTTGTGGTCATGGATTCTACGATCATGACGAGAGAGGAGATTGTGACATCTGTGGAGAAAAGTGTGGCGGGTTCATGCCAAGTCACGATGCCGCTCCAGTCAAGTTTGCCAGTGACATCCAAGTTCGGAAGAATGGCAAGTCTCACAAGATCGCCGATCCGGTCGTCCATGCGGACCCTGTCGAAAAGAAAGATGAGACAGGAGTCAATCATCCCAGTTTGCAGTGGAATTGGAATGACAACGTGAATCCTGAGCAGTTCAGGAGAATGAAGAAGAAGGTTTCGAAAATGGATCCAGAAGAACTCAAGAGACGGAAGAAATTCCTCGAAAGAGAGTTAGCTGATCCGATGCTGGATATGTCGGAACGTCGTGCAATCACCGGCGAACTCGACATGGTGAAAATCAAGATGAACGCCAGCACCAAGAAGGCAGAGTCTGGACCAGTTGATCACATCATCATTGACGGCAAGCCGGGTGAGTGGCATGTCCACTTCCAGAATGCTGACTTCCCAGCCGAAGACAAGGTTGTTACCAATCCTGGAACGGCTGAAGAAGTTGCTGGTATGTATCAAGACATGTATCCGGATTCGATCGTACATGTGAAGAAGAAAGAAGTGCCGCGCAGCAGCCAAGATGATGACTACAACCAGATGAGATGGACACAACTTTCGATGGCATCAGCAAAGAAAGAGGCAAACGTGAAACATCCACTTCTAAAGCAGGCCGCCATCAACAGTGAAGGCGAGTGTGCAAACTGCGGTGAGAAGAAGTTCGATGAGCAGGGTCGTTGCACCAACTGTGATGTGTGTGAAAACTGCAAGGGAGACACGGCAGAAGGTGAGTGCCCCAACTGCGATTACTGCCCTGACTGCGAACACAAGCTCGAGTGGGAACCCTCGGGCACTCCTGATCACAAGCGGGTCCGCAAATGCATGAATCCGGAATGTCGCAGATATGACCTGACTCTGGATGACGATCCCGACGAAGTTGAAATCGTCGACGATCCCATGGAAGCCTATGGCTTGTGGAGACACGGACAGTAGGAGGAACTGGTGAGCAGAAAGAATCCTCCTCTCGCTACCCGTCCAGAATTCGAACCAATGTCTAACGGATGGGCTCTAGATCCTGACAACCGCCAGGATGAGAACGAGATATTGCCTCTTGAAGAGATGAATCCTGCTCTATTCAAGGAGGGATCTTCAGCAGAACTGACCAAGAAACTTCGTAGTCTGGCGCCAGGAGACACTACAAGTGGAGGTCAACTAAAGAACGATCCCGACTCAACAGCTATCGCTCATAGAGGAGTTGCTTACAGAGGACGTCCATCTCTTATCCCCATGTCTGAAGGCGACTGTCACTGGAACATCGCGACTCTCTATGAAAAGGGGAAGATAGACACCATCGTCATCGGGTATGGCCACAACTTTCAAGGCTGGCATCAGCACACCTGGGGATTGAAAGATGGTAAGGTAGTCGAGTCCTCTGGTGAAAACAGCGTGAATGATGTCTGGTTCGGAGTCCCATTGTCCAACGACGAGGCCCTGAAGTTCTGTGCTCACACCACGAAGAACCAGCCAGGACAGGGAATGGTCCGCACCCAAAAGGGAGGACCTCATACGGCTGGCGAGGAAGAGGATGATCGGTACTCTCTGTTCTATGTCACCATGCAAGACCAGAGAACTCCCATGCTGCAGCCCACAAGCATGACCGGGACGCTACCTGAGATCACTGAGTGGGCACGTGACAGTGAGAAGAACCAGTTCACGGCCAAATACTTCGCTCTGTATGCCTTTCCCACAGAGGGTGGAAAAGTCCGTGCATGGATATCTCCTAACTTCAAAGAATCGGATGAAGGCAATACTGTTTCGACGGCTGAAGGGATTCGTCTGGAAATGAAGAACAAGGGTGACAAGGACTCCTTCATTCCGTTCAATGAAGTGATCAAGAGGACTGCTTCAGACGACAGTTGGAAAGCTCAGTCCTCTGGTGTCGTTCCGATCTGCAGCGAGACCAAGCGGATCTGTCTGGCATGGAGAAGCGATAAGGTCGAAGAGGGCAACTGCTGGGGCACCCTGGGTGGAGCGGTCAAGAAGGATATGTCTCCCGAAGAGAGTGCTAGGACTGAGTTGCAGGAAGAGACCGGGTATTCAGGTCCCATCAAGACTCATGCTGCCTTCGTGTTTAAGAAAGAAGATTTCACATATTCAAATTTCATCGGTGTGGTGGACGAGGAGTTCGCCTTCCAGCCGACCTTCGGTCATGAGTGGGAGAATGACAGCATCGAGTGGTTTACCCTGGAAGAGATTGAGCAGGACATCAAGGACAACCCGAAAGATTACCATCCAGGCATTGTCACTCTGTTCGAAGAGTCCAAGGATCTGATTCATGGCTTGGTTGAAGGAAAAGCCAAGCAAGCCGGGGAACTGAGAGACTCCGAAGTGATGAGAAACAATCCTCCTGAGGAACCTCTCACTCCCGAAGATGACACGGTCTATGCTCTGTGCTTCAATGGTAGGAAGCCGGACACCATCTATACGACCGGGTTCAACGGGACTGCCAAACAGATCGTGGAGTGGGTCAACAACTTCGAAAAGACCACATATTCCATATACGACAAACATGTCAAGGCCCTCAACACGAGCCTGGATTGGCCAGGAAACAGACCAGAAGATTCTGATGAGTTTCCTCTCAACTTCACTCCTGATCAGAAGGAACTGTGCAAGAGGTTTGGCACCTTGGATGCAATCGCCATCCCTGCAGAGGGAGGGTTGGTCCAAGAGATGCGTTGGAATGCCAGCACCAGTTGGAGGATGTTCCCCTCTGACACAAAGGTCACTGCTTCTGAAGGCATCAAGATTGAGGGGATGAATGCCAACTTTGTGGGTAAGCAGATCCACCTTCCCAAGTTCCGTCTGAATGGAAGTGACGAGGAGGAAAAATACTCCTTGCTGTTCATGGAACTGCTGGGAGTTACTGATGGGATCGCAACTGGGTTTTCTGGGTCTCTTGAAGCCATCAAGCAGTGGCTAGATGATGATTTTGACAAGACCACATTCAACAAATACCTCAATGAAGACACGTTGGCTCATGATCAGGAAGAGCTATGCAACTACTATGCTGAGGGTCTAAATCCTGCTATTGTGCCCACTGAAGGAGGCCGGATATACACAGGCACTTTCAGTGGAGAACGCAGTCCCATGACCAGGCGCCAGGGGCAATACGGAACATGGAGATTGGAGCCATCTTCCCTCGAGGTATCTGTTTCAGAAGGAATCAAGATCGATGCACTAAACTCACTAGCTGTGGGTAGAATACTGAAGTGCCCAAAGATCAAGACCACCAAAAAGGCTAGTGAAGAACCAGAGATCTATGCTCTCTACTTCAGGTACTATGGAGCAAGCGCAGGAACCCTTGTCTCGTCAGGAGTGAACGGCACTTCAGCCCAGATCAGAGAGTGGCTCGAGAATTTTGAGAGGACCACCAACGCAGAGTACAATGTCTGGATGGAGAGCATGAATAATGGAGATAATGATGAAGAATACCCTAAAAACTTCAATGAGGAGCAGCGTTCTCTGATTGACTACTATCACGATTATGGAGTCATTGCTGTTCCAGTAGAAGGTGGTCAGGTACTCGAAGGGCAGTTCCAAGGAGGTCGTGGCTGGGATGCGGATACCCAGCAGATAGTGGAGAACAGTTCGGTTGATTGGAAGTTGAATCCTATCGACGACGAATATGTATCAGCCTCTGATGGAATCAAGCTGGAAGGAATGAACATCTTCGTTGGCAGAAAGACCAAGATGCCAACCTTTATTAGAAAGAAGGCCAGCGATCCCCGGGAAGGCGTCGAGAACTGTCAGGAATGTGGTGAACATCTCAATGGTGACGATGTCCTCGAAGTGAACAAGAAGGTCGTCTGTCCTGACTGCGCTGACAAGTTCCATCGAAAGGAAGCAATCTTAGAAGAAGCAGCTAATGTTGCAATCAAGTTGCCAACTAAAAACAGAAGAATATTCATTAGTGCTTTCGAACATTAGGACTACCAGCCTCAATAGTGAGGTCTATCTATGTTCACTAGAAGTTGTCCGGAGTGCTCATCTGAGATCAGTTACAAGACAAAGGCAGCGTATGAATTTGCGGAAAAGGCGAAGATAACTTGTCGAAGATGTACTAACCGTCGCATAATTCTCACCAGAAAGCCTTCCAAACCCTACTTCCGTCACAAGGACATGATCGGTATGAAGTTTGGAAAGTTGACCGCACTTGAGAGGATTGGAACTGGATCAGACAAAGTTGGCGGCGGTGCCATTTGGCGCTGCGAGTGTGACTGTGGGAAAGAAGTCAGAGTTCTGGCCCACCGTCTACGAAATGGGAATACTCGAAGTTGTGGATGCTTACTGGAGGAGTACCAGAACAGACTACCTCCTCATGAAGCTGCTTTTCACATGCTATTCAAAACTCTACAAGGCAACGCCAAGGATAGAGGTCTTGACTGGGGTCTTTCTGAGGAGAGGACCAGAGAACTAGCTGAGGGAAAGTGTTACTACTGCGGAGTGGAACCTCGTCAAGTCTACAGTTATTCTCCGGGAGGAGATACCCAAGCTCGCTACAAGACTGACAAGTTTTCGTTTACGAGAAACGGAATAGATAGGGTTAATAACTCGTTGCCCTATCAAGAAGGAAATGTAGTGTCCTGTTGTGGACGATGCAACAGAGCAAAAATGAACAGCCCAGTAGAAGAATTCATGGAATGGGTTCATCGGATTGTTAAGTACCAGTCTTCATTGGAGGCCGCCTAATGGACGATCACGATTACCTCTTTAGAGGGCTTCCCGTAACGGTTGAAAAGTGGAAGGGCGAGCGCCGGCACAATCGCATCCTGCAAGCCGACTATGGCTTCATCCCCGATACAACCGGGAGAGGCGATGGAGAGGCCGTGGACGTGTATGTCGGAGATGATCACCACTCCCCGCACGCTTATGTGGTGGAGCAACTCAAGGAGGATGGTTCCTTCGATGAGTACAAGGTGATGTTGGGCTTCGAATCCTTGCCTGAAGCTGAAGCGGTCTATCTCGCCCAATTTGATCCAGGTTGGAGGGAGACGCGGGTACAGGCCATCCATGAGGTTCCGGTCGAGGAGTTCCTTGACGTCGCGGAAGATAACATGGATGAGGATCCTAAGACAGCCGCCGCCCACAGAGAGTGGTGGCCTTACGGTCGTCACAAGTTCGTTCCTCAAGAGGGTAGTCCAGAATGCAAAGCCTGTGAGTTGCCTGCGGATCATCTACTGCACACGACTCCTCCGCCTGAGAAGCAAGCCAGCTTTCAGATCGAAGCTGAGGCCAACTATGACGAGATGTTTGCCGGCCTGAATAGCATAATTCAGAATGCTCTACCTCCTGTGGATGGTAAGTCCGGTGTTGCCATCTCTCTTCATCAGGACATCCAGGATGAGATCAACTGGGCCAAGAACAATCTTCATAAGAACTATCGCATCGTATGGTTTTTGCGTTGGGCCAAGCTGGAGCTGATACAGATGGGTTCTAACAAGGCTTACACGTATTTTGGGAAAGAGAAAGACACTGATAAAAAGACACTGAACGAGAAGGCTCAGAATCTTGCTCTTTCCGAAGCTGCTGATCTGATCAATGACACAGGTCAGAATTCAAGAATGGATGGAGGAGATGGAGATCTTGATCATCGAATAGTCATGAAGGAACCAAACTACGGATTCGCTGACTTCGATGAGAAGGCTGCCGTAGAGTACTTCAGCAATGAATATGGGATTGAAAAGAAGCTCAAGGAGATTGAGCCTGCAAAGGTCGCCAGCACCAAAATTGTCGAGGACTATGAGACTCCCCGGCTCAAGGTCCAGGTCACAGGATCTCCACAGCGTCTCTTCTTCGAGGGTACTCTGAAGCCGGAAGCACATGACTGGCTGACCAAGGTCAACTTCACTGACAAGGTTGTGGTAAACTTCACAGTGGATCTTGGAGCAGATGGTGAAGCCTATCTCAACAGACTTGACAGCGACATTCGCTACAGAGGATTTGGTCCCGAACTCATGAAGAGTGCTCTCGGCAAGATTGCTGAGATGGGATACAAGCACGCCAAGACCTACATCGAAAATGACAACTATGCCTCTCAGGCCATGGTGAAGAAACTCGGAGGGACGGAGGTTCCTGACTCCTACAATGGCCAGGGATCCTACTACGAATTCAACATGGGAGGTTCTCACAAGGAGGCCGTGGCCGTCTCTGAAACAGGACAGCGTTACATGGCTCTCTCGGGAGACAAGATCGTGGAAGAGGCCACCATTGGAGAGTACGAACTCATGGTGGTCAAGAGTGGGATGATTCCCAACATCTACCAGGTCGGACTGCAGCGGATCGGCATGGATGCTTTTGATCCCATGCAGCAGCTGACCAAGACTCCGAATTCGAGGGGCAAGGGATCGTTGGCAGAAGTCAAGAGGGTCCTCAATCACTGGCTGCAGAAGTATGGCGAGTTGGTGATCGCGAGTCACAACCCGGACAAAACTCCTCTCTATGTGGCGATGGTGAAGAGGCTCGGATTCAAGGTGGACAACTTGAACCTCATGGGTTGGAGGATCCCTTGCATCTCGAAGACTGCAGCTGTTGATGACGATGACGAGACCCTGTCAGAACTCGACAAGCTCTATCCGAAGATGCTGGGAGACACCTGTGGTAGTCTGAAGGTCAGAGGAACGATTCCTAATCTTGAGTCCATTTCAGCTGGCTATAACAACGATGAGGATTGGACTGAACTTCCAGGTGTTCGTGTTGTGAAAATGAAATCCGAGAAGGAGTACGAGTATGTTCCACATTCAAGCAGTGAAGATCGGTATACGAAAAGACTCAAGAGTGAAATTATAGAGTCTATGGAGATTAATCCTCTCATTGTAGTGATAGACAATCTGAGTAACCTTGAGGACTACTACATTCTTGAAGGCGGCCACAGATTTGATGCCCTTCTGCTTATGGGAATCAAAGAATTCCCAGCTATTGTCGTTGTGGAAACAGAATAGGACTTTCGTCTTCCAATGTTTGGTCTTTCGACTACCGGATTCATAAGTAGAAAGGCATTCACAATGATCATCAATGACCCTGTCTGGATACCTGTTCTCAGTACCAGTGAAATCTGGAATATCAGTAACGTCGTGTACGGTTTTAGACATATCCAAAGTGGTAAAATCTACGTGGGGAAGACAGAAAGAACCTTGGCTGAAAGGCATGGTTTGTGCTTGAAGAAACTAGGTTTCTGTACGGTGTACTTTCGAAATGCAGTGAAGAAACACGGAAGAGAAAACTTTGAAGTTGCCATACTGGGTTCAGGACCTATTTCCGAACTAAATGAAATGGAAGTTCACTTCATTGCTACTCTAAAGACATTTGACTCTAGATTTGGGTACAATCTAACAAAGGGAGGAGAAGGAATTTCAGGATATCATCACACTGAACAAGCTCTCTCTACTCTTAGACGTAAGAATACCGAGTATTTTCAAGATCCGGAAAAGAGAAAGGTCCAAAGTGACAGGATCAAGCGATACTTTGCTGATCCAGAGGTCAGAGTACGACAAAGCAAAATCATCAAGAGTAGCAAAGCTGCCAAGGGTGCTCTTCAGGTTATCCATGAGAAGATGAAGAGCACGGTGTTAGTCACTAGAGGAAGCCTAACGGAGAGAATCCCTCAGACCAGTTTGAACTCATACTTACAGGAAGGCTGGAAACGTGGTACTTCTCTCAGAGGCACTGGTGTACTTGTCAATAGGGAAGGAAAATTGAAGAAAATTCTAAAAGAAGAATTGGATAGTTATCTCTCTAGAGGCTGGACTAGAGGTAACTTGCTTAGTTACACTCCTGAGATGAGACTAAAACAGAAGGAAATAGCGATCAAGCAGTGGAATGCAGAAGCTAGAAGGAAGAAGAGTGAACAAATGAAGGAGAAATCAGCCCATAAGGAGGCCGCCCTATGCAGCATTTCTTGCTTGCGCTTATACTGAGCATCCCAATCCACGCCAGCCAGCCGGTGGTCAAGCCAGTCTTCGTTCAGAAGGCTCCCGTGGTACAGCCTACTCTACCCAGCAGCCTGACTCTGTACAAGCCAACTGGAGAGCAGATTGCCACCTGCAAATGCAATTTTGTCGGGACAACTCCTACTCTCACCAAATGTGAGATCAAAAAAGGATATACACTTGACGATGTGATGAATGCTTGGCTGGATGCCTATGCAAACAAGAGCAAGCTGGAGGCAGCCAGTGAGTAATTTCCACAGCATTTTGCTGAAGAAGTCCAAGATCGAACACTCAGGTACTCTGGCGGATTGGAGTCCAGAACTCGCCAGGATAATTGATGAGTTTGACGAGGATGGGTTTGTCCAATACGTGAAACACAATATGTACGACGGGAGATTCTATCAGCTGCCCTTCGATCAGGTGGATCGTGTTGTCTACAAGAAACTGGTCTCAAGATGTGCAAAAAGAATTATGGCAATGATTCGTAAATCAGACAGTCTTCCAATTCCGTATCCGGTTTCTCCTCGACTTTTCCAACTGCTGAACTTGAAAGTTCCTAACAAGTTGCTCATGGAGTACTCCCCAAATCGAGCAGCAAACACGATCGCTGACCATGAATCAAACACAATGGGATGGAGTCTATACGAACCTGGTGCTGAAGAGATTCTGGAAAGAGTGGCGTCAGGAACACCAGGACTCATAGACACCTTTCATCTCCCATATTCCTTCTAGGGAACGGGTGACATCATGAGAGTAGAGGATCAAGAAGAAGCAAAGGTATTGTTACACGATTTCGACGTTCTTCACGAAGAAGTCCAAGATCTACCACATAGAGACAATGTTCCAACTCCAATTATGGATAGACTGGACTTGCTGATTACCCGACTGATTCGTCTTCAGAGAGATCGCTTCAAGTGATCATCTGTCGTCGTAGTCTGTCTGGAACTCTTCAATCCTGGTTTCAAGACCGAGAGACTTGAAGAGCTTTTCCATGCTCTCTACCGATTCCTTGAAGTGGAAGAAACCCCAATGAGTGGGGTTCGGGCCAACTTGCACCCAGGTGTCGTTGGTGGCGTGTTTGACGTGAAGGTAGAACGCTGGACCTAGCATAATCTGTCTCCTTACACTGACGCGCCAGCCGCTACCACGCGACTGGCGCCAAGTATCATCGATATCGAGTCGATAATGTTGGGTGCGGAAAACGTCTCGTCTTTCATCTCAGAACCATAAGTCTTAGTCAGATGCTCTACCGCTGAGCTAAGGAGGCATGAATTTTTGTGGGGCCTCCTACCGGATTCGAACCAGCGACCTCTGAAGAGTCGGTTCTGCTAGATTGACTATCGTTACCTCCGCGATGAGCCTTTGGGTGAAAGCCTAAGTCCGGTTTCCGAAGCCGGATTGAGCCTTAGTCTGATCAGGTGTCTTGGGGTTACTCCCTTTGAGGGGAGGCCAAAACACCTGAGTGTTAGTCTTAGCCTGGATTGACCCTCTCGGGTCCACCCAACTCGTTAGGCTCCAAGCAGCGGCTGGAAAACGTACTCCAACAGCGTGGAACCAATCTTTTCCTTGGACTCAAGGGAGTACTCGTTGGCCTTGGCGCGAGCCTTGGTCACGGCACGAAACAGCGTCTCCACTCGATCCAGCAAATCCGCCTTGAGAGCCGGGGTGATCATGGAACTCCACTCAGTTTCCTGAGTCTGGCCGATGGTCTTGTCAGCATCATACACCTGGACGTTGGCCGCGAACTTGTCCGTTGCCGGCGACAGCGTGATGATTTCCTTGACCTTGCGCGTACGAGGCTTCTTGACTTCGCGAGCCTTGTAGATGCCCTTGCCCTGCTTGGCTTCCCGGTGGTTCGGATCAACCTCGAAACCCTTCGCAGGGTCCAGGGTGGGGATGTCTGCGATCATGGCCTTCCACTCCACAACCCTCTTCTCCAACTGCAGGAGAGTGGTCGCTGGAATGTTACGCAGAAGAGGCTCTTCGCCTTCCTCGGGAATGACGTCAGCAGCCGCCTTGGTGTTGGCCATGTCGACTTGGAACGCCACATCGAGAGACTTGGCCAGATGTGGGCAAATCCACGTGATCTCCTTGAGAACCGTGGTCTGAATGTTCTGCTGATCTTCGAGAACTGGTTCCTTCGCAGTTCCCTCTTCACTGGAGATGAAGATCTTCGTGGTCTCCGTGAAGTGGTGCTTCTTGCTCTTGAAGAGCACCGACAGATCAGTTCTCAGCTTGGTAGACTGTCCGCTCAAGTTTCCCTGGACAGCCAGCAGTTCGTGGAGCTTTGGCATGTTGCTTTTCCTTTCAATCTCAATCTCAGTCTCAGTCGAATGTTACCGATTTCCACTTCAACAGTATACTACTTTCTTCTCGTTTTGAGTAATAATCCTGATCGGACAATTTTCAGGATCGTTGCATCCTAGATGATCGCACTCATGACGAGCACCACAAGCACAAGCGTAGTCAGTCCACATTTCTGTATGACCAACCTCAATCCACTCGTGTACCTCTTGGTGCCACTCTGATTGTTACTCGGTTACTGGGAAAAATAAAGGGTCTGAGAAGAATTATTTTTGCTGATGGCGTAACGGATCGCTGTTCTCACACCCTAGAAGGTAGAGGATACAAAAATGAAGATCTCAGCACTAGCACAGTACTCCCTGGAATTCACCAGCAAAGACCTCAATCTTATCTGTAAGGCACTTGCTCATCTTTCAGGGCTGACCGTGGAAGGCCAGCCCATTCGTGTTCTGGAAGAAGAGAAGATCCGAGCAGCAGAACTCAATCGCACTCTACTCACACAGCGTGAACAAGTCCTGATGGGAGAACTGAAATCCGTGAAGGATTCGTTATCCCACTGTGACTGACTTCTTCTTGGCCTTGGCAGCTTTTGCAGCCGCCTTGGCAGCTTTTGCAGCCGCCTTGGCCGCCGCCCTCTTGACGAGTTTGGACTCTCTGGCTCGAGCAGCATCCCTGACTTTCAGCTTCGCCATCTTTGCATCGAATTCCGGATCGCCCTGTTCAGGTACATCCGGGTCAGAGAGGAACTTGATCCAATGTTCAGCCGCCGCCATGTTCCCCTGGATGGCCGGTATGCCCAAGTCGTCAGGAGAGCAATTCTTGAGTTCAGCCTTGCACTCCCGGACGACCTTCTTGTACTCCCTGATCATGCTGACTTTTGTGATCATGCGGCGGCGACAGCTTTCTTGAAGCGCAACCGGGGTTGATAGGTCGCACCCTTGTAGTACATGGCTTCCGTCCCAGTAACGAGCACCCGATTGTAGGAGGTTGACTGGATGAAGATGGTGAACTCCTTCGTCTTTCCAGGCTTCAACCGGATGCTGCCTACCGTGGGGATGCCCAGCAACTCACGAGCCTCAGAGCCAACGTAGACAGCCAAGGACTTCTTGTTCCGAATGGCGATCTGCTTGTACTCCTGAACAATCTCGCTCTTGGTCAACTGGTAGAAGGCCGAACCAGGCTGATAGGGTCTCCGAGTCCTGCGCTCCATGAAGTCGCGAACGGAGTAAGTCGGATAGGAGCCGGTGGAAACTCCGATAACGAGCTTGGGCTTGCCGACCTTGAAGAACTTGACCTTCGCAGTGATGTTGGTCATCTCCTTGCGAACCTCTGCCGGCTTCACGTCGTCCAGGTTTGCATAGAAGCTGCGAGTGGATGTGATGCCCCTGCTCTGCTCATCCATGTAGGTCCACACAGCAGCCACAGTCTTGACCGATGACTCTTCGAGGCCCTGAACAGTCTGAACCCACTCGAGGATGTTGCCCTCAGGGATACCCAGATTGACCAGTCTCCTCTTGGATCCCATAGGAACACGGAACACGAAGGTCCACTTGTCGGTGGTCTGCAAGGACTGAATGCGATTCGCCAGACCAGAGGCCGTCATCGCGGACTTGTTGTCCACTCCGTCAGTGATTGCCATGACGAGGAAGGAGGCGTCAGGCATGGAGTCGGAGTCAGCATTCATTGAGACCTGGTCGATGGCAGAGTTCACGCTATCGAACAGAGGAGTCCATCCGCCATCGGTCTGGTAGTTGACCACCGGCTGGATTTCCTTGAGAGGAGTGTTCAGGTTCTCGAAGTTGAAGGTGCCGCTATGACCCACTCCACAGCGAACGACGCATACATTCGAGTTCACGCCGTTGGACTCTGCCGCGCCTTTCAGAGCCTCGATGATGGTGTTGTAATCCTTGGCCGCCGCGTGAGCAAGATGACTCATCGAGCCGGAGTGATCTCGGACGATTCCAAGATACTGCTGGTACTTCGGTGTTACTTTTGCTTTCCCCATCTTTCCCTCACACTTTCTCCGATATTGCAGCTTTCTTGAGTTGCAACTGGGCTACTTCCACACTCATGTTTATCCGTGCCTGATCCTCGAATTTGTCCTTGAACTCTCTGTCCCAGAAAATTGGACTGTGTTCATCAGACAGCAGTCGCTCCAATACTTGGATTCTTCCAAGAATGAAGGCTTCTTCGGCAAGAGGAGGAACGTATTCTTGCCGGATGAGATCAGCATAATGCTCGTACTGACTCTTGTCCATGCCCAAGGTTGACAGGTCCATGTCATTCACAAAAGAGTGACTCTTCGATGCATGAGCCGTCTCAAGGATCTTATTGGAGATCACATCAGCCACTTCCCACTGTTCCTTCTTAGCGATGTTGAATCCCAGCGCGACAGAATCCTTGAGGAAGTATCCGGCACTCTTGTTCTCATTGTCGGAATCGAGAGGATGGTACACCACATCGTGATATGCCCATGCGAAGAAATCGGTGACATCGATCTTGCTGTACATCATGAAATAGGTGTGCAGTCCGCATTCAAGATGGATGAGATTGTGGTAGTGACGATGGGGTGCACTGTACTGAGTCAGCAGTTTTGAGAGGACAGCTGTGACCTCGACCTGGTTGGGGTTCGGTGCTAGTTCAAAGAACTTCTCAATGAGCATATTAAGGCACTCTCCATTGGCCTATAATACTCCTGGGTTAGTTGAAACCCACGATCCACTCGCGCATCTCATGTTCGTCACGCTTCATTTGATCCCACTTCCCGCTCGAGCTCATCTGCTAAGTTACGAAGAGCAGATCGTGGATAGGGGCGAGTAACGTCAAACTGATTACCACGATTTCCATCCACGCTTTTCTCCGAAGAATCTTTCTACCCCTAAAAACTCGCGAAACCAATCCAGCGTTTCAAACCCCTTCGCGTTGTTACATTCACGACACGAGGTCACCATTTTCTCTCCTCCGATCGAACTCGGTTCCACGTGATCTGCGGTGATTTCTCTGCGGTTCTTCAGTGTGCGTCCACAATAGAAACACTGGTTCCATTCGGCCATGATTCATCCCTTGAACACAATCTTTCTTACATCGGTCAGTACATTACGGATCGCCTTCTTCTGCTTGGCAAGGTCGTCGTAAAATCCAGTGCCTTCCATATAAGGCCAAGTGCCTATCGCTGGATTTTCCATGAAGTTGAGAACTTGTAGTAGACACTCCTCCAATTTGAGAGCATCTTCGGAACTGCAGTAATCTCCAACCCAAGGAGTTCCATCGGAATAGGTGGCTTTGGATCGTTCTTCTCCGTCTTCCATTACATCAAAAGTTCTCATGGAGTATCCTCACTGTTCTCTACCGCTAGATGCTCGGTTTTGGCTAATCTTTGACGAATTCCTCTAGCGATAGCCGATTTTCGAAGCCGGTATCTAGTTTCTTCTGAAATGACCTGTTTGGATGCTCTGATAGCCTCTCTGTGAGACGCAGATTTGGGGCCTTTCATAGCCTCCTTGTGTTCTTTCGATTTCGGTTTCCTCATTTTCTTCTTGAAATCTTCAGACCGGGTACTACCTTTGGGAATAGAGGGTTGTCTTCCTTTAGTGGCCACACTTATCTGGTTACGAGTGATTTCCGTGTGCTTGTAACCCTTGGCTCCCACATGATTTTCAAATGATCCACCTCGAGCCAGGTTGTACCCTGTATTTCTAGAATCAAGTAGAATTATCCAGATACGTTCCAGATTGTCTAATTCCTTCAAAGATCCAACATCGTTACAGAGAACTTGTATCCGGAAATTGGAAGCTCCATACTTCCTTATGGCTCGATGAAAGTGAGTTTGACTACCATGGGCTGCTTCGTATAGATGTCGCTTTAATCTATGTTCTGCTCTATTGCCACGATGTTGTCCAACGTAAACTTTGTCATTTATGGAATTGGTGACGACATAGATAAGCATTCAAACTCCACAATTCTGTGAGTTGAATGGCTAATACTGCCAGTTACTTCCAGTTTTTGTTGCGGTATTTGAGAACTTTATCCATCGTACAGGAAGCCGGACTCTTATCATCGCGGACTCCCAAGATAGCCGGTTGAACTATGTGACCAGTGGGTGTAGAGTATAGAAATTTCACTTCCAAAACCGATCCAGGACGAATGCTCGGATCTTTGCCTATCAGAGAGGCACCTGAAATGCGTTGAAGCTGACCTTTCTTGTCGTAGCATCCGATATTTACACTGGTAGGATGACCTGCTGCATCAGTACGTTCGAATGAGATAACAACAGTATCAACTGTCTTCCAAAATTTTATCTTAAAATGTTGACGAGAATCACCCTGCTTGTAAGTCGCATCCAGGCGGCGAACTACGATGCCCTCAGCATTCTCGCCTTCGAGACGCTGCGCGAATTGCCTCTTCTCGCTTTCGGTGACTACAAGCGAAGCAACTTCGATGTAAGCAAACTTGCCGAATGCCGTGCGGATCATGTCCAGGCGAGTGGTGTACTCTTCGCCGCCCAGCAGGTGTTTGCCCAGGATGAGCGCATCAAACACCTTGAGGCTTTCGTCCTGCATGAGTTCGCAGTCGAGGACAAATCTGTCAAGAGGATGACTGAGGAGCTTGGCGGCCAAACTTCTGGGGAGGTCGCGAACTTCGCTCTCTTTATTCAAGCAATAGACATAGCCACCGTCGCGGATGATTACACGACGTTTGCCGTTGTACTTCTCTTGGAAGCCATACCGGCTGTCCTTGATGTACTTCTGAATAGAGGAGATCGGCTCTTCTTGAAGCAACTCTGGCATTAGGCGGATCTGGCTCATACTTCATTCTACCGAAGAATGAGCCAAATCGGCTAATTTACATCGTGTGCTTCCAGTACTTCAGCCACGACCTGTTCCGCAGAAGGCTCTTCAATGTCGAGAGCCAGAATCAGACTGGTGGCCTTGTCGTGGTTGAACAACACGCGGATGACGTCCACCACTTGGCACTCCATCGCGCCTTTGGACTGATTCAGATGCTTCCAGGCTCCATGAGGCTTGTCATCCTCGAGGAACATAACAGTCGCCCTGACAATGTTGTTGTGGAGGTCCAGAACTCCCTTGAGAGCGTCGAGGAGCAGTTCCTCTCGAGGAAACGATGCAATCGGAGCAATAGATTTGAACAAGTTGTCCAAATCGATGCTGCTCTCGTCTTCCCCCTCTTCCACATGGCCGAACTGAGCAGGGTCATGCTCATGTGCAGTGTCTCGCTGTTCATCAGTTGCAACCGGCCACTTCTTGGGCTGACGGATGACCTCTTCTCCCTTGACTTCCTGCTTGTTCAGTTCGATCTCAAGTCTCTCCGACAGAGTCTTGGTTTCGATCGGCTCCACGAGGGAGGGATCAAGGACGACGTCTAGATCGCTGACGACTCCACCTGTGAATTCATCATATTTTCCGACACCTAGTGGATCGCGTTCTTCATTTTTCATAGGTCACTCCAGTCCACGTCTTCATGATACGGCGGATCTCATTCCCGATAGCAGTTCGCGGAATAGGAATGTTTTGGAGATTGGGATTGGACTTCTTGCGGCCTGTGGGAGTGCGAGGCTCACGCTCTTCGCCACGCTCACTGAGAGTCTGGTGGAAGTCACGGAATCGAGGAAGGTCATCTGGGAACATTCACTGCTTCCTTGGCGATACGGAGGATCTCAGGTGGAAGAACGGCTCCGATCATATCATTGACCCGACAATTGCCGGCCTGGTAATCGATGTTGTCCAGGAGAAGATGAATCACTCTTGTCAGTAGATCAATACGGTCTGTGTCGCTCATCCTGCCCTCAAAATCTGGGTTTATTTTCCCATCAAGAATGGGTGAGAACCTTCTGTTTCTATCTTGGCACAGTATGCGTATGCCAGCGTCACTGTTAGGGTTTGGTGGACGACTTCTCAGTTCTTCCATGAATTTGTTGTAATCAGACTCATCCAAAGGATTGTCTTTCACTAGAAATCCCAGTCTTCCTCTTCCTGCTTGAGTTGAGCCGGGGACTTCTTGGGCTTGCATCCCGGGCACTTGTAGTGAGAGTCAAGCACTGGAGGATTCGTCTTGCTGGAGGGGAGGTTCATCTCGTTCTCGATCTTGTCCACCATGCGCTGATCCTTCATGATGCACTTGTCGAGGAAGATGCTGAACTTCCCGGTCTTGACATCAAACACCACCCGGCCACGCGGGACAGCATCGTACTCGACATCCTTGGGGACCAATTCGAAACGCTGCAGCTGGCTCCAGAAGGCATCGTGTCCACGAGCGTGAGCCTTGAAGTGGAGGTTCTTGTTGTCGTTGAAGTCTTCAGCCTCGGTCAGAGGAGTGGTGTCAAGGAGGAGGCGACCTTCGTAGACGAAGATGATTCCGACCTCAGGAGGAGAGGCGATCTTGCGAGTGGCATTCGTACGCTCATTGAGCGCGGCGAAGTGATCGAGCAACTCCTTGGCTTTTGCCTGTACGGACTGTTCGAAATCGTCACTCATGTTAGATATCTCCACATCTTGATCTTGGGGTGACTGAACTTGTTCATCCCGTTTTCTTCAGCGTAGAATCCTACTTCATCAGGGAGTTCAACCATCCAACCACGCTCTCCCTTCCAAATCTGGAATTCAGCCTTGGCTATCTGGTCGTCGTCAAGCATGACCTCCACGTTACGAAAGCCATACTCCTCATGGATCACCTTGATCTCAGGCTGCTGCGTGTTGATTGGTATCCAGTCCATGGCTCACTCTACGTTCTGGGATGAGATATCAGTTACTCTGAAGAAACGGGAAGTGACAATCTATCGCCACAGTTGGGAATGCAACCGTCGAGGATTGCATTCAGCATCATCCGACTACGCATCGACTCGCCCTTGATCAACAGATCGAGGGTTTCATTGCGCTTGCGCTCCTCCTCATCCAGTTGAAGCTGGAGTTGGAACACCCGTTTGCGGAGGAAACGGTTTTCTTCATAAACGTCGTACATCTCGTCTCCTACAGGGGTTCGATGATTACACGACAAGTGCCCTGTGCGATCATTCCCAGAACTTGAGCCGCTGTGTAACTCAGATCAATCACCCTCGATTTCAGTCTAGGACCACGATCAGTGATGGTGACAATCACAGACTTCATGCTCTTCAACGAAGTAACCTTCACATGAGAACCCAGCGGAAGTGTCCGGCTGGCTGCGGTCATCTTGTGCTCATTGAATACCTTTCCGTTGGCCATGAGTTTGCCTTGATGAGCACGACCGTAGAAACTGGCAATTCCAGTTTCTGCCATAACTGTATGTGAAGCGATCAAACAACCCAACAAAACCAGAGCTTTCTTCATAGTCTCCTATTTGTACAGCAGAGGCAGGTAGTCGGTGATGCCCAGAACCTGATCAGGCTCCACCGGCCAAGTGGCAATTGCTGTCATGACGTGGAGGTTCACATCTCCGTAGTCCGGCTGATCATAATCCTCGAAGGACTCATGGTCAGGGTGAAAGAGAGATCTGTCCAGAAGTTGTTGGACATGGATCAGTTCCTTCGAATCACGGCAGGATAGGATGATGGTGGCATAGGGTTCGAACATTGCAAGGGTGATTGCCGTGATGTGCTGAAACATGATCTTCGGCATCTTGATGATGGCGGGAAGAATTCCTACCTTGGAGGAAACTCTGGATCCCAGTCCCTTGATGATGCCTGTGAGCGCATGTTTGAGCATTTCTACACGAACCTTGCTGACCACATGAGCAACCTGGGCCACACGGCGGCCAAGCGGCTGCACAACGGTGATGCCGTTTGCACCAGTGACCGTGTCTGCAACTACAACAAAAATCTTCTTCATACACTCCTCTACGGCAGTTACGACAGATCCAGTTATTCTCCTGGATGCTTCAAGTCTGGCATCAAGGCTTCACAGGGATCAGTAGGCATCTGCACATCAAACAACTTGTACATATCCTCTAACGTCGTTGCTTTCTCGCCACGGAACTGTCTCTTGCGCATGCCCTCCGCATAGTTGGCAAGTACAACATTCTTGCGAGTGTCAGGAAGAATGATGGCATTCCATGGGCCCATGACAAATCTCCGACCACAATCCACACAGATCTTGTCGGTGGCCCACATCGACCCGAACCCACAGACCACACGGTGCATCAAGCAAGTCATCTTCATGGTTTCACCACTTGTGCCAGGTCCCATTTGGGAGTTCAATGCCAAAGCTGGCCTCTCCATCGTGTTTCTTGATCCACTTGATAGCCTTCTTCAAGGTTTTCTTGGTCTTCACAACGATGTCTCCCTGGCCCTGAGATGCGTGGATCTTGTACTCTCCCGTGGATCTTGTACTCTCCGGGATGGTAGCTGGTGATGATAATGCCAATCTTAGAGCTCATACCGGCTCCTTGGCTTTCATCGCATCCAGCATGGCCTTCCACCGGGAATCCGGATCAAATGGAATGCTGGACTCGATCTTCTTGAGATCCTCAGCCCACTCCTCGGGATACCGGAAGTAGATCGTGCAATAAGTGCAGTCGAAGTCATCGTCAGCGTCCCGAAGGTAGCAGGGATGCTCAGCCAGCTTGTCGATGATCTCCTGGTACTCCTCGCGGTTGCCGCCTCCATTGCGAGTATAGACTGCGATCTCTCCGTTGGCGACATAGCAGTCACGGAACCGGCCCACATCGCGAACATTGAGACCCAGCGTGGCGAGGATGACGTGGGAGGCCGGATTCACTCCGAACAGCATGTTGTACAGTCCACCCATATCACACACCTTTCGTAATCATACGCTCCAGGGCATCCTTCATGGCAACCTGGCTTTCGATACTGAATTTTCCTGGAGTTCCATCCTTCAATTCGATGATCTCGGATGCGAACCTGCGCAGGTTATCTGGCACGACAGCACCGCCAAGGGTAGCGACGAGCATCGGCTTGCCTAGAAGCACCGCCGCGCCGACCTCCAAGCAGATCTTGGCATCCACGTGATCGCTGAGCAGGACGAAGCAGATCTTCGAACTCCTCATCTCAGGGAGCACTTCTTGGTCGAAATGCTCCAGGTATTCCTTCAACTGCGGATCGTCGAAGTTCATTTGCCCTGCTTCTCAAGTTCTGCAAGCGACCTTGCCGACTCCTGTTCGAGTTTCCGTCCGATCTGGATTCCCCAGTATAGCATGGAAAGCGGCATATCGAAGATGTTGATGTTCTGGAGGATAACACTGCCGATGTCCAGATGGTTTTCAGCCATACCCTTCTTCATGGAAAGAGCCAATTCTCTTCCAGAAAGAGAAGACGTGATCAGTCCGATCAAGAGACGTCCTGTGAGGTTGTCGCTCTTGACTATCTCACGCACCAAGTCCGGGTAACCATCGCCGATCTGCAGTCCAAAGTTTTCCTTGGTGAAGTGATCACTCGTGCGCATTTCCTCTTCAAGCATTTTCAGATACATTTCCTGCTCCTTTGAAAATAATCAGGAGCCGGACGTCAACAACTTGGAGGGAAGGTGACGTGTGTCCGGCTCCTGGGATTCAGGATGTACCTGAATCCAAACTGATGCGGTTAATCTTGTGGGGTTGACGAATACCTTTGAGAACTTTGTCTCTAAAGGCTTGATCTTGCCATTCCTTCAACTTTGCGAGACGCATCTTTTCTCGAGTTTCTGGTGATCGTGTCAATCCCGTACAGCTGGCTGCAATCTTTCTACGATGTTCCTTGGTTAAAAACTCTCCATGAACAGATCCGCCTCCGAGAGCTATGTTATAACCGATCAGACGGTCAGTGGCTTGAAGTGATCTTATCCAAGCAATTTCCAAATCGTTCAGCCGAAGAGAAGAAGCCTCAGTCAGTACAAACCAGAAGAAATCTCCTTCTCCATATTTCCTGATGGCAGCGTAGAGATGAGGCTTGTTCTTACTGCCTTTCATCGCCTCTTTTACACATGAACTCAGGTACTTCTGAAGAGGTTGCGTGGTTTGGCCTACATAAACTTTCCCACTGACAACGCATTTCAGAAGATAAATCACACCATTCTTCATTGTGCCTACTTGGCCGGTGGCCTCTTGTACCGCCAGCAGCTTTCGATCGTATCGTGGACACGACCTTCAAAATGGCACCGGGCACAAGGAACGTGCCAGTCAGTCGGATGGACACCGTTGACGATGAAGTCGAGCAGGGACGAGAACAGACCTTCCGGTTTCCCCTTGAACGTGTGACCGCCGATGATACAAGCCTTAGAGCCTTGGTCCTGAATCAGACATCCCTGTTCGATTGCCACTTCGGCATTCTCCGGAAGGGTGTCGATCCATTTCTTGAGTTCTGCTACTGCAAGAGCCATATTTCACTCCATAAACTGAAAATACACCAGGGGAGTCGCCTCCCCTGGGTCCAAAAAGGAGGCTCTAACCCTCCCCCAGAGAGTTATGCCGCCTTCTTGGAAGCCTTCTTGATCTTGGCAGCGTTCAGTGAAGCCTCAAGAGCAGCTTCCAGATCCGCAGAGGCATCCTTGGCAGCAGCCTTGACAATGACGGGAGCGGTCAGGCCGGCAGCCTTGGCGCTGATCAGTTTGCGAGCGTTGACCAGGTACGAATCGCTCATGGTCTCGGGAGCGAAGTCTTCGGTCATCATGTCGACCAGCTGAGTGGCGACGGCCATGAACTTCTCGCTGAGTGCGTCCGCGTTCGGGACCTTGTCCCATCCGGCGAAGGAGCGAACTTCGTAGTCGAAGTAGAGGTAGTTCAGGATGAGGCCACGATCGCCATAGGGGCGAATGACCACGGTCTGCTCGCGACCCTTGAGAGCAACCTTGCCGATTGCAACCTTGCCGGTCTTGGTCATGCCAGCGCGAAGCAGGGCGAACTGCATTTCCGCACCCTTGTCCGGTCCGACGAAGTAGGACGACTCGTAGAAGATTGGGTCGATCGTGCTTTCGTCGACGAACTTGATGATCTCCAGGCTATCGTCGGCGGCAACCTTGCAACCAGCGATCTCTTCCGGAGTGAAGATGGCGAACTTGCCTTTCTCGTACTCGTATCCCTTGACGATCTGGTCCTTTGCGACCACGGCAACCTTTTCGGGAGTGGAGCACTCGGGGCAGTAGTAATCCTGCTGCTTGAGAGCGTGGTGGCAGGTGGTGTGAAGGTTGTTGAAGCTGACCGTGTCAACCTCGGTCGCCTTGTAGACCTTGATTGGGAAGCTGAGCAATCCCATGCTGACCATCAGATTGTTGGTCGCACGGTTGGCAGCCTTCTTGGCGAAGTCGCCGGACGCGACCGGAGCGGAAGTAGCAGCAGCGCCACCGGCAAGCTGCGCGGTGAGTGCGGCGATCTGGGCTTCTTTGCTATCGTTCGCGATTACAGCGGTCTCGTTTTTCTTAGCCATTTTTGTTTCTCCCTTTACAGTTCTCTCTACTGATGTGAGTGTCAGAACGGGTAACTATCGGTAAACTATTACAGCCGGAGTGCCTCTTTTCTTGAAAAATCTGATGGCTGTTTCGTTTCGATAGCGACCATTCTGAATCAACTTGATCCAGCAACCATTCATCCTGCTGTAGAACCATACCTGAGGACGAGGTTCCGTGTAAATACACAGAGCCAGGGCAAACACTACAGTCAAAACTATTCCGATCATGCTGCCTCTTTTACTTCCCAGAACTTCTTGACACGGCGGCGGAGTTGAACATCAAACGAGTCCATGATCTTGCCACCAACAACTGCGAATGCGTGACCGTTCACCAGGACGATGTACCTCTTACTGGAATCGGCCTGGGCGATAAACTGACCCACTGATGCCGGTCCACTGATGGTAATTCTCCGCATCTTGTTGATTGCGTCGTCCCACTTGAATCGAATCTTTGGGCTGTCTCCTACCAGCATCTTGCCATTCCGGTTGTAGGTGTTGAATACCGGCTGACAATGGAATCCTTTGCGATCCTTCCGACCTTTCAAGCGCAGATACTCGTGTGCCTCATCATAGGGCAGGTCGAGTGCGCAAGCCAGAGCGCGAACTGTGCAATCCTTGTACTCGTTGAACCCTGCTGCCTGTTTGCCACCATCCGTGTAGGTCAGGAGGTCACACGCGGTGTGGGACCCGTGAAACTCATGGCAGCGGACGAACTGACCACCCAGGGTCCACTCGTAATACTTCTGCTTGGCTACAATCTGGTCAGCGCACCGGACGCAGTCGAACTGACCGCGTGAACTCTTCGTGTATAGACCGACCTTTCGCATAGAACTCTCTACGGAGTTCGCACGAGTTTCGGTTATTGATAGTGTTCATGAAAGTGCTTGTTGAACAATCTCTTCTCGGTAGCGAGTTCCCCTCTCGGCTTAAGAGCGATCAACAGATACACTGCCACGACAATCAAAATGGCAACGTACATGACTTCTCCTTCTCATGTCAAATCGAATACGACATAGGGCATTCCGTCCGGTAGAGCACTCCACATGTCCCTTGGAAGGCACCAGCTGCCCATCTTCACTGCTTGGGCCAAGACGCAGAGTTCATCCATGTTCCTGTGTTCTCCCCACTGGTTTCCTTCGGCATCCTCACAAAGACCGAGAAACGAGTATCCTCCTCCAGTCTGTTTGTAGAACACTCTCGGAAGGCCCTCCAGCAACTGCCTGATGTCCGCCCGGTGGAGTTCCACCTTCTTCGGATTCAGACCCATCTTGTTCATAATGCCTTCGACCACAATGGTGCCTTCGGGAGCTTCCCCGTTGGTGATCTCCTCATCCTTGTAGAGACAGTCCATCAGGACGTCGCGGACGAGAGTTGCACGGTTGTTGGATGTGACCTTTTCCATGTAATATCCTTTCAATCAGAGGCAGAAACACCAGCATGATCGATGAGTTCCTGAACGGTTGGGCTTTGAGTCATTCGATCAATTTGTCGCCGGCAAAGAGCCATGTGCTCGTCCTGAATCTGGTGCATGATCTTGGAGATTTCCGTGACGATGCGGTCAAGAATTTCCTTGTGCCTGTAGGGCATCATCTGCCTCTGCTCGAGGATCTTCATCGTGATGTCAAAGTTGCGGAATGGCCAGACGGTCGTGGTGTATTCGGGAGTGGTCGGGAACATCTCCAGTATGGTCAGGAAGCCGTTCTCTCGACTCTCAGAGCAGCGTTTGGGATGATACTCACCACCCTTGAGCCCAGCATTTTGGCAGGTGTAGTCGTAGTGCATCTTGGCGAGCTCAATGAGGAGCAGGTACTCTTCTCTGGTGAAGGTGACCTCAGCTTCCACAGTGTACGCAAACTTGACAAAACTCGGCATATCTTCTCCGAAAAGGAAATGGAGGGTGCCGAAGCACCCTCATTTGTTGGGATTACAGCGCGACCGGAGCGGTGTTCAGAGCATCGAACACGCCACGAGCCTTGCCCATCGTGATGCGGCTGTAGACCGGCTTCGGGAAGCTGACCGCAGCCTTGGTATCCGTCAGTTCCTGAATCGCGATCATCCAGGAGTCGAACGCGGCCTGAGTGACCGTGTCCTTCTTCTCCGTCTTGTAGACGGAACTGGCGGTGATGTCCAGTGCCTCAGCCATCTGCTTGATGCTCAGTCCGGCAGCTTCGCGAGATGCACGAAGCGGATTGCCGTGAAGTGCACCCTGCGGTGCGGTCGTGAAGGGACCGGAAGGAGCCTTCTTCTCTTCCTTCTTCGGCAGCGAGTCGTACAACTTCTCCAGGCGGCCAAAGGTCATCTTCCTGATCGTGGTCTCGGCGATCTTGCCGTCACGAATATTGCGCTTGATGTTGGAGTGAGCCAAGACAGCGGCCAGAAGTTCCTGGCGCTCCTTGAATACCTCGACCATCGACTGATTCATACGCTTGTGGCCTTCGGTCTCGATGACGCTGCGCTCGGTGTCCTTGGTGAGTTCGCGAAGAACCTCGTACTCAGCCACGCGCATCTTCGCGCTGTTGTAGTCCTGCGGAATGCTGACCACGTCCTTCGGGTTGACCTTGACTTCCATCACCTTGCCACCGCTGCCAAAGTTGTTCAGGTACGAACGACGGCAAACGTGAAGACCGTTCGAGCACTCGTTACGACGGTCGTCGTCGACGCGCTTGCGCGGCATCATGACTACCTGTCCCGGCTCGTTGTTGATGGTGCCGGTGTGGCAATCCTTGAAGTCTGCGCGAACAGCCTTGTAGACGAGGAAGCAGCCGTCGTCAGTGATCGGCACCGGCTCATTGCCGGTCAGGCCGCGAGTCAGGAAGTCGAACAGTTCGGTAATGGAGTCCTTGGAAGGATTCTTGTACAGGTTGTCCATGAACAGGACGAACTTGGCCACATCCTTGCCCTCATCGGCCAGCTTGCAGATGTAGCTTGCCAGCGTGCTGTGGACTTCCGTGCCCTCGTACGAGATCACTCCCTTTTCGAAGGTGACCTTGCCAGCCGTGCGGTTGGCCAGACCTTCTGCCGTGAGAACCAGCTTCGGGACCTCGTCGAACTGACCGTTGCGGAGAACGTCCGCAAGCTGCTCGAACATCGGGTGAGCACTGGTCATCTGGAAAGGGCGACCCGGCATACCGATTGACAGATAGGATTCCTTCACTACGAAGGGGAGGGTCTTGCCGGTCACGGGACCAACGATAATGTGCTGGCCAAAGGTCTTCTTGACGGGACGGTGCAAGTCGGCGATCGCCAGAACCTTTTCCTTCTTGGCCTTCTTGGCGACCTTCTTGGTCTTCTTCACCACGGTCGCCTTCGGGGTGACCTTGGCAGCTGCACGCTGATCGCGACGCTTCTGATTGCGAAGAGCGGCAGCCTCAGGGCTGGGCTTGCGCGCTTTCTTGCTAGCTGATGCTGACATGCTCATTCTCCTCTTCGAATGTTTCGAACGTGATGTAGATGTTGTCTTTGGCTTCGTTGGTCTCGTCAATCAAAGCGACGTAGTCAACTGCCCTCTGGAGTACTCTACCACGAGTTTCCTCCCAACGGGTATCCGGGATGAAAGCGAGAAGAGGATAGATGGTGTGAAGTTCCTTTTCCAGCTTCTCAAAATTCGGCAGCTTGATCGTCGTCTTCCAGAGATTGTGCTGCATGAGGAAGCGAAGAATGTCGATCAGGATCTTGTTCTTCTCGTCCTCGTATCCACGAACCACAACCGCATAGTCGTCGGCGAACTTGCGAGCCGGTGAGCACAGCGGAATCAGCTTGCGGCTGGAAACCTTGAGCCACATGTCCTGATTGCTAGCCTGATTGCCACTCAGGAAGAGAGACATCTCGTGCTGTTTGACATCGCTCATCAGGACCTTCGTGTGAGCCTCAATGTGCTGGCCCAGGTTGACCCAGTCCGGCTGACCAATCAATTTGCTGTTGGCCTTGAGACCGAATACTGGGGTGGAAGGTGTCAGACCGTAGAAACCACAGTCGCGAACCTTCTTCAAGAACCCAACCATCGTCTCGCAGGTCGACCACATACCATTGGTGTTATCGCCGGTGTTTCCCCAAGTCGGCTTCTGGTTGTCGGTCAGGATGAAGTAGTAGTTGACCGCTCCAAACTCCGACTCCTGAGCACGCACCCAATTGGTGTAGAAGCTGTAAGTGTCGCCTCCACGGAATGAACTGTACTTTCCCTTGAACTTGAGCGAGAGAACGCTCTTGCGCTCACGAGGCAAGCCAGTGCTATACTTCGGCTTCGGGATATCCACAAACGGGCCATACAAAGCCTTGAGAGCGGACATCGAGATGACCTTCGGGCTGCCGATTTCCTTGACAAGCGCAGCCGCGTCAGTGATCATCGCGGCCTGATCGTCCTTGGAAGAGCCGGTGGTCAGCATGTAGACTTCCACGATGCCAGGATAGTTGTTGGTGACATCCGGATCCTGCTGGAGCAAATAGTGGACATACTTCTCGCCACCACCCTTGATGTCGTTCAGGACGAAGAGCATGTCCGGAGAAACTTCAAAAGGAACGTCGAGGATGTCGCGAGTCTGTAGACCAGATGAGATACTCTGAACGGCGGTCTGGTAGACCTGGCTCCCCTTCTGCTTGAAGAGGAAGTTCTTGGTCGCATACTTGGCATACTTGTCGCGACGCTTCATCTGCTGGAAGCGAGCGATCGTGAGATGCTCGTAATCCATCTCATTGATGGTGGGCTTGTTCTTTGCCAGCGTGAAGTTGTCGTAGATGCCCCAGATGTCGCCAGCCTTCTCCGCCGCCTTGACCACTTCCTTGAGCGGTGAATCGTGCATCTGGCGGAGCATGAGGCGAGCTTCCCACGAAGACTGTGCGGTGTTCAGCTTTGCCTTGAGCTCATCCACCAGGCCGGCATAAACCTCGTCGACCAGTGACAGAACATTGGCCACGGTGCGCTTGGTGTTGTCGAGGGTCTCACGAGAGGCTGCGACATCCAGGTCGCCAATCTGAAAGAACAGGTCGACCGGCATCTGCATGATGCGCTTCTGAGCATCGCTCGTCTTGCTGTCGTCGATGGTACCAACCGCATAGGCCACCATGCCCTGAATCGCGCGGACGCCATTGGTCTGGTGAGTCTTCGGCTCCTTGCGGATGCCCCACAGGTCAGTCTTCACGACATACTCGGTGTCCGTGAAGGTGAAGTGCTTGATGTTGACGATCGGACGAGGCTCGATGAACTCAGTCGCGATGCGAGCCTTGTTCTGGAACTCATAGAAATCGTGAGGAGGCACCGGGAAGCTGACCTCAAGACCATTATGATCAGTGGTCGTCTCTTCGGAGAGCATCAGAACTTCCGGAATGCCTTCTTCGCTCAGGTGAGCATCGTAAGTGCGCTTGGTCTTGTTGAAGATCGAAATGACCGTGAATCCTTCGGTGTAGGCAAATGGGCTCTTGGAACCCAGGCCCATCGCTCCGACAAACTCGTTGGAAGCTGACTTGTTGCTGCTGAAATAGCGGCAGTACAGCGTCTTGATGCCTTCGTCATCCAGGCCGATGCCGCTGTCCTTGATGCGGAACATGGGGTCAAAGGATGTGGGCAGATTGATTTCGAAAGGCAGTGCCGGAGTGCCGGCAGCTACATGCGCATCGTACGCATTGCAGGCCAGTTCGCGAATTGGGGCCAAGATCTTGTCAGTGTAGAGCTTGCTGGACAGAATCTTGAAAGCCATAGCAGTGTTGTTGATCGCAAAGTCGGAGGCTACTCCAACTGCTCCACCGGACACTGTCTTGGTTCCCTTGTGTTCGATAATCATTCAATTCCCTCCGATCCTCTCTACTGCTGGGGATCAAGGATCGGGTAATTGGAACTCGGATGGGTTTACTTGATTGCGTGTCCCCAAGGGGAGGCTTTTACCACTCTATGGATGGTCTCATCTCTGATATTCTTTGCCTCGTATTCCTGGAAGAGTTCGAAGAGAGCATTGTGCATTTCCTTTCCTTTCTCACGCTCATCCCATCGCTGAACCTCTTCCTCTTTCTTGCTCATGGGAGTCGCATGGAAGGCTGGCCAGCCGGCAACGGAACAGATGCCTGCATGCTTCCCGGATTCTCTAGCACCACAACAGTGACAGCGTGGAGCGTCGATGTCTTGGCGGATGTTCTCCAGCTTGCAGTTCCACTCCTGATTGGCATGGTACCAACTCATGTTCAGAGGACCGCGCTGCCGGTATCCTGCTGAGAGCTTCCCCACTGACTCGTAGAAGATGGGCTGGCTGCAGTAGTAACACAGCATCTGCCAGCCATCTCCCTTCCAGGGATACTCAGGGTTTGACGGAGGAATCAGATCGTTGTAGTTGGTGACCGGATCTCTCTTGATGAGCTCCTGGCGAATCTTGAGATACGACTCCCTCCACTCCGAAAGGTTGGGAGAGGGAGCCACTGGCAGAGGTTTTGTGAATGGCCACATATCCATAAAATACTGGTGTTAAGAAGATTTTCGGCACTTTACCACAGTCCCAGGATTCCCTACAACCACTGAGTATGCAGGTACACTATGTGCTACGACTGATCCAGCACCTAGTATGGATCCGGTTCCAATGGTAACACCAGGCAGAATAATGACACGTGCTCCGATCCAGACGTCATCCTCAACGACTACTGGGAAAATTGGTGACATTCCTGCTCACAATCCTCATACAATGGCTCGCATCTGCATAGAGTGCAGAAATGAGAAATCTAGAGAGTTTTCAATGAAGAGGAGAAAGGCTCGACAGCTATTCCTCCAAGGCAAGTTTCCCTTAAAATGAAGGACTGACTATACAATTCTGATTGTATGACTGCTACAAGTTTCATGATGAGGAAGCGTCGCTTCTCTTCCACGATGGGGAAGGTTCGCGAGATCGTCGTCGAAATGATGGGAGTTCTCAAGTCCGGTCTGCCCGAGCCTGAACTCAAGATCGTCAATGATGAGAAGCTCGAATGGGTTGGACACACCGACTGGAATTATGGAATTCAGAACGGAACGACCTTCGCTGATCCCACCACAGCCATCTCAATTCAGAAGAAGGCCCTGGTCGACGATCGAACTCTCCGTCGCATCGTTGCCCACGAGCTCTGTCATCACGAGGAGTTCTTGGTCATCGAGGCCGGCAAGCTCTCGAAGCTGGGATTTGAGAAATATGAGCAGCAGAAGGAAACAGACACTCATGGCACAGAGTGGAAGAAAATCGCTGCCCGGTTCAATGCCAAGTACGGAGAGGACTTCGTCACAGAAGAGTCAGACAAGGATTTTGTTGTTGCCAAGACCGCTTCTCCGGATTTCGGCTATAGTCAGTACAATGACAGGGATAAGGACATCGCCAAGCTGACCTGGGAGGTTATCCCCAACAGCTACCACGGTGGATTCGAGATGTACGTTCACGATCCCTCCATTCCTGGACCAGAGAAGGGAGGATCGTTCGACAATGTTGTTGGGCAAATGTTCTGCTTCGAGTTCTTCCCCAATGATCCAAGTGACAAGTCTCCTGAGAAGAATATCGCCATCGACTCTGTCAATATCCAGGATCCGTGGTTCGGCACCGGCTTGGGTCAGATGCTATATGATCGAGCGATTGCCGAAGCCAAGAAGGAAGGATATGACAGGTTCTGGTCGGACAAGACCCGGTCAGCTTCCGCAGAGTCTGCATGGAGCAAGCTGAAGACAAGATATCCGGTTCGACAAGCCTACACCAAGTGGATGGACACTCCTCGTAGGAGATATGTGATCGACCTCGACCAACCATGGTCCAAGGCCAAAGCGGCGGCCATCACTTGTGTCGCTTGTGAGTGTGGAGACTGTTTCCTTCACACTGCTAGTGTCGATGTTGCCAAGCTCAGAAATTTGCTCAACTTGAAGCAGCGGATCCCTGTTGAGGAGATCTTCTATCATCCGTACACCAGTTCTAGATGGATCCGCGATGCTTTCAATGATCATGGAGATGTTGAAGTTCAGAACGTCGATGTATCCAAGGTAGTCCCAGGACAGAGATGGATATTCACCTCCGAGGTGAAGAAGCATCTGAAGGAGAATGGTGAACTCCCGTCTGTGATCAAGAGAGATGGCTTGTACTACATGTGGGACGGCCATCACAAGACGGTGGCTCGAATGCTGGAAGGCCATGACCATGTTGAAATGGAGGTTGCTGACTGGCTGGACATGGGCAAGATTGCTACCCCCCAAGCCAAGGATCAGGCGGCACCGGCTCCTGGATCCAAGCCTATCCCTCCCAGGACTGTTCGACTCTGGCACTACACTCGTGAAGAGAACCTCGATGCCATCCGTCAACAGGGTTTGCTGAGATCCAAGGGAAGAGGAGATGACCTGAGCGGCGGCGGTCCCTCTGCTGGAGTGTGGGCCAGCAGCAATGTCCCATCAACCTCCGATCTCCGGAGTCGTCCGTACATCGAGTTCTGGGCAAAGCCAGAGCAGATCTCTCACAATGCCAATTATCCCGACAGCTGGAAGCTGAACAAGTCAACCAAAGAGTACGAGAAGAAGTCAGAGATCGACCAGGAGATGCTCGATGAGTGGGCGCAAGGCTATCGCCATGTGATCATGAATGGGGATGTCCCGGTGGACCAGATCCTGGCGATTCATGAGCCTTGGATGGATGAGGCTCGCTACCTGATGGATAATTGGGATAGACCTGACTGCGAGTGGCTTCACGATCCAAAGGAGGTCGAGAAGTTCAAGAAGGACAACATGCCCAGCGAGGCCAGAGCTCTGGCATACGTTCAAAAAGTGAAGGGCACTGATGTCCCGAAGACCGCAGCCGTTTCGAAGCCTGAGAAGATCTCCACCAAGGATGTCCCGGAAGCTCTCGAGGTCGCAGCAGTCTGCTTCCCTCAATTTGCGGATGTGGTTGAGCCAATCGTCCGGGAAGCCTTGGGCAACAACTTCGACATGAGCTATGTCACGAAGGATGAGGGGAAGATCGTCGGAGGGTATTTCCTGGCCAACAACCCCTTGCCGGCGGATGTCAAGGGAGCAGAGCAGTACCAGGGAAAGAAGGGGATCGAAGGAGTCGCCCTGTTCGTACTCCCTGAGTACAGAGGCAAGGGGACAGGTCATGCTCTCAGAGATCTTCCGCTTCACCTTGGAGCAGACTATATCTGGGGTCAGCACTTCGAAGAGTTGAACAACCTGCAACCCTGGATCAACTTTGGCCGCAAGCACATGGACACGATTGACGGTGTTCATATCACGCTGATGGACTTCCATAAGACCGCTTCTGCTGTTCGATACTTCTGGCCAGACTCTGAAGATGATGAGGAAGACACCGGCGACACTTGCTCGTTCTACACCCAGGCTTATACTCTCGCCAAGGACTCAGGACTGAACATCCTTCGTGACAAGGATCCGGCCTGTTATGCCTTGGATGGTGAGCGGGTTGTGGGCTGCCTGTTCGTCACTGACAGCAACCAGAAGTTCAGCTTCGACATCGCTGTGGATCCCAAGTTCAGGAACAAGGGAATCGGAACGAAGCTGATCGACATGGGGATTCAGGAATATGAGCAGCGCAAGGAGGCTTTTGACGATTACAGCTACAGCCTGGATGTCATCAATCCCAGCATGAAGAAGATCCTTGAGCGCAAAGGATTTCAGGTCGATGAGGATCTGGGCAACCGCTGGGTCATGAGCAAGACCGCTGATGCCAAGTCAGAGGACGAGTCGGTTGGAAGGATCAAGCAGCAGCTGGAAGCGATCAAGGGAATTCGTGGAGAGCTTCCGAAGCACATCAAGTACTCCCTCGAGAGCTTCATCCTGGAGTTCGGAAAGCATTACTACACCGACAAGAACTCGTTCAAGGGCAAGCGTGGAGTACAGAAGCAGTGCTACATGAATGCCTACAAGCTGATGATGGACAATCCCAACCTAACCTATGTCGAGGGTCACGTCGACATCGGACCCATGTCAGTCGAGCATGCTTGGTGCGTCACCAAAGCAGGGATCGTGATCGATCCCACCCTTCCTCCGCCGGTGGAAACCCAGACTGTACGGCCACAGGGATACTTCGGAGTTCCGTTCTCCTCAGAGTATGTCATGGAGACCGCATCAAAGACTGGAGTGTATGGGATCCTCAGCTACACGAATCGGAATCTGTTTTCAGGGAAGATAGAGCCTGAGGATTTTCTGGCTAAGACGGCAAAGGTGGTAGTTGGCAGTTCTTTGGACAAACTATGGCAGGAAGCCAAATCTCAAGTAGATTTGAGCAAAGATGATGGTGTGATTGATATTCCACCCTATCAGATTCAATGGGAGCTTTGGGGACCAGGTTGCGTGTTCGAAAGTATTCGTCGTGGTATTATTTCATGGGATGGAGATTTGGATGATTTTGAAGAGAGTTTCTCCTGGATGAATACTGATGAACGGCATGAGCTATTCCTTGAAGAATTGAAAAGGAGAATTGGTGGAGCATTTCCAGAAATTCTCAGCTACGGGTGGGAACCATTGGATGAGTCCGCTGTCAGAGAATACACAGATATAGGATATGTTATTGTGAAGAAAACCTTAGATAAGACAGCCACGGCCATCCCTCCCATTCTGTCTGAGGCAACAGAATTCTATGAAAATAAGGGCAAGTTTGCTTCGCGCCTGATGCAAAGTCGTAGGAAAATCTTAGAAGGACTCAAGTGGATTTGGTCAGAACGAACTGGACCCATTTTTGGTCCTTGGAAATCTTCTGATGGAACTTCTAACCTTCATGCCGATTTGGCTAACCAACATGGACTTCCCTATGCTGGAAGAGGATATGACAATCTACCGAGAGGGACTATAGAATTCAACAAACTGTTGAAAAAGATGATCATCGTTTCCTATCACGGTGGAGAGGATGTTGAAGCTCTAGCAAGATCTATTTGTAACAGATGTCATCTCTCTGACGATTGGAGAATTGATTACTCAGTATTACATCCGAAGGCTGCCTCACGCTTGATGCAGAAACGTGCAGCAATGGCTGACAGTGAACTTGGCAAAGTTCTCAAGTCTCTCAAACCTCAGTTCGCGGCGGCGGCGCAGAAAGTCTACGACGAGTGGGATGCTTCGGACGAGACATACGGAGACGCTGAGGTCGGCTTTGGAGGCATCTGTCATCTGATCGTCGATGAGTGGGTGGACCTGGTTGCTGAACGTGGCTACAATGCTACGAGCTTCTCCCATTCTGAACAAGTACACGTGAGCATGACTGTTTGGGCTAATCCTCCTGAACGTGGAGAGGATGAGGATGAAGACGACTATGCATCAGAGCAAGTTGAAGTCTTTGACGTCGATCTTAATCCCTACAACTATGAGACCGGCGGAGGCTACAGCTGGAAGAAGATACCGGATGTGACCATTGATCCTGGTGACATTTCGATCTATGGACAGTTCGTCAGCAAAGAGGATTTACAGGCAATTGAGGACGGTTTTTAGCTGGCAGAGAGTTACCCGATCCTAGCTGCATGATGGTAGAGAACCTCATGAGCTACGAAGCAGAACGCCAATATCTCGCCGCCGAAGCAAACTTCAATGTGAAACAGCTTATGGCAGAAATGGCTGCTTCTGATGAGCGTGATTCGTTCAAGACTTACACCATTGAAGTTCGCGACGAGGTTCGCGTCGTCCGCACCGATCCTGAATATGCCGACATGGACAACCCTCGCGGCGAAGTCTATGGCACGGTGTACTTCCTCCGCGCTGTCAATCCCTTCGGTTACACCCGCACCTATTTCGGATATGATTCCGAGGCTCAGGCTATGAATGCCTTCCTCTTCGGGATCGCTCCTTCGGTCGACGAGTGGTTTGAAGATCGCCCGTTCTATGGCTCGATCGCCTATCAACTCGAAGACACCGAGTATACTTCCATGATGGAAGAACGAGAGATGGTGGCCTGATGGCGACAAAACTACGCAAGCTGCCTCACTATGTCTCCGGGATTCGCACTCGTCTAGGAGGTCAACAGGAGTGGCTACAGGTCATCGACCAGACTGGTTCTATCTGGGCTCTCA